GGGGGAGGTGCGGGCTGGGCGGGAGGCTATTGAAGCAATCGCGAAGTTCAAGAAAGAGAGCGGATTGGATATCTGCCGATGGACGAGCGGCGATATTGGCAAGGCGGTCCGGGCCGTTCAGGAGATCCAGCGGCGATGCAGCGCCGACGACATGAAACGGCTTGCGGCCGCTGCGTGTACGCTAGCCGGAGAGTTGCAAAAGATGGGCAGCGAGGAACGGGGGTAGTCGGTACAATTTGTGGCATGCCTGGGCGCCGGGCTGTCTGTCACGGGAAAGGCTCCGTGGTCTATCTTGGCCACGTCGGCTTGAGGCCCGTCGATCGAAAAGCATGGACTGGTAATCCGGCAGGCGCGTTTTCTTCTCAGACCGCGACACATTAGTTGTCCATTCTGGTCTTGATTGGTATGGAAGCAAGCAGCCCAATCGCCCGTGTTGAACAGGCACCGAAATGAAAATATGGCGCAACGATAAGTCACCGCTGACAAGGTTCTTTGATAAGGTTCGTAAAGATCCCGAGGCGGGGTGCTGGATTTGGACGGCACAGGTGAACGCGGATGGCTACGGGCAGTTTTGGTCTGGGAGACGCAATTGGCCTGCCCACCGCTGGGCCTACATGACGTTCGTTGGCGACCCAACCGGGCTGTTGGTCTGTCACACCTGTGACGTGCCCGGCTGCGTGAACCCGCAACATCTTTTCTTGGGTACGAATGCTGACAACAGCCAGGATTCCGTTGCTAAAGGAAGGATGGCGAGTGGCGAGCGTCATGGATCGCGCACCATGCCGGAGCGGGTGCCGCGTGGCGATCGGCACGGTTCGCGACTGCATCCTGAGCGGCGACCGCGTGGTGATGCCCATTACTCAAGGACGCACCCGGAGCGACTGCCGCGCGGCGATCGGCATTACTCGCGCACGCAGCCAGAGCGTTTATCTAGGGGGGAGAATCACTGCTTTGCCAAACTCTCGTGGGAAGTCGTGCGGCAAATTCGCGCACGCTATGCCGCTGGTGGTGTGACGTTCACGCAGATGGCAGTTGAGTATGGAGTCGTCAGAGACTCAATCAGTAGAGTTGTAACTGGTAGAACCTGGAGGGAGTCCATTTGTGGTGAATAGAAGTCCTGCAGTCGAACGGATTAATCGCCTGCGAAGAATGATTTCCGTCGCCATGCGATCGAGTGACGAACTAGCGTTGAAGTTTGTCTACTGTGATAAGAAAGGTCGCAGGACGCGACGCGTGGTTAGTCCGATCCGGTTTTTAGGGACCGGACAGGATCAGTTTTCCGCTCTGTGTTTATGCAGGGAGGAAGTCCGGCAGTTTTCGCTGGAGCGGGTAAGCGACGTATTTCTGGTGCATGCAAGTGAGGTACTTATGCCAGTCCCGATCGAAGTGGTCGAAGCAACTCAGGGGGAAGACGATGAGTCAGAGTCAGAGTCAAGCGGTTCAGGCGGAGAACAGGATATCGGTCGAGTGGCTATCGAGTCACTTCGCGGTGGACTGGCAGATGGTGGGCGGCCGGCGGGAGGAGATGGGCTGGAAGGTCGCGCGGAAGAGTGAGGTGGGCATTGCCACGCGAATGCGTGTGTTGGAGGTCGGCGTCGAATCGTTCGTAATCGAGATCGGCCAGGGTGAAGAGTCCGATGAGACGCGGTACTCCACGGGAGTCGGTATTCACGCGGAGTCGATTGAGCATTTAGATCAGTTGGTTGCGGCGTTTCGGCTGGAATATTACTGAGGGGGGGCGACACGTCGGTCGGGTAAATCGGTCTAGTGATTGGAAAACAAATCAGAGTCAAGACGGGAGGGGATGATGAAGAGTCAAGCATCGCCGAAGAGCATTGCGTTTGTCCTGTGTACCAAGGTGCACGCGGCAATGATCGATTTGCGGCAGTTGAAAAAGCGACATCCGGATTTGCGTGTCCATGTGAATGAACTGAGCGTGGGCTCCATCCTGAACGGATACCGCGAGGGGGACATTAGTTTCGATGAAGCGAGCGGTATGCTCTCGCCTAGCGTGGTGTCGCCGCGTGGTGAATCGCCGAGGCGAACCAAGATCGTCAGTTCCGGATCGGGAAAGATTCAGTCTTCCAAGGACAGTTGCGAGAGCGCGCCGGCACCGGTGGGTTTCATGCCGACATGGCACTTTCAGCCGGAGAAGTGGACCGTTCCCAAGGACGCGATCTACAGCGCAATCCAGGCGATTGAATCGGCTATCGGGTATATGGGTGAAGTGAAGACCGACGTGCCGAACTGGGCGCGGCAGGTGGAGATCGACAAGCGGCAAATGGAGAACGCACTTGGCGCGCTTCGCAAGTTGCCGGTCGAAGATCATGGAAGCAAAGGGTGAATTGATGGCAGATACAAAGAGCGACAAGATGAGTAGTTGTTCTATTGAGTTGAGTCGAGCGAAGCACGTTTTCGACGAAAGGATGCGTGCGATGCGCGGGGCCGTTAACGAACTGCTGTTGCTAGTCGACGACGCGGATCATGTCGAGTCGTACTTCGCGGCGGTTCGCGATCAAATGGAAGCAGCGCAGGCGAAGTTGGAAGAGGCGATCGTCAATGGCGAGCCGAGGAGCGTCATCTTGAAGCTCGAGGAAGCCTTCGATGCGTCATGCAGCATGGGGAGTGACGATGTACATTCCTGACCCAGTTGAACGGATGGAAGCCACATGTGCCGACTGCGGTTGCCGAATCGGTGAGGACCGTGGACCGCCCGATGGTTGGCAGTTGGAGGACGGCAGGACGGTATGTCAAGCCTGTTGCGTCAAGGATACTAAACGGATCGTTGACGCTGTGAATAATCCCAGAGGGTGGGAGCGTATCGCTTCAAGCATTGGTTCCCCTAAATATAGCAAGTCATCTAACGCAAACAAAGGTGCAGTATGAAACTATGACTGAAAACCAAGAAGGGAAAGCTAAATGACTCCGAAACGTGAAGGTTGGTATTGGTTTCTGCCAGACGAAAACTGCGTTACGCCTACGGGTTTGCTGAGGCTCGATAAGCCGGTAGTCGTGCTCGTCGGAAGCGATTGACATACTCTCGATGGGCATCCGGAATTGGTTGTGCGGTTCTCTCGGCACTACACGATGCTGGTGCGGGTGATGTCCGGCGACTGGGAGCCGATCGAGGAACCCAGTGCGATGCAAAAAACCGCGATGAAGCGAATCAAGGCCAAGCGAGAACAGTTCAGGCAGCGAGAGGCGTAAGGAGCAGTTCCGATGGAAAACTTATACGACGTGCTCGGCGTAAAGCGCGGAGCCACCGACGGCGAGATCAAGCGAGCGTATCGCAAGCGGGCTCGCAAGGCGCACCCCGATGCCGGTGGCAATACCGACGAGTTCAAGCTAGTCGGCTTCGCGGGCATGATCCTCTGCGATCCGGCCAAGCGGGAGCACTACGACCGGACCGGCCAAGAGCGAGCGCCGACGAATGTAGTCGAGCAGCGAATTGCGTCCCTGCTCGGCCAGGCATTCGAGCAGGACGGCAGAGATCCGATCCGGGCCATGTGCGACTATATCGACCAGAAGCGGTCGGCGCATAAGCAGCATGTTGCCAAGGCCGAGAGTAAGGGAAAGCGGCTGGCAATCAAGCTCAAGAAGTTCCTGGGGGCCAATAGCCGAACGAAGAACGCGGCGGCGCGGGACTTCATCGCGAGCAACCTGGAGAAGCATATCGAGGATTGCCGGATGGAAGCTGGAGCGGCGGCTAATGAGGCGGAGATATGTACGGCCATGCTGGCGTACCTGAACGATCTGCAGTGCCCAGCGGAACCGGGTAGCCACGGGTTCACGAGGCGATCGTCCACCGTTACGTTCGGTGGGTCTACGTTCGGGTTTGGGACCGGGGCGACAACATGAGTCACGGTAGACGCCGGAATGTAACGCGGTCCAAGTGCCAGACCGGCAAGTGGCGCTATCGGTCTCAGGATGAGGCTGTGGATCACTTACATCAGATGCGGGAGAAGCCGGGAGGTCATTTACCGATCCGCGCGTACTGGTGCCAGAGGTGCTCGGGCTGGCATGTGACCAGTCAGCCGATCGAGGGTACGGCGGTTGACAGCGAGGGCGGTGAGTAGATGTTGTATCGCGGTCCCCTGACGATTCGGCGAAATGGAGTATAGAGCCAATCGCCAAAGTCACCGTCGATTTATCTCCGCACGTCTATAGAAAACTCTTGCAGCTCGCAGTCGCCGGCCGCTCAGCCATCGGCGAGCAGGTAGCCGTCATTCTTGCTCCGGCCGTTGAAGCTCAGTGGCAGGCCGTCCGACAAGCCGCCAAGGAATCTCGGAAATCTAAGCGCCGGCGTGTCTGCGAGCGACACAAGTAGCCGGAAAATCGGTCGTTAAGGTGGACAGAAAAATACATTCCACCAACAAAGCGAGGTTCCGATGGCGTCCGTTAAAATCAAAAACGTGATGGCAGTCCGATACATACAGTTCGAGATGCCGGAAAACGAAGGGGGCGTAAGACTGTTCACCGGAGAAAACGGCGCCGGCAAGAGCACAGCATTGGCTTGCTTGAACGCGCTGCTGGGCCAGAAGGTTAATCTGTCCCCCAGCGATGACGCACCCAAAGGCGAGATCGAGGGACTCGGAGCCCACAAGACGATCGGCAAGACGGTCCGTAGCCAAGGCGATCCGGACGTGCCTAACCTTGAAGGGCGATTTAGTTTCAGTGACCTTGTCGATCCAAGCGTGAAAGACCCAGCAGCACGAAACAAGAGCCGCATTCGAGCCCTCGTGGGACTGACCGCCAAGGGTTGTTCCGAGGCGGACTTCCATGAGTTGTTCGGCGGAGAGGAGGAGTTCAATCAGATCGTCGTGGATGAGGATGGCGAGCTGTTTGACGTGACCGACGTGCTGGAAATGGCGGACAAGATCAAGCGAATCGTACAGGGTCGCGCAAGACTGGAGGAGTCCCGGCAAGAAGCCGCCGAAATCCATTGGCAGAACGCGGTCGAGATGAGTAAAGGTCATAGACCCGATGCGCCGCCGGAGTCGGTAGCGGATTTGGCTAGTAAGTATTCCGCCGCCAAGAACGCGATGGAAGCGGCAAGAGCGGTTCATCGGCAGAGTGAAACCGCGACCGAGAGGAATGGTCGGGTCGAGCAGCTCGTTGCAAAGCACTCCGAGAGAAAACCGGCCAGGGAGCCGGCCGCGATCGGCAAGCAATTGTCCAGTTGCAAGTCGACCGTGGCGGAATTAGAGAAGCGGCTTGAGGTAGCTCGGGCGGCGGTCGCCAAGCTTCAGTTGGATTTTGACGCGGCGATTCGCTGGGAAGAACAGCTCATTGAAATCGAGTCGACCCGCATGGATGTACCGGATGAACTGCCGGAGCTTGAGCCGCTTGAGGCAGCCGAGAAGTCGGCGCTTGCCGCGCTGGAAACCGCCGAAGAGGTGAAGCAAAGGTGGGAGGCGGCGGTCAATGCGAAGAAGTTCGCCGACGAGATCAAGCAGCGGCGGACTGAAGCGGAGCGGCTCCGGGTGATTGCCGGAAAGACCAATGAGGTCGTGACGAAGTTGCTGCCCAAGGGACCGCTGGAAGTACGTGACGGCATGCTGTGCGCATTCCATGAGGGGCGCGGGAAGCTCGTCGATTACGACAGCCTTTCGACCGGCGAACGCTGGGAAGCGGCACTTGACGTGGCTATTGCCGTGGTAGGTGAAGGCGGCGTCATCCCTGTTTCGCAGGAAGGCTGGCAGGGGCTCGACGAAGAATCCCGGAAGCATGTCGCCAAGCGATGCAAGGCCGCAAAGGTATGGCTGGTGAGTGCGGAGGTTGCCGACGGTCCTTTGGCTGTCACTGAGTACACCGCTGGATAAACGACGGTGGTCGTGAACGATGTGGCGACGAACATTAACTAAGGAATAAGCCGATGTATAAAGCGTTGATTATCGATTGCGAGACAACCGGGAATGATCCTCTAGAAGTCATTGAGTTGGCGGCGGTGGCCCGTGATGGAATACGTGACCCATGGACCGTTGCTGTGAACGAGAGGTTTAAGCCCGAGCATCCAATTACCTTCGGGGCGATGGTTGTGCATAACATCGTGCCAGAAGACCTGACTGAGTGCAGGCCGTCCAGCGAAGCCAAGCTTCCGGAATGCAAATACATCATCGGTCACAATGTCGATTACGACTGGCAGGCCGTTGGGTCGCCGGCCGTAAAACGCATTTGCACGCTCGCTCTTTCACGCCACCTATGGCCTGCGAGCGACTGCCACAAGTTGGCTGCCGTGGCCTACATGCTGTGGGGTCGCGATGTGCAAGACTTAGTGTCTCGATGCCACTCCGCTTTCGATGATGTGCGACTCACGATTCGCGTCCTCGACGAAATACTTACCGTTACGCAGTGTGAGTCATGGGAATGCCTGTGGATCATTAGCGAGACGGCGCGAGTGCCAAAGATCATGCCATTCGGAAAGCACAAGGGCACGCCTATAGAGGACGTGCCGCGCGATTACAAAGCATGGCTAATGCAGCAGTCGGACGTTGACCCTTATTTAATGCAAGCCCTTCGGGGTAATTGAGCCTGAATAACTGCAAGAGTTCACAAACTAACCCGAAAGGATCATTCAGTTGAAGATCGAAGTAAAACGAGACTCGCTAGCCAAGTCGTTCAATTTGGCCGCAAGTGTGTCGCCGACGCATTCGGCTAAAGGAGTGCTGAACAATGTGAAATTCTCGGCGACTGACGGCGGGTTATCGCTGGTCGCAACGGACCTTGAGTCCGGGCTGTGCATACCGGTCGAGGATGCTGAAATATCGGCTGCCGGCGACGAGCTACTGCCGACAACGCGGATGGGCCTGATCCTCCGCGAATGGTCCGACGAGACGGTGAAGATCGAAACGCTTCCGGACAAGGGAGGCATTCGGGTCTGCGGGCGGTCGAGCGACTACAAGTTGCCAAGCGAGAATCCGGAAGAGTTCCCGACGATGCGGCGCGATGAGCCTAAGAGTCATACCGTCATGCAGGCTCGGGCGCTTTCGGAGGCATTGCGGCGAACCACGTTTTGCTGCGATCCGGCAAGCAGTCGGTTCGCGCTCGGAGGCGTGCTGTTCGTACTGGCTGGACCGGAAAGTATGCTCGTGGCTACTGACGGGAGGCGGCTGGCGACAACGACAATAGCTGGCGTCGATAGCGGTAAGGTGGCCGACACGGGACCGATCTTGCCGCAGCGGGCGGCGGTGTTCCTGCAGCGCATGCTTGCCGAAGCGACCGAGGCGAAGATATGGTTCGAGGACGGTAAGTGCTGGGCGGAGACTGACTGCGGGTCGTTCTGGAGCTTGCTTGTCGAAGGGCGGTTTCCGAACTGGAGGCAGGTGATACCGGCTATTGACGCTTGGGCGGTGGATTGTCAGATGCCGGTCGGACCGTTAGCGTCGATGATCCGCCAGGCGGCGATCGTGGCGGACGCTGAATCTCGGGGAGTGGATTTCACGTTTACTGAAGGGTCCTTGCGGGCCGGCGCGCATGCTGCTGAGTTAGGTCAATCCCAGGTGGACATGCCGATTGGATATGGCGGGAAGAAGATCGTGATCAAACTGGACCACCGATTCTTGGGCGAGTTCCTCAAGTCGCTGGATCCCGGTTCGATGTTCCGGCTGAGAGTCGACAATGCGAAGAGTCCGGCATTGCTTGAGACCAGTGATGCGTACACCTACATTATCATGCCGATGGCGCTCGATGATTAAAGGGAGTGATATGAGCGAACCAAACGAGCCGGATACCGAGGATACAGCCGAGAGCTTCAAGACGCGCAGCGCCACCGAGTACGAGCTAGTCCAGTCGGACCGCATGAAGTTGATAGCGAGCGCAAACGTGCTGGTCGAGAACACGATCTTTCGGCAAATCGGTCCTATTGTTAACGGCAGTTACACCGAAGGCGAACTGAGCGATATCGAGACTAAGACCTATGATGCCGCTCTGGAGTTCTTGAGGCGGCAGTTCGAGGCCGGATTTATAGTCACCGAATCGTATGTGAAAAAGGTTGAGACGGAAAACACAATAGAGAGGTGAGTCGAATGGCAACTGTTTTACGGGCACTTGGTGTAATAGCGCTATCGTTCTTGGTATGGTCCGCGATGACGATCGGCGTCTTCTTTTTCTTCCAAAAGCTTCCCAGCATGGAGCCGCAGTGGCTGGCGGACGCGATAAAGTTTATCTCCATTGTGACTTATGCGCTCACCTCGTGCGGCCAGTTCATCGGAACGCTCTGGAAATGCAGTGCGATCATGGACCAGGGAAGGACGGATCCGGGAATCACTTGTTCCGGCAACGTCATCCGGGACTGCGATACCGAAGGTGAGGGTTCAGCCGACGAACCGCCTCATGGAGAACTTCCGGTCGATTTCGCCGATGCCTTTGAGTCGCTGAAACTGGCAATAGTCCGGCAGAGAGCAGTGGACTGGAGCGAAGTGGACCGGGAAGATGTGCGGGCTACTCTGGTGGCAATACTGGACCATTGGCTAGAACGAAAGGACAAGCCATGACCAATGACGATCAAACCAGATCGCCGGTGCTGACTGGCCGATGGCGGGTTGCGGATGAGGGGATATTCTGCGGAACACTACGGATAGCACGATGGGACTTCGATACTGATCCATCGCCGGAATTCCGCAAGCAGTTGTCCGAGCAGATGTGCGAAGCGCTGAATCGCAAAGCGGCGATCGATGATGACGCATCGACTGACTGCCCGCACGCCGCGCCGCATCGCTACTGCAATGGATGCAAGGTAACGCCATGCCCGATAGGTTTAGACTAGCCAGAGGTGACATTGGTCACAAGAAAGCGCCATCCAGTCCGTACTTGGAGTCGGACGAACCGTCCACATGATCGAAGTCCGGGAGCCTAAGACATGAGCGATATCGAAACCTACAGCCGGATCATGGGAAGCATCGCGGTCCAGGATCATGAAGGGGTCGGGGAGGTACGAGGACAAATACAGTGGAAGGGGACTGACGTGTGCATCGACTTGCACTGCGAGTGCGGTCATCACGGTCACTTTGACGGCGAATTCTTCTACTACTTTGAGTGCCCTGCCTGCAAAGCGAAGTATGCGGTTGGGTGCTGCGTCAAACTGATACCGCTTAACGATGAGCAGATTGCATACGTCGAGAAAGAGTCGCGGTTCAATACCTGCGAGTTGGAGGACCGGCTGTGACTCGGGAGCCCAAGACATGACCACCAATGGCGCGCCGCCGCCAAAGCGAGCGAGACCGGTAGCGACATCGCCGCCGCCACCGAGACGCAGAGAAACGCGGGAAACGTGGGAAATCAAACCATTGGAAAAGAAAGACGACGTTACCGGTGAGGTGCTGACAGGCTGGCTGATCGTACTGAAAGTATTCGGGCTGTAAGGGAGGAAAGACCATGTTTGATCTATTTGGCGGCGCCAGTGCCACGGAAGTCAACGAGGCGAACCAAGCCCATACGGCCCACAACCTGATGCTGGTATTTGTGCTGCTGGAAAAGGGCATCGTGACCGAAGAGGAACTGGAGTCTGCTAGGGTTCGCGCCGTGCAATTCGTAGAGCAAGAGTGGGCGCGGAAGCGCGAGGAATCGCTTAAGGAGTTCGACGAGAAGCATCCAGGCGTGCGGAAGATGTTCGGCGCACTCATGGGGACCGATCCGACTGAGTAAGCGCGAAGCCTTGAGATTGGAAGGCGTCCGTCTATCTTTCTTGCATGGAAGTACAAGACCGATCTGAAATCGAGCTAGAGCTAGCCGCCGCAATCCTCCTGCTCTGGATCCTCTTCGACGGCTCCCGGTCCCGATCGAGTATGTCGGATGCTTACCGGACTTTCACCGGCGGCTTTGACCGGCTCATTCGACCGTTGATAACGCAAATCTATGGCCGCGCTCGAACCGCCGTCGCCGACCAATTCGGCCATAAGTACCCCGTCAAGCCGGCCACCGAAGGCGCTCCGACCGTCCTCATACCGGGACTGAACCGCCGAGTCGAACAGTACCGCGAAGATCTCTACCGCCGATTCGAAGGCCGTTGGTCATCGGACTACCAGAAGAAAGAAGCCGGCGAGGAACCAAAGGAGTTCGGGGAAAGCGACGCGGAACGAGACGCGGTCACGTCGACAACTGAGATCCATAGCGTCGGCGAGATGGATGGCGGCAAGGATGTTGAGTCCAGGACGGGGAAACGCTTGATAGCGGTATGGCGAGTATATCCAGGGGCCTGTCCAATTTGTGCTCCCCTTGATGGAACGACACGCGAGTGGCGAACAGTGTTCCCGGGTGGCCCTCCCGGGCATCCAAATTGCCGCTGTGCGCTTGAATGGCGTGAGTTTCTTGGCTAATCCGTCGCCGCGAGACGTTGAGTATGCACCCCCGCAAGTCTAGCGTGTCCACTTCGGGCCGCTCAAGACGGCCAATGCGGCCACCGTTGGAGTACCGTCTTGGGCGAGCCCTTGATACCCGTCTATTTCCCGCCAATTGAACGGTTTTCCCCCGAAAGTCATTTGAAGTTGTTCGAACCGGCACGGATCCTCATTCAACAAGTTCACTTTCTTTGGTGGTGATTGGGGGGGACAGCATGGCGCCAAGAACAGGCCGAAAGACCGTAGCATCCGAGGAAACTCGGCGTCGGGCGATCGCCATCAAGAAGTCCAATCCGGGTATGAGCCACTCCCAGATCGCCAATCGACTGACCGGCGTTACGGCGCGGCAAGTCCAGTATTGGCTCAAACTCCAGAAGGAAGACAAGTCCGGAGACAGCCAGTGCTAGTCACGACGGACGACCTTGACGCGGTGAGTATCTCGGGCATTAGCGCGCTGTCCTACGGCGTGCTGCCGGAGATCGACCAGCCATCGATGAGCGCCCGATTCCGGATCTGTACCGCTCGAATGGACCACGAAGGGGACATCATCGAACCCAGCGGAGTCGACTGGGAAGATTACCGATTCAATCCGGTGGTGAAGTACGAGCACGGAATAACCGGCATACCGTTTCCGGTCGCCCGGTCGGCGGACGACAACGGCGTACTGCATGAGGACTGGGATCCGGATGAAGACGCAATCTACTCCCGCGCGTTTTTCTCGGACAAGTACGAATTGAGCGAGCAGTGCTTTGGCCTGATCGTCGACGGATTCATGCGAGCCGCGTCCATTCATGTCATGCCGGCCGACGGCAAATGGAAGGTACTCGGCGGTGGCGGGCACCATGTTTTCGGCAGTAATCAGATGGAATGGTCGGTTGCGGCGGTCGGCATCAACCCGGACGCATACGTGAAAAGTTTATCCGCCGACAGCAAATTATCTGAATTCTTGGCGTTGCAGTTGGAGAGCGCGGAGCGAATTTTGAAAAGCGGCAAGGTTGGAGGCAGGGCAATTCGTCCGGAATTGATCAAGTGTCTGACCGCAGTACGACCTCCCAGGCAACCGCTCGTGCGAGGCAATTCCACCAAAGAAGAGGGTGATATGGCAAAGACAAGCATGACCGCCGAAGAGGTTGCAACGCTCAGCGTAGTGGGACTCGCCAAGGCACTTGGTTCGGCCGGCTCCTACGATGCGCCAACACTCAAACTGCTGACATCCAAGGCCAAGAGCCTAGATCTCACCAAGGCCGACGGCGACTACAAGGACGACGATGACGATGGGTCGCTTGCCAAAGCGGACACCGACGAAGAGTTGGACGAGAACGGCAATCCCAAGCGCAAGGCCGATGAGCCGGGCGAAATTACCGGCGACGTGGTTGATCCGGTTGTCGAGGAGCCAGCACCGTCGAGCATGTCGCCGGGAGCCGATTTTCTTTCGGCGCTGCATCTGTCCGTTGGCGACCTGTGCGCCAAGCTCGACTCGGTCGACCAGTACACCGAAAAGCCAGAGGTGCAGGAGATCGCCGCGAAGATCTGCGAAGACCTCCGAGCCGAACTAGCCACGCTCGAGGGCGCGTTCTCGACCATCTATCCCGAGCAAGAGCCGCTAGTGGCTGCCGAGGAGCCGGCCGAGACCGAGATGGTCAAGGCGTGGGTCGCGTCCAACTCCCGAGCCGGTTTTCAGCTCAGGGGTTTGGCGGTCAGGGCTGATCGCGCGGCCGCGAATCCCAAGTTGTCGAAAAGCTTGCTGAAGTCCATCAGTCGTGACTTGCGATTGTTGGAGAGCCAAGCCAAAAGTTGGAAACCGTCCGCTGGCAAGCAGCCGGCCAGCCAAGAAGACTTTGACAAATTGGTGGAGTCGGTGAGCAAGTTCATGGATGCCTGGTCGAGTCAACCCGCTCCCATCGGGCGGTAAGAAGCCGCCGCGTAAAAGATCGCTTTGAAACTTGAAGGTCCCTTGTACAGGAAAGTCAGAAAATGAACGCAGTAGCACTAGACGACGTCAAGGGTCTTCACAAGAAGATCGACCAGATGACCAATCAGATCATCGACCAGGGGAAGACGATCGAGGGCATCCACGGCCGGCAGAACGCGATCTCGTTCTTCGAGCAGGAGGACTACGACCACCCGCGCTACGCCAAAAGCTACGCGCCGCGTCCGATGTATCGCAACGCGCGGGTGTCGCTACCAAAGAGCTATGTCCCGGCGACGTTCAATAGCTTCGGCGAATTCCTTCGAATGGGCATGAGGAACGACGAAGGTAAGTCGTTCGCCAAAGCCTACCAGCCGGCGCTGGAGTCGCTGGCCAAGGCACTGAGCATCAACACGTCCGAGTTCGAGGAAGGCGGTGCCTTGGTACTGCCCGAGTTCGCGCCGGAAATCATGCGCATGCTCTACGAGAGCGAAAGCCTCTGGGCCCGCAGTCGGCAGCATACCGTCTCGGGCAACTCGATGACGTTCCCGCAGTTGCGCGAAACCGACCGCGCCGACGGACAGCGTCATGGTGGCGCTCTGGGATACTGGCTGGGCGAAGGGGACTTGATCCGCTCCAGTCAACTGAAATTTGATACGCTCGATTTGAAGCTCGACAAGTTGGCCGTCGCGGTCTTTCTGACTGAGGAAATGATCAGCGATACCGGCTATGCGATCGAGCAGTTCACCGGCGAAGTCGTACAGGCCGAAATTGACTACTTGCTTGACCGCGCCTTGATTCGCGGTAACGGAGTCAAAAAGCCGCTGGGAATCATCAACAGCGCCGGAACCGTGACTCAGCTCGAGGAAGGCTCCCAGGCGGCGGATACGATTCTTGCCGAGAACATCGACAATATGTGGTCGCGTCGACTTGGATCGGGTGCCGGTGATGACCTGATCTGGCTTTACAACCAGGACTGCGAGCCGCAGCTCGGCAAGTTGTTCTATGCGACCGGTACCAATAGCGGACAGTTGGTCTTCATGCCTCCGGGCGGACTGAGCGAGAAAGGCTATGCGACGATCAAGGGCCGGCCGGCAATTCCTTCGGAGCATTGCTCGACGGTAGGAACCATTGGCGACATCATCCTTGCGAACATGAAGTATTACTTCAGTATCAACAAGGGTCAGGTCAATCAGTTGTCCAGTCCACACGTTGAATTCCTTCGGGATTTGATGTGCCTCAAATTCACTTTCAGGGTGAACGGGCGACCAGCGTACGACTCGCCGATCACCACCGAGCAGTCGGCGCTGACCCGTAGCCCGTTCGTGGTTTTGGAAACCAGGTAGTAGTCATCCGACTAACGGTAGTCCGATTCGATAGGGTCGCGCGGCGGCCCGGTACACAGAGTAAAAATTAGTTTGGGAGAAATGAAATGGATCGAATTGGAGCCTTGTCGGAGGTATCGGACCTGGTCATTGGCGCTGGTCCGGTCGACTTGACCACGGCGGCAATTGAGGCACGCTGGTTCAACATGCGTGGTTGCGAGGGGGTCAATGCGATCCTGATCGCGGCCATTGGCACCGCCGGAGAAGATCCGATTATCTCCCTGGAGCAGGCGCAGGATGCCAGCGCAACGGGGGTTAAGGCGCTGACGATTCGGCACCTGGACTACAAGATCGGTTCGACGGGAATCGACGCGGCGGACGACTTGTGGCTGCCTGTGACTACGATCGACCGGGACAATCCGGCGGACGATTACGACTCCGATCCGATAGCCGGTGCGGAGAACGTGTTGATCCTGAGCGCGTTCATTTTGCCGCATGACCTGGACGTTGCCGGTAATTTCACGCACATCCGGATGAAGGTGGCGGACACTGGCGCGGCGGCACAGTTGGGCGTTGTGCTTTACATTCCGACTGGTCGGCAGCACAAGGGCGCGCACTTGGCTTCGCACTTGTCGTAGTGCACCACTGATAGACTTCGAAAGGCTCCGTGGTGGAGCCTTTTTTTACATCATTTCGGAAGGCTCTGGTTATGAATTCCATGGAGAAGTCGACAGCGGTGGCGCTCTTGGTTAGCCCAACGGTCCAGTCGCTGATGGACGGCGGGCAGTACAAGCCTTGCGGTCCGGACTCGATTGCATCGCGAGTGGTTCGGGCGGCTCGGGTGATGAACGAGGTATTCGGCGAGCGGAAGCCGAGCAGTTTATCGGGCAAGCTAGCGATGGAGTTCTATGTCACCGGCATTGGTCGCGTGCTGATGCGCGGGTCCGATGTGGATTTCGCGGGTGCGGCCACACGGTCACTTGACCGAGCCGAGGCAGTGGAAAGTCAGTTGTCCGCTCCGGACGTAGAGGAGCCGATCGACGAAGAGTACCGTGAGCCGGAAGCCCCAAGCGAAGACGGCGATCCAGAGGAACCCAAGCCGGACGATGTGCCGGTTGAGAGACTTGCCGAGCATGGCATCCCGGCGCGGGTAATTGAGGTACTCGCAGCCGATGGGCTCACGACGGCTAAAGCGGTTCTTGAGCGTGATGCGCGGCAATCGATTATTGACCTGGAGGACATCGGACCGGCGATCCGCAAGAAGGTACTTGCCGCGATCGAGGACGCGATAGCTTAGCACGGTTTGGACTGAGGAGGTTTACCGGAGAGCGTTATGCCATTTAGTCCAACCCCCGGCATCGATGCGCGGGGCAAGTTCTTTAGCCAGCGCGGCCTGTTCAAGCGCAATGTCTCGGGTGACATAAAGGCAGGTAGCACCAACCCGTGGCACTATCTGGACCTGTCCGCGGCCAATGGCGGTCCGGCACTCACTGAGTCATCCGATATCGCCGCCGGAGCACTGGATTGTTTCGGCGTACTCACGGCTGCCGATGCGGAGGGACCGATTACGTTGACTCCGGGAACCTACCTGCTGAGTCAGTCGTTGTCCCTGGCCAACAAAATACGCTTTCAGCCCGGAGCGATAATCAAACCCGCAGCCTCCATCACGCTCACCCTGAATGCCTCATTTGAAGCACGAGACGATCAACAGATATTCGATACCTCAGCCGCCGCCAGTGCCGTAGTAGTGAACGGAGCCAATCACGTAACCGCCGATCATTTCGGGGCCACCGCCGCGTCCTCGACTAATCTGGTGTACTTCCAACGTGCTCGTGCTTGTGCAACAGCCTCCGGGATTTCAGTGAAAGTGCCGTCCAATGAATACACCATTGAAACCGCATGGAGTGTTACTGCCAATGATGTCGAAATAATAGGAGAAGACGGACGAAAGAGTGTCCTAAAGTTTACCACCGGTTACTTGGGTTTTTCCGCTTGTGCTAGTCCCAGGGTAGACAACTTGACTGTTGAGGGCAGCGACCAAGATTCCAACGGAATCTACCTTCTCAACGGAACCGCAAACGCGACTGTTTCTAACTGTACTGTTCGCGGATTTGATGGCACCAATGGTGCAATCGTTTTCGAAGGAGTCAGTGGTTGTACCTGCGTGGGAAACTCCTTTGAGGACAACAACGGTGGCTCGACTCAAGGCGACATCATCTTTACCACCTGCAAGGACATCATTTGCATCGGTAACCGGTGTGTCTCCGCAAATGGAACTGGGATATCGGTAGATAACAATCCCAATGACTTAGACGTACGATTCGTTGTGAATGACAACATCGTAAAAGGCAAATCAAAGCACGGGGTGGTTCTCGGATACAGTGCAGACATTCTCCGTGGTACGGTCATTGGAAACGTCCTCTACGACTGCGCAGTTACCGGAATGTACGTCCAGGCTGGTGCAAGTGACTCCTCCGGGGCAGTTACTATTACTGGCAACAACATCACATTTTGTGGAGGAAGCGAACCTACCGACGACGCTGGTAATTGTGCGGTGTACCTAAGTGGCAATGGAGGCACATTCACTGGCAATTACATTGGAGACTCGGGATACGATCCAACAGGTACTCCCCGCGGAAGTAGCCTAGGTCGTTCGGTCCTGTTCGGTCACATCAAGAACTGGACAGTAACAGGAAACACTTTCAAAAACAGCGTCAACATCAGTCTGGACTTCCTCTCACAGAACACTGCTAAGAACATTCTTGTAGCAAACAATATTCTCATTGATGGTGGAACGGCATTGATGCAGATAGCCAATTCTGGCACGGGATTCACTAAGAACTTCAATGTTCTCGGAAACACATTCCAGCGTACAAATACTGACGGCGTAGGTTTATCCATCTTTGAGGTCGGTGGACAAGGCACGGACATAACCGTGAGCAACAATGATTTCCGTGGGCGTAGACTTGCTGCCGGCATTGCGGCCATCAATTGGCCACGAGAGAACTACCAACAGACGCTGATCACGGGTAACAGGTTCTACAACTGGGACAAGGGCTTAAGCTCCACATTCAATACAGGAGCTACTGTAGAAGATTGGGCATTCGGAGAGACTGTACATGTCGATAGCAACCTATTCGACAATGTAACCGTACCATTCGATCTTCGAGCTTCAGTATTCAACGCAGTGGGTAGCCGCAATAGATTCGTTAGTTGCGATCCTGGGTTCTCGAATGTTCTCGTTCCAGCCAGCATTTCCAGCGGCATCCTTGAAGGCTACTACGTCTCCTCTCTTCCCACCAGAAGATGCCGGCCCAATGACCGATTGAAGCCACTTTACTCGGGGCTGGGTGACGCTACGGAATGGCTAAACTCGGCCCAACTACCAGCACCAACAGCATTTGTGGTATCCGCCGGTAATGTATTCGATGCTGTAGCTCACGGATTTAGAGTACGAGACAGGATTCGCGCTCAAGCTGGTGGGAGTCTACCTACACCCATTGAAGCCGGAGTGGACTACTACGTTGCCTCTGTACCAACTGCCGACACGTTCACAGTAAGCCGGTATAACTCATGGGACACATTAGACCTAACCGGCACTGGTAGTGGTGACTTCCAGAACATGGGAGTTACTCCTGTATGGGTGCTTGATGAGTTTCCTCTAGCCAGAGCCAACCATACAGGTACCCAAACTGCATCGACGATATCTGACTTCGATTACGCTTCGTTGGCAGCGGTAGGTGAAACCACCTACGATCAACTACTACTAACCGCATCGTCATTGCTAAACGGCGATGCTGACTTAGACGGCGCGGGTGATGCCGACGACGTTATAGGGACATTCAATGGAACGTGGGGCGGTACGCCTGCTTACGGGATTGCTCCCATAGCTACCGGCAAGTCGTTCGTGCTCAATGGCACGACGAATTACATCAGCCAAGTCAGTGATGCGGGAGACTTAACTGACAATTTCACCGTTGCGGCATGGGTAAAAGCAACCGCATTGACCGCCAACATGCGGATAGTATCGAAGCGAGACACACCAACCGCATGGGAGTTATTTCTAAACGCGGATGGGTCAGTGTCGTTGTACACAGGTACCACTTATTCATCCGCCGCCGGAGCCATAACAGTAGATACGTGGCATCACGTAGCTATGGTAATCAACGGTGCATCTAGCCAGATTTACATCGATGGAGTCGCAAGTGGAGCCGCATTTTCTCCAACAATCAGTGCCAATGCAATTGGTTTATATTGGGGTAGCTTCGCTGGAGGTGGTGCTTTTTTCTGGAATGGTGAGCTATTCCAATGCGGCATTGTTAACGCTGTTTTAACCGCAGACGACATAGCGTTACTGCACAATCCAAATTTGGCAACGTCGTTACATACGCACGTAGCATCGGATATCACTGACTTTGACGCGGAGGTATCGAACAACGCGGATGTTACCGCGAATACAGCTAAAGTCACAAACGCGACCCATACCGGACATGTGACAGGGTCCGGAGCGCTCACGATTGCCACTGGCGTGGTGACTAATACTATGCTGGCCGATATGCCAGAGGGCACCGTTAAGGGTCGTATCGATGTTGGTGCGGGTGACCCGGAAGATTTAACTGCCGCACAAGGTCGAGCGTGGCTTAGCGTAGCCGATACGTCAACGACAGCCGCACTAACAGACATCGGTAATGCCATCAATACCACAAATAAGTTTGTCGGAAAAAGGGTATGGAACACAACCGCTACAGCTAAACCGTTTTGGGCTGTTGGTTCAGCCGCAGGCGATGGCTGGGCCGATGCTACCGGGGCGGTAATACATACGCCCGTTTAAGCCCGGCCAGAGCGGTTACGGCGAAAAGCCATTCCAGCAAGTCCAATGGCAACGAGCATCAATCCGCTCGGCTCTGGGACGCTCATGATATTGAACTGCCGGCCGTCAACGGTAACACCCTGAGCGACCGTCTGCAGATCCGTAAAAGCCATACCGGAAACAGTCGGGCGCCAGCCTGTAACCGGTCCGGTTCCGGATGGAGTTCGCTCAATAGAAATCGATCGCGATATAGCAAGAGTATTGAAGTGAGAGCCTGCGGTCACACTGAAGTTGCCGCTAGCGAATTCGGTTGGTCCCGTGATCGACCATGTGCCCGTGACCGGGGAAAACTGAAACCCTTGAGCTAAGTCAGTCATCGCCGTAGAGACGCCGTAGGATGTGACTGGAACAGAGACGGGAGGCAGACTCCATGTTGAGGAATTAAAGGTGGTCATGAATGTGAACGGTTCTTGTATCGTCATCTCGGGCGAGCCTTCAGTGCATCCGTTTGCATCGCATACAGGCGGTTGTGCCGGGATGACCCGAGAATACATCCGGGTTGTCGAGTGCGTTGCCGAGCCGATCGTCAAATTAAAGCCAGAGTAGTTGACCTGATTTGCGGCAGTATCGAGCGTCCCGAATGGAGCGTTTGGAATCGACAGGAGGTCGCTCGTGAACGTCTCCGAGGGCGGGGCCGCCACTACGGGAGTAAAGCGCAGGCCTCTGTAAAAGCCTGAGGAGTTAGCGGGGCTGTCGGAATCAATAATATCCGCCGCCGCTGGCTGAACAGTGAAAGCCGTAATCAACAGAAACAGGGGTGCGAAAGGCAATCTACGCATGGGTCTAAATCCTTAGATCGCGCGTTTATGAACTCGCCAAAAGGGCGGCTTCCAGTCTATTCCTGCCGTGCGCGGATGTCCAGGAATTTGCGCATCGGCTCTCCATAGAGGGGTAATCGAGCGCTGCAATCTGGAAGATGCGAGCCTGCCGGAGTAGCCTGCAACCGCAGTTCAGAAAGCGGGAAAACAGAGCGGAAAATCGCGGGGGCTCTACATGGCATGGTCTGAAAACGTACCGTACGGCGGAGCGAATGCCCTATATGTGAAGCCCGTTACGCCCGGATCGCTGCCCAGTTCAACCCCGAGTTGGGCCACCGATGTCGTCGCCTCAGGAACGCCTGGGTTTGGTTTAGTGCCGTTTGCCGGACTCACCGATAGCCAGGTCTACCAGGTCTACGAGCAGCTCGGCGGGGCTCCTGCCGACACCGACGCGAATCTAGGGGCGCTGACTCAGACGACTTCGGCCGATGTGTCAACGCTCATCACCGAAGTAGCCAAGATAGTAAAGTCCGGCGAAGAACGGAGCCTGTCCCGTGCCGGTAAGACGCCCGTGACGCTCACTGAAACTCGCGTATAGGAGCGAGGCGAGACATGCGAACGCTCCCCAATAACACATTCCGGCACGACCAGAGCACGGACGTCCGGGATGAATTGGGCGTCGTAATCGGCGAACCGGAGACGCACCAATCTCACACTGAGAAACATTCGAAAAGATAGTCATGCCAAATACCGGTGATGGTACAAATGTCGTCGATCTGTTCCTTGCGTCCGCCGATGTCGCCGCGATGCAAGCCAATCTGGATCTCGATGGTGCCGTAATCGGTCCAGCGTCGGCCACTGACAATGCGGTGGTGCGTTTCGACGCGACGACTGGCAAGCTGGTTCAGGACAGCGGAATTCTCGTTGATGATTCGAATAATGTGACGATTCCTGGCATACTTGCCCTCACTAAGACAGAGGGAGTAACTGGATTATCTGACAAGGGCGGACAGGTCTTTAATGTCCGGGCGTACGGAGCTACCGGAGATGGTGCGACAGACGACTACGCTGCGTTTGCATCAGCAATCGCCGCAATTGGTGCGTCAGGCGGAATTCTGTACCTGCCTCCAGGGGTGTACGTTGTCAACACAACTCTCGCGATCACGAACCCAATATCAATCATAGGCTGTGGGCCGACAATCACATCGCTATTTCGCACATCTGGAACAACAGATGTCCTGACATATTCTCAAGTGACTGGGGTTAGGCTTGCAGGGCTAACGATTGACGGCAATTCCCTTGCGGGTCGGTGTATCTATGCAGACCGGATAAATCAGAGCACACTAGCAAACCTGATCATCAGAGGACCAACGGACTTTGGCGTAGAAATCGGCACCGTGTCTGCATCGGCGAACGATGGCAGTAGCTATAACACGTTTTCTAATGTGAATATAAACCTGCCTGAAAGTTCGATGGCAGGTGGCCTGAAGCTTTTTGGGAACAGTGGCTTAACAAGTAATGCCTGCCACAACGTGTTCCAAAACCTAAGAGTCTTGCACTACGATGGTGTTGGGATCGACATTATAAATGCCGACAACAATAGCTTCTATCTAACACACGTCCTGAGACCAAGTGGCACTGCGTACTCTGTTGTATTTCGTGATGAGGCACGAGGCAATTACTTCTACCACCTTGAGGCCAAGGGCGGCGTAAGTGCCGAAGCACCGTCTGATGCAAGTTACGGCAATGCTATATATGGTTATGACCGCGAGAATGGACAGCCGGCACCAACAATCGCCGCAGGCGCGAAACTATCCCATACCGTTGATGGGAGGAGTTCTACTGGCTGGGTTCTGGCTCAAGGTCTTGGGTGCCTTTCTGGTGCAGTCTCCTCCGGCGCATCGGTCCCTAGTTTCTCCAATTCAGGCACTAGAGGTTTTTATGCGGCATCTTCGGACGGCACAACCGTAGAGGCAAAGCTAGAGGGGCTGGGCGACTCGACGACGGTGTTGTACGAAGCCTTCGGAAAGACAGGTGCTTCGGCGCAGGTGCGAGTAAGGTTTGGAGCAACTTCTGGTGGCGTCGGCACAATAAATGTAGTCACCAATCATCCACTGCAAATCAATACAGGAAATACAACTAGACTGACGGTTGGCGCTACTGGAGGATTTATAGTTGCTGACGCCAACCATATTGCAGTTGGCACAATAACTGGAACAAAGATTGGCACCAGCATTGAGCAGTTGCTCGGCTTCTGGAACGCAACACCTGTAGTGCGTCCAACAGGCTGGGGTGCTCCGACTGGGACTGCTACTCGCACCACTTTCGCAACGTCTACCGTCACGATGGAGCAGTTAGCGGAAAGAGTAAAGGCATTGATTGATGACCTAACCACCATAGGACTCATTGGGGCATGATGCAGCAAATCCAGCCACCAGTACCAAACCCGATCAGCGCCAGCGATGCTCGTGCGGCGATTGAGCGGGAGAGGAAGTCGAGAATAGACGCATGTGCTGCCGCAGTGAATGCAGTTCTCGAACAGTATCGGTGCTCATTCGACGTTTCGGTAACGCTCAGGCACGGGCAGGTGATTCCACAGATGCAAGTCGTTTCGGTGGATTAGGGAGCTATCCAATGGCTTGGATGACATTCGATGGTGCTGAACCGTGGATGACATTTGATGGTGCCGAACCGTGGCTGCTCTGGAACACAGACACCGCGACAGCCACTCTGGCAATCGGTGGTGTTCAGTTCGCAGCAAGCGGCTCCTATGATCCAGGGACATTCACCGGCAATCTAGCCGCGACTATTGGCGGCGTTGAGTTTGCATCATCAGCAACGCACGTTGCACCGTCATATACCGGTGAAGCCGTTCTGGTCATTGGCGGAATCGAATCATCCGCGTCCGCTACGTTCGACTCGGGAACATTCACGGCGGCAGCCGCATTGGAAACAGGCGGTGCTCAGTTCAGTAGTGCGGCCACGTTCGCGGCTCCCGTTTACGCAGGGACGGCGGCGGTAACAATCGGCTCTGTTGCACTTGCCGGTAGCGGCACGGTGACCGCTCCAGTGTACGAATCGACGGCAGCCATCACGATTGGCGGTACGCAGTTCGCTGGAATCGCCACGTTCGCCGCTCCGGTGTTCACGGCGGAAGCTACGCTGGCAACTGGCGGAACCGAGTTCTCGGGCGAAGCCAGCCATACCGATCCGGTCTACTCTGGCAGTGCCGCTCTGACTCTGTCTGGTATCGAGATTTCAGCGGCAGGTACCGTAGACGAGCCAATCTATGATGCGACCATGGCGGCTACGATTGGCGGTGCTGAGTTCTCTGGCAGTGCGACATTTACTCAGCCAGTGTTCACAGCGTCCGGTGTATTGACGATTGGCGGAACCCAGTTCGCTGGCAGCGCTGCGAGCATCGAGCCGACCTATACCGGCAGTGCATCGCTGGCTATTGCAGGTGCTGAGTTCGCCGCTTCGGGTACGGTTGTCGATCCGACCTATGATGCAACAGCGGACCTAACAACGGGCGGAGTGCAGTTCTCAGGCACCGCGATATTCGCTGCCGCAGTCTTCTCGGCGTCGGCCGTTCTGACCGTAGGCGGCATTGAGTTCTCATCGACCGGCGAAACGGAGGTGCCGACGTTCGAAGGCTCTGGGGCGTTTCAGATAGGCGGCGCGACAGTGAGTATCGCGGCCACATTCGAGCAGCCTGTTTACTCGGCGTCCGCAGTTCTCACGACGGGCGCGGTTCAGGCGGTCCTCAGCGGTACCGTGGATGAGCCGGTCTATACCGCCAGTGCGAGTCTTGAGCTTGGAGGCGTCAGTGTGTTGATTGTCGGAACAGTGACGGCGCAGAGCACCGCTGAAATGGCCGCCACGATAGGCGGTGTGGTGTTCGCCGCCAGCGACATCCAAAGGTCTTCCGCTTACTTCTATTACATGATGCTCGGAGCTTAGCAATGGCCTCCAATTTTAAGATCGCTACAGCCGCACGAAATGCCGCATGCGATGCACTGGTTGACCGGCTGAACTCCGGCACGATTGCCATTCGCGTCGGTGCCCCGCCAGCAAACGTGGCGGACGCCTCCAGCGGCGCGCTGCTTGGGACGCTTACGTTCGGTGCAACCGCGTTCGGCGATGCGGCTACCGGCACGGCGACGGCCAACGCGATTACGTCGGACTCCGATGCGGATGCCAGCGGAGACGCGGGGTATTTTCGCCTCTATCCAGCCGCTGCGGGCGACACGGCGGCGGACTCGCAAGGGACGGCTGGAGAGGCTGCGGATACGCCTGACATGACGTTCGATAACAAAAGTGTGGTCGCAGGGGGTGTAATTGCGATCTCAAGTATGACAATCGCCGTGCCAATCCAATAATCTCTATCACAGGACCCAGTCCATGGCAACGCGATACATCGGCGGCAGTTTTGCACCGCCACTGACACCGGAAAAACTCGAGGACTACAAGGTACTTGCGGAGGAATGCCAGGACCGCAAGGTTGACGGCTACATGGCCGACCTGATCAAGATGGTCGAGCTATTCCGCGAAACGCCCGAATCAAAGAACGGCGGTTCAGCTCATCCATCCGGACGCGGCGCAATCGTCCCGCTGGAGGATAGCGAGATCGAGCGGATCTGGGATGCGGTCCCGTGGCCGGAAGAGTGCGACGTCATGGGCAAAGCCTTTGACGTTCTTCCGCCGGGCGACCTTCGTAATGCAGCCTACCACCTGCTATGGTACGCGCGGGAGCTTGCGTCGGATCGCGAGCCGATCACGACCGATAAGCTCTAGCCGCACTTAGGTGACCCATGCTGAGAAACACGTCCTCGCAGAAATGGCGCGTGTTCAGCTTCGACGTGACGACCCAACTTCCGGTCACGGGAGACGCGGCGAACATCACGGCGAAGATCGCCAAGGATAGCGGATCGCGAATCGATTCCACGGATGTGAACCCCACGGAAACCGAAGACGGCTACTACGAGTTCACGCTCAGTCAGGGTGAGACGAACGCTCACCTTCTGGAAATCTACCCCGAGTCGTCGACCGCAAACGTGCAGGTAATCGGCGTACCATCGTACTTCAATACGACCGCCGCGCCGGCAGCCGCGCCAAGTAGCACCGCCTACGGACGCGCCGCACAGGCAATAGCCGAACAAATCACCGGCATGCGGTTCGGCTCGGCGATAACGAGCGTCAGCAATCCGGAGGGAACGACCTACCGACTGGTCTATATCGGCGGACTGTACGAGGTGGGTGACCGCGTCCGGCTAACTGGCGGCGGCGTTTCGTCCGCTCCATTTACGATCACCGACATGGGTTCGACCGGAGACGACTACTGGCTTGAGGTCGAGTCGGATGACGCGATCGAGCCAACGCTAATGCTGCCGATCATTGAATTCGTCGGCGAGACGATCAGCAATTTCCTGTACGTTCGGCCGCTGCCGCTGTTCAGCGTGATAAGCGTCAAGACGCGGTACTCCGACGATTTACTGTGGACCGATACGGACGTAACGACACTGGAAACGACCGCCTACGAAGCGTTCCGTTCCAGTGGCATCCGGGTCGGACTGAGGCTCAATACGACCGCCATTCCCCGGGTAATCGACAGCGGACCGTGGCTGGTCAAGCACATGACCAGAAAGAAGACCGACGGCATATTGGCAACGTACGCGGCGGGGTTCTATCCGCGACCGCCGGACGACCTGCTTGACGCTCTGGCGCAGATTGAACTGGCACTATTGCAGGCGAGTTCCACCGGCGTATTCGCTTCGGAGAGTCTGGACTACTACAGTTACCAGACGCTCAGTTACGACCAGTTGGCGGTGTTGCCGCATGCGGCGATCGCCATACTGCGGCGCTATGCGAGGATCTACCGATGATATCCCGTGCGCAAATAGCATCCCGGCGACATATCATGCCAGGCCGGGTGACCGTATCGGTCCTGCATCGATTGCCCAGAGACGTGTTCGCATCCGGTATCGACGTACTGGCAGAGCGCCGGCCGGTCGGTAAGCGGAAGCAGCGAAGCGGCGACGGCGAGAGTCACGGCGATACCTATGAGTACGTATTCTGGACAGTGGAACTAGAGGCAGTGGGGGCCGTGGTGAAGGAAGGCAACGTGATTCAGGACGGAGCCTTGTTTGTGTCGGTCGATGAAGTGAGGATCGAACTTCAGGGGCAGCGGCAACGCGCCTTCTGTTCGCTCTCGATCGATCCAGCCACTGTAATCGACTGATGAAACCATGAGCCCGGAAGACTTCATCGGACTGCTCGGCGATATCCCGGGGCGGCTTGAGCAGGCGTCATTCCGCGAGCCGCTCAATCAGGCCGGCTACGAGTTCGGCGAACAGGTCGGACAGAACTTCTCTCGGCAGGTAAGCTCCGACGGTAGTCCGTGGCCACCGCATGCGCCGCTGACAGTTAGACTCCATGGTCCGCATCCGCTACTGAGACTTACGTGGGCGATGTACGCGGCGGCAACGAACCCGGACGATTCGGCCGCTAAGAAGATACTCGAGGACCGGCAGATAACGCTCGGCATCGACGGCAACGAAATACCGTACGCGGTCAAGCAGAACGAGGGTGAGGGCCGGATCCCGCAGCGAGAGTTTTTCTATCTTTCCGAGGAAGGTGAGGTGGCGGTGCGCGACATACTGGCGGATGCATCGGGTCCTATCATGGACAAGGAGGTGTTCCGATGAACCCGAATCAAGATACCCAGATCGACCGATCCAGCAGTGAATATGCCGAAGGCCGCATCGCGTTTGCGAAATGGGTATCGCGCGAAGCCTGTCCGTACGAGCATGGGCAGGCGCGGATGGACTGGTTTTCTGGATGGCTGGACAAGTGGTCGGAAGCCAAGCACGGGAAGTTATTCAAACAGTATGGAGTAGACGATGGAATTAACCGCTGTCGATAACGCGGATGGAACGGGCGGCTCGATTTCGGTAACCGATAACGTCGGAACCGCGTCGATCTACGTCAGTCGGTTCACGGGGACCAATGCCAGTAGAGCGTTCGTGCTGGCCGGAACGGTACTGGATGAAGATACGCTACTTCTGCCGGATCTGGAGAACGGACCGTACTTCGGCATCGGTGTCAACGGAGCAGACATATCGCTGCCTCTTGGATTCCGCATTACCGACGGAGTTGATGCGCTGCACTGGCGGCTACTGGAGGCGGTGCGCGAGTACGTCATGAGTCTGGTTCTGCCGAACGTGTCGGCGGATCCCGAACGGCATGCGATCGTGAAGCTACCGTATCGTCCGGACATGGAGCTTGCGGTCGACACTCATAACGAAATGGCGGTCATGTATTTCCCTAAGCCGGAGACGTATCAGCCGGCCAACAACGAGGAGGATTCGGTCGCGTACTCTGTTCAGGTACTACTCGTAAGGAACGTCGGGCAGTCGCTGTTCAAGGGTCTGGCGGACCTACTGCAAGACCGGCAATTGCTCGGACAGAGTCTATCGGTTTGTCCGCTGCCGGACCTCGAGGAAATACATACAGTTCAGGTGAACCCAGGCTCGATAGTTCTCCCCGAACATTGGCTGAAATCGTACGACTGCTCAACTGTCGTGTTCCGCGCACTCACGGAGCAGCCTGCAGGTCTGCTTTAGACGTGCTTCCATATGTGCCCTTGTTTAATGAACCGGATAGTTCCGGGCCACACGTTGAATTCTTTAGCTATGCTGCGAGTTGACTTGCCTGACGCAATCAGAATACGAATCTGGCGAACCTTATCCTCAGTAAGTTTAGCGGCAGCGTTCCTTTCGCCCCTGAGTCTCCGTTCAGGGCGAGTTCGATCGCCTTTCAGTGCGACTATCCGTCCCTTTTTCACGGCATCGTCAAAATTATCCCTTGCGGTCCCCGCGAAGAGGTGCTCGGCGCGGCAGCAAGACGGATGGTCGCATTTGTGACAGATACACATGCCCAATGGGACAGGTCCGTTTTCGATTACCCACGCGAGGACATGAGCGCTCACGGCTAACGAGTTGATGTAGAACTGCCCGTAGCCTTTTGTCTTGCCGGCTGTCCAAACCCAGCACGGTCCGAGGTGCGGCATGTGCTCCGGGATAGGTCCGTTTTTGTCGATCCTAGACCAGAATCTAGTGAGGTCCGTTGCGTTCGGAAGTTGACCGATATACTTAGTGACAGCCAAGATGCTCTCCCATAAAGAGTGTTGAGGTCAGAGCCGCGAAAGTGCCGAATACACTTAGCGGCTCGTTTTGTTATGGCAGACACCGGCTGTTTTTCAACTCTTCAGCGGAGCCAATTTCTCGCCGCGAGATCTACCGGTTGTCGCATGCCAGTTTGAAGATTCCTTGCATTCGTCCAGTAATTCGAGTGCGGGGAATGTCCAATGAGTAATTGTTCGGCCAACGTTCCGCGTGGTCATCAGTTCGCCATCGCCGACTACGGTTCCGCCAGCGGTGCGGCCTTCACGCGGCGACTGGCATGCAGCCGATTTGGCTTCAAGGGTGTTACCAACACGGTCGAGGATGACGGGATTGCCGATAGCCTCTGGCCGCAAGCAGAAGGCGAGATAATCAGCCAAGAACTGGTTACGGGGCCGATGGTGCTCAACCCCCGAGCGGCCGATCTGCAGGCGATTTGCTTGTGCCTCTTTGGCGACGGCGCGTTTGCGGTAAACGTCAAGGATCCGGGGAACATCTGCAATTACTTCCAGGTCGGTCACTCCGATCCGGTGCAGGACCAGATTTACCGCTACAACAACTGCGTAACGAGTTCCTTCGTGTTTAGTGCGTCAGATTCTTCGCCGCTACTGAATCTGGTGTGGAATGCCGAGGGGCAGAGCCGGACGATACTCGATGACGTCGATACTAACTGGCCGGCATTGGCTCTGTCGACCCAGCAGCCGTTTGTTCTGCGGCAGGCAGTGTTGACGTTTGACGGCGCGGCAACACGGCTCAAGAGCTTCTCGGCCGGCGGGAATCACAATCTCCAGTTGACCGATTTTTATAATTCACTCAATCGCGTGGAGATGCCGGTTAGTCAGTCGGACTACACGTTCGAGTTCGAGTTGCCGTGGGATGCGACCACCGAGGGAGACCGGATTGGGACGGCGCAGGACATATCGGCAACGCTCAATTTCGTTTCCGGCACGAAGCGGATTCAGTTTGAGTGGCCGAAGTTGTTTCTGATTGTGGATGAGCCGGAGATCGCCGGTCGCAATCGGATCCACAATCGTTATGCGTGCAAGGCCAAGCATGACCCGGCCAATGCGATCCCGTTCCCGATCCGGATTACGGTCGTTGTGGCGTAGTTCGTTTGTACGTTTCTTTCATTGCTCTCGAGACAGGACAAGACAATGCCGAATCCAGCTACCAGTGCCAGTGCGGCCGACACCGTAAACGTGAATGCCGAGCAGGCGCCAGTGATGAGTCACGTTGCCAGCGGCGACAAGGCCGCCAAGCTCAATACGGTCGAGTTGCTCAAAGACTATATCCGCAAAGTCAACGAGTCGTGCCGATTGCACGTCTTGCATGACCAGGACGAAGCGGGTGCGACGTTGGTACTGCACGTCGAGAGCGGCAAGGTTGCGGAGGGGGAAAGCTTAGCTAAGCTAGCGGAGCGGCTCACAGCCGCCACTGGAGGCGTCCCGAGTCCGGTCATTGAGCCGCTCTCATCCACCAGTGCAACCGCAACAGGCGAGGCAGTAAGTGAGAGCGCTGCCGCCGATAAGAAGAAGGCCAAAGCGAGTGAGCAGCAACCAGCGCAACCAGCGCCTACCAAACACCATCCCTGAGGATGACGATGGATATACCCTGACCCGCTATATCGCGGGCAGGGAGGGGATGTACGGACCATTGCGGTTCACCTACCGGCCGGTCTCGTACAAGAAGAAGATGGCGCTAAAGGACTATCTTCGCGGCAAGGACAACGAAGAGACGCTTGACTCCATGGCCCAAGCGGCCAGCAAGCAGTTGACTCAGTGGGACGCGGTCGACCACAAAGGTCAGCCGCTGCTGACCACCTGGCTCGCTATCCGGCAGCTTCACCCGATCCAGGGGGAACTGTTCTTTGACATTGTCCTGTCGTCGATATCGACCGGTGACATTGATCCGGATAAGAAGGCCGACGCCGACGGCAAGAGTTGGTTCAGTCCGCCGGATGAGGAACTGCTGGAGACCGAGGGAAAAAACTGACGGAGTCGCTTGAGTTCGGATCGACCTATCCGGCTCTAGCGGCGCTGCGGTGCAGTGACTGTCATATTCGGGTCTATTCTATACCAGATGCTATTTTGCAAGAGTACGACGCGCTGGGCGACGGGGTCATGTTGCCGGTACTGCGCGAGGGAGCGCCGCCACCATGTAGTGAGTGCCCCAAGGGAGGACCGGAGAACGACGAGCGGTATCGGCTCAGCGAGCGAAATTATGAGGCGTGGGCGATGTACGAAAAGCTACAGTCGACCGGAGGAGCCTATCTTATTCCGGAACATTTGCGGCATTGTGAGCTTTTCGCGAGCCATATGTGGCTTGTTCGTCGGTCCTTAGAAGCAGGGCGTGCCAAAGCGCAAGCCGAAGCCTACAAACGAGCAAGCGAGGACCGCGAATGAAACCGGCCAATGAATCCGTATTAGACTCCGCACCCTGGATGGAGGACTTTCTTGACCAGACGCGCGCCGTTGGGGAGTCGCTGCGGGAGGCTAAGTTCGACGAGGCCGAAGCGAAGTTCTGCGCGTTCGTGGCCAAGGCTCGGCGGGTGCATCAGGCCGCGCTCACAGGCGGTCGCAAGGTGCAGGACTGGACGCCGCTGGGGGACGTATTACCGCTGCGGCTGGCGAACCTCCTGGAGAACCACGGGTATCTGACGGTTGGTTCATTGCGCGGCATTACGGAGAGTGAATTGCAATCGGTGGGGATTGGTCCGTGGGCCTTGGCCGAGATACGCCGTGTAGCTCCGAGACCGGAGCGGCTATCGGTGGTGAATGAAATTCTGGCTTTTCGTCCGAGATAGGCGACACAAACGGGCGGTAAATCGGTCGGTATGTGTGGGTCAGAAACCGTTTCATTCAACCGAAGGAGATCACTGTGGCACACAATCTGAGGGAACACGATTCCATGTTGGCCGTAGGCGAAACGCCATGGCACAACCTTGGAGTAACGCTAGCAGAACCACCGTCCAGCGGTGAAGAGGCGCTGCGGATCGCGAAGATGGACTGGCAGGTAGCCCGGGAACCGCTGTTTCTAGCCAACGGGATGCGGGCCGTGGTATCTGGTTCGGTTAGTCGCCAGAACGACGGGCAGTACGCGATGATGGTTCGGCAGGATACGCAAGACAAGTTGGGCGTTGTCGGTCCGAGCTACGTTCCGTATCAGAACAGCCAGATGGCCGAGCTGTTCAATCCGCTGATCCAGGACGGCAGCGTGTCGATCGAGACATGCGGTTCGCTGTTCAATGGGCGCCGCGTTTGGATGCTGGCCAAGTTCGGCGGCGAGAACATGGAGATCGAGAAGGGCGACGACATCGCTAGGTACTTGCTCTTGGCCCACGGCCATGACGGTTGCTTCGCGGTTCGCTTCGGGATCTGCCCCGTGCGCGTGGTGTGCTGGAACACGTTGAGCGCGGCTGTTGGAGGCGAGTCCGAGAGTAAATTGATTCGCTGTCTACATACGACGAACTTGGAAAGCAACTTGGAGTTGATTCGCGGCGCGATGGTGCTAGCCGATGAGACATTCCAGTTTACCGCCGAGCAGTATCGGCTGCTGGCCAGTCGTGGTGTGAGTCGAGCGGACTTGCGTGAGTACGCGCGGATCATCGTCAAAGCTCCGGCGGAGGAGAAGGATTGGACGAGCGGCGAGCGTTCCAAGATCGGTACGATTATCGGCGCGGCCGTCGAAGGTTGCGGGAACAATGGCCGTACTTGGTGGTCTGGATATAACGGGGTCACGGAGTATCTGACCTGGAATCGCTGCAAGAAGGTTGACAATCGGCTGGACAGTCTATGGTTCGGCGACTCGGCTAAGGTGAGCCAGCGAGCGCTGGAATTGGCGCTGCAGATGAGTGCGTAGTCATGTTTCGATAGGCAGCCCGGGCGATTGCTCGGGCGTTTTGAGAACAAAGGTAAGTCCGATGACCAGTCTTGGATCAGTCGTAAAAACGGAACGTGGGTTCGAAGTTATCGAGTTCATGGATTCTAACTTGAAAAAGTGCTCGTTGCAGCAAAGCTCAGCGATCTGCTTTTCGGACGATCGCGGATGGGACAATCCCGGCTCGTCCTTTGTATGGCTGGGGATTGACGAACCGAAGTCGCCGGTTATTTCGACGCGGATGCACCTGAACCGCGAGAAGGTTCAGGGACTAGTGGAACGATTGCAGCAGTGGCTTGAAACCGGGGGGTTGCAAGAGACGGCAGGCGACCTGGAAGACGGCGAGGGTGATGCAGTCAGACTTCACGAAGGCTGCGAACCGCCGCTCGGTGTGTTTGTCGACGCGGATGCAGGCGGCTCGGGCGACGGTGAAGAGCTGCGCCGCCTGAAAGCAGCCCGAGAGGCGCTGGAGAAGATAGTTTGCACTGAAGGCGTAGACCGTGGCTTGATCCTTGTCGACCACGAAAGCCCGACGCGGTACGACGCGGAGATGAAATGCCAGGTGTATGTACATGAAAACTTTTCACCGCTTGGCGATGCCTTGATTGCCTTGTGGGATTTACTTGCCGATAAACGTAAGGGGGTCTCGAAATGAGTGACAATAAGCCAACCGATCCAGGAGAGGTCAATGAAGCAACGGTACTGAACCGGGTAGCGGCATCACTGCGGCATGTCTTGTCGCTGGGCGTCGGTCAGTCGGCGACCTATTCAAAGCTGAAGGACGGCCGGCTAGTCCGGGTCAGTATCCGGGTAGTGAGCGCCGAGAATACCAAGGCATGTCTGGCGCAGGAAGTTGAGGCGGAGTAGCGCGATGTCGGATGCTGAGTACGAACCGCTGATGTCGTTTTGGATCGATACCGATGCGTACTCAGATCGAGACCGACTGATGTTTGTTTGCGGCGTCGAATTCGAAATGATCTATGCAACGATAAAAGACCTCCGGGATTGGTGTCAATGTATCCACACCGAGAACGAAAGCCGCGTTCGCATGATGTGCGGTAAACTGGGGTTTCCGGTCAAGCTTGAGCGAGTCGACGAGACCTGGACACACTGCGAGATTCCAGCAAGCGCAAGCCAATAACGCCTTGCCGGAGGGAACGGGGTAATGTTCGAGTTGTATTTCTTCGGTGGTTTCTGGTTTCGTAGTCGTCAGCGGCGCGGCTGGATCACTCGACCGGTGCTGTTTGATGCAACGATTCGTCCGCAGTCGCAGAGAGTCAAGTCTGTTCGCAGGTTGCGACCGCAACAGAAGGTGAGCACGTACGGTTAGCTCGTACGTCATCGCAAGCCGGTAGTTCGAGGGATTGAGCATTCCCAACATAGAATTCCGCGAAAACGGATGGACCGTGATTCAGTCGAGTCGCTCAAGTGGATCAGGGTGATACCGCACCGAAGGCTGTGAAGCGTAGCCCGCGTGGAGCCTTCGGTGTTTTTATGGTTGTGTAAAATAGGCTCTGGTCAGATTCGGCTGGGTACTTACGGGAGTGGTGCAATGAGCGAGCGAGGTTCTTTCGTAACCGAATACGTTTACTGCCCTAAGTGCTTTGAAGCGTTGCGGGCCGAACTCGTCCGCGACGACAAGTTCCTCAAGGGAGTCGTAATACCCGGATGGGGCGACATCGGGCATGAACTGCCGATTATCGCCGGGAAGATTGGCGGGCTTTCCAGCGGCGAAGAGATACTGGACATGGAAAACGACATAGGATGGCGTCTCGACCAGACGTTGTGTCACCGCGTTCGCATCGCCGTGCTGGCCGATTCAGGAGAAAGTAAGATCGTGGAGTGTGGGCCTGAGACGGACGACGTACCGAATGCGCCGCGAGTCGGTTAGTCTCCTGTCAAACAGGAGCAAAATATGGCGGACCGCGACATCTTATTTCGCATCGGCGTAACCGATCACCCCGAGACCGCTAAGCGACTTGGCGAGCTGGCTGAATCCGTTAAGCGGACGATGCAGGGAATTGAATCGTCCATTCTGACCGTTGGACGAGTCGCCGCGGCAACATCCAAGAGCCTTACCGGCGCGGGTATAGGCGCTGGAAAAGCATCGCTTGGCGGCGGTGGATCCGGTGGCGTTGGGCTCGGCGGTGGATCCGCTGGACTGGGCGGTGACCGGCTGGGTGGGCTCCGCGAAGAAGCCAAGAAGGAAAGCCGCGCGGCCGGGAAAGAAGCAGCCGAGGTCATGCGTAAGAGCTTCACCGAAACAGTCGGTAAGCTCGGCGGACTCTCCAGCGATGACATGCGGACGCTGCTTGGCGCCGACGACAAGGACCTACTGGCACTCGCCAAGGATCAGTCCGAGACCTACGCGAAGCAGTTGCGCGACAACCTCAGTAAGCAACTCGGAGTATCCGGTGAAAGCGCCGCCGAGCTGTTTGGAGCCAAGGGTGGCGCGGGGCTCAAGCAGCAACAGGCTGAATACGCCGGTGAGACAAAGCGAGTCAACGCGGAACTGGAAGACCAACTCGGCAAGCTAGAGCAGTTAAAGACGACCGGCGATCAGAGCACGAAAGCACTCTCGCAGAACTTCCGCGAAACGGCATCCAAGGCCGAAGAGGCGGCAAGCGGCATAGCGCAGATGGCTTCCGGTGTGGCGTTCCTGTTCGCCGACTCGGAGGACGCCAAGAAACTGGTCGATACCCTCTTAGCCATCAAGGGGACGACCGACATAGCACTGGGCGGATTCAAAGCCATTGCGGGCGTTGGTCAAGTATTCAGTCTGCTCAAGGACCGCGTCTCGCTATTGGCTACGCAGCAGAAGAACCAAGCCGATCAGACGAAACTCGCCGGCGCGGCAACCGCGAATTATGTCCGGATACTGGACCGCGAAGGCATCGAGCTAATTCAGGTAACCGAAGGCAATCGGCGACATGCGGCGGGGCTCCGACAAGTAGCCACGGCGGCAACACAAGCGGCGGCTGCCGAAGCACGGCTTAACGCCGAACAGAGTAAACCGGTCCCACGTGCGCGAAGGCTGGGCGGACGACTGGCGGGACTGGGCGGCGGCCTGGCAAGCCTCGTAGGCTTCCAGGCGATTGGAGCGGCGACCGGTGGTAACTCACTACTGGCCGGTGCGGGAAGCTTGGGGCTCGATGCGCTGCTCGCCGGTGGTTTGGGTGGACTCGGAGGTGGTGCGCTTGGTGGTGGCGCGGCCGCAGTCGGTGGTGGTGCGGGAGCGGGTGGCGTGGCAGCCGCCGGTGCTGCCGCCGGTGGTGTAGCTCTTGGGACTCTAGCTGTTGGTGCGGCTGCGGCTGCGGCTGCGTTGGTTGCGCTGGGGGCGGTGGTGGTGGTGGCCAAGGAGTCGATAGATAACGGGTATCTCGGTGGTGCCAAGGTCGGCGGTATCCTCGATACGGTCGCTACATGGAGCGTCCAGTTATTGGACTTTGCCGGCGACATCACCGACTGGTTCGACCTAATTGAGGATGTGGACGATGACATCAAGAAAAGCTTCATCAAGCTCAAAGAGAAGGAGATCCAAGAGGGACTGACCAGCACGCTTGGACTGATCGACCGAGGCGGCCAACAGAAAATCGCCGATCAGCAGCAAGCAGCAATCTCGCGCCAACGCGCTCTGGGTGTAGCGGACGGCAGCCTTAGACCGACACAGGCGGCCCGGCTCAATGAAGCGGATGCCGCGCGAGATCTTGCCAAGGAACTGAAAGTTGTCGCCGACTACGAGGCGGGCAAACTTCGCGACGAGAAGCTCTACATCGACGCACTGGGAAGGTCCAACGAACTGACCAAGCGGCAACAGGAGGCAACGCTAGCGGTAGTCGACGCGGTCAAGGCCGAGAACGCGGAGCGCCGGGCCCTGAACGTTGCCAGTATCTCAGCGGCAAGTGAGCGGATCAGCCTGCTTGAAAAAGAGCGTGGCATCTTCCAGTCCAATCAGGACAAGCTTGAAAACGCGGCGGTCAAATTCGCACGGCTTGGACAGCGGGAGCAAGTTGAACTCCTGCAAGCGCAGCAGGTAGCGCAGTCGGGTGGCCGGCTCACGAAGCAGCAGCGGGCTGCGCTGGACAGTCTGGGTCTTGGCGGTGAGAGTGAGATTGTTCGCAATCAGGATCTTGCCGATGCTCGCCGCAGGGGATTCGGCGGTACGTTCGGAGCCTTCGAGCGGTCGCAACTGGCCGGTTCACGCGGGCGGCTGGACGACTTGCGCGGCTTGCAAGGTCAGGCCGGCCAGGTAGGGGCCGGCGGCTCGCGGGAAGAGAGAGAACGACGGCTTCGGGAACTGAGTTTGCGGCAAGAGCAAATCGGTCTAGAGCAACAGAGGGAGTCATCACGCAGGGGATTCCAGCAGAGACCCGGAGAGGGTCAGTTCGATCGGTCGGTCCAGAGAGTGCGACTTGAGATCCAGGGGCGACGGGATTTCACGATACAACTCCAGGCCGATGAGAAGGTTATAGCGCAGGCCGTAACCAAAGCGATCGCGGATTCCGACCGTGGAATTGATCAGAGGGTTAAGCGGCTGATTGAACTCGATGCGCGAACGAGAAAGACCGAAGCGACCAAGGAAGCCAATCTCAAGCTCCAGGCTAACAGGGCCGGTAACCCGAGCTAGTTGCTCAGCGTCCGCAGTCGTTCCGTGGCATCGTCCTTAGCCTGCCGGGCATCGGCAATGTCCTTGCGGATGTTCATCATCGTTTCTTCCGTGCCTTCCGGCCATTTTGCCCGTGGCAGCATGTTGGCCGTTTCTTCAAGCAACTCAAGCCGAGACTGAGCGTCCTCAAGATCCGCTTCGGCTACCTCCAGTGCTGCTTTAGCCTTCTCGTACTCGCTCGGGCCGGCCGGTGCGCAGCCGGCGCATAACAGCACTAAGCAGACGGTCCCCAAACGCAAGAGCGGAACCATGAAAACCTTGATATTGCTGTCCATTAGTGTGACAACCCTCTCTGATAATCCTAGCGATCCAAGTCCATATGGCCAGCAGTTTCCAGGAAAACCCGAGTGCGAGTCCGATACGGAAACTACCGACACCGCATCGCCGAAGGAAACCTGCAAATCCGCCGGACTCCCAGGGACGTAAACAAGCTCGGCCAAATCCTCTCCTTCGATGAAACCTGGAGTATCCGAGGCCGCTTGCATAATCGTACCGGATCCGCGACCGGCATGGCACCAATCATCGCCGCTTTCGAGGAAGCCTACTCCCGCCACGGACAAGACCTCGTCCTGGAACATACCTCCGGAAGCCTCAGCCATCACGCGCTACTGAGCCGCGACTGCCTTGGCGGCACAAGAATAGCGCAGCTCCCGGAATTCCCCGACGGCGGATCCGGTGAATACGTCTCGTACCGGACCTATACCGTGGCGGTCAAGGGGATTCGGCCAATCCTAGCCGGACAATCGATCTATATCGACTTCACCGAAAACCTCTCCATCCGCGGCGGTGGCATGCGATGGGGCTGCCGAGAAGTCAATCGCGGTCCGGGAGTCCGCCAACAACTCCGCACCCACACGACTTGCTTCGCAACGCAGTCGGGTAGCTCGATCCTCTACGTCGGTAACCCCATACCGCCGCCACCAATCTGGCCGCATGCACTGGTCGACCAGTTACCTGATATCGATGGATCTGGACCCGAAACGCTCTCCGGCGGCAATACCGCTTACATCAACCGGCCGCTGAGCTGGACGTACAACTACCAATTCCCAATCCGGCTCATCGGCGAGCCGCACTATTTAATCGGTTAGGACCGCGCAATGGCATCGAACAAATGGCTGGGTATCGCGCCGCCGCGCGTAGCGGTGAAAGCCTTTCAGCCGTCGAATATCTCCCCCGGCTCGGTATGGGTCCTGAGAGTCGGCGGCCAGAATTTCACCTATACCTATTCGGCATCGATCGACCCCGTGGGATTGACCGATCAAGAGCGCGCCGAGACGGTCTGCGAGGGACTCTCCGATGCGTACGCCGGTGGCGGACTGGGCGGCGGCTCGAGCCAAACGATTGAATCCCTGGCCGCCGAACTGGTCAGCGGTATATGGTCACTGGTCGCGCGCGGGGTTAGTACGGGTGCTCCGATCGACGTGGAGCTATCGGCAAGCGAAGCGAGTTCCTCGAGCGTCAAAGTTATCGAACTGCAAGCCGGTCGCACCGCGCAGAACGAGCAGCAGATTATCAAGTGGCCTAGAACTCCGACCGCCGGAACGCTATCGCTGCGGTATCAGGATGACTCCACGAGTGTTGCGTACAACGCCGCCGCCGCGACCGTCCAGACCGCGCTGGAGGCACTGACGAGTATCGGAGCGGGTAACGTGGCGGTCAGCGGCAGTCACACGGCCGGCTACACCGTAGAGTTCCAGGGATCTCTTGCGGGAACGGACGCGGATCTGCTCGTTGCGTTTTCCACCGATAGTACCGGCACGGCTACGGCGGCTTATGAAGTCACAGTGCGCGGCGGTATCACTCGCACAACTTACGCCATGACCGCGCTGGACGATGACTCCGAGCACCTCATGCGGTTCCTGTTCGGCGGCGTGGAAAGTCACTACTTTACCGGCGCGGCATCGGCGGCGCAGGTACAGGCGGCGCTGGAATCGATACCCGCTCTGAGCGGTAACGTGGACGTGCAGGCGGCATCCGATGGATCGCTGTCGATCGCCATGACCTCGACCCTGATTGGAACCGACGTCGAAACCCTCACGGTCGAAACGGTGGCCGGTGAGACAACGCCGACACTGACCGAAACAGCGGGAGCGACCGAGCCGGTCCAGACGGTGCTCCGAATCACGGTGCATAATCTGCCGCGATTCGCTTCGGGCAATATCACGCTCAATTACGACGGGGTATCGACCGCCGCCATGCCAATCGCAACCGTCGTGATCGGGGACATCAACACGGAATTGACCACCGCGGCCATTCCGTGGACGGCTACGCTGCTGACCAAGGCAACCAATCAGCCGCTCGTGATCGAACTGACTTCCGATGAGCCGTACGATACCGGCATTGTAACGCTGACTCATACCCTGGTCGGCTGCGATGCGATCGAGGTCCGTACGGTTCAAAGCTCCCGCGCGGCACGCAACGGACTCCAGCAGGTAGCGCTGCATAGCGATCCGGACGGCGGCACGTTCACGCTGACCTACGGGGCCAATACAACGGCGGGACTAGCCTACAACGCTTCAGCGGCCACGATTCAAACGGCACTGGAGGCACTGGCGAGCATCGGAGCGGGCAATGCGGCGGTCGATGGCAACGACGGCGGACCGTGGCTGGTCAGTTTCCAAGGAACTCTTGCGGCGCAGGCGGTGAGCCTGATAACCGGCAGCGGTGCGAGCCTGACGATCACCGATTCGGTCACGGCGACCGAGGTGGAAATCACGTCGCCGACCGGTCCGAACTGGTGGACCAACGCGGCCAACTGGTCGCTGGGGAACGTACCGGCCAGTACCGATACTGCGGTCTTTGAATCTGGATCGGTCCCGTGCCTATATGGAATCGCCAACGTGCCGGCCATCGCTGGACTAGATGTTTACCGGGGATACTCCGGAGGCATGATAGGACTACCTGAAACGCGCGAGGACGGGTCAACTGAAACGCTGCCGCAGGAATTGTCGCTGTCGGATCTGGGGACCAAGATCGCGATCCGCATCGGACTGGGGGACGACGGCGACGGACCGACGGTCGTGCGCATCAATACCCAGGCTCAGGAGGCGGATGTGTCGGTAGTCTACTCGTCAACCGCCGGAACGCAGACGCTCTACACGATTGGACTTGCTGGGGACCTTGCGAGCGTGCAGGTCAATTCAGCGAGCGTGCTGTTCTCGGGACGGACCGGACTGGTAACGACGATCGATGAACTGCGGTTTTCTCCGGGGACCGATAGCAATGCGGTACTTGAGTGGGGCGAGTCGGCAACGGTCGCGTATGTCGAATCCAACGGTGGAACGCTTCGGTGCGGCTCGGTGCCGGTCGCGATGTTCGTGAGCGGTGGAGCGGTCTCGATTCGCGGCGTGGGGAATATCAATCAGCTCTCGGTGCGCAATGCTATCTTGCGATACATGGCGGCCGGGAACTTGGGACTGCAAGGAGAAATCACGACATTGTCGGCGGACATTAACGATCGGCTGATCATCACGAGCGTAGCGCATGGACTGGCCAGCGGCGACCTGGTATTCGTGCGCGGCATATTCGGGTTCGCGGACAAGTATTTCATTATCGAGGTACTCACCGCCGATACGTTCGCGCTGGTGGGGAGCGATGCAACGTACATTGCGGAAGGTACGATTGACGAGGCGTTCTTCGACGACTTTTTCGGCGGCGGCGGCGACGTGCCGACCAGCAGTAGTGACGGAGCGAAGTGGGGACTGGCAGATGCCATGCGAATAGGTGTGGGCGGCGAGCTGGACTTCAGCGAGTTGGGACTAATCCGGTTTGCGCCGGCTCCGATCGTGCTGCAGAGCGAGGACGCGGTTATCCGAGATCCGCTGATCACGATTGCCGATCTCCGGTGGCACTCGTATCCCGGATTCATGGATGCTGACTTCGGCTCGCAGGGCGTCTTTAAGCGGGAGCAATCGGTGGCGGTCAGTTACAACTCGACTAGCTTCGTCAATGGTGGCGGCGGCGTCGTGGGAGGATAGCGGTTGGCTCTTACTCCTTACTTTCAGTTCGGCAATATCAAGGCGGTGGAGTCGGCGAGCTTTCCGCTGTCTCGCGGAGTATCGCCGTCGGTCTGTACGATATCCATTCTGCCGGGAACTCAGATCGATCGACTGCCGCACTTAATGACATTCGGGGATGGAGTTCGCAAGGTCTCTTTCAGCCAGTGCCGCATGGCCGACGTGTCGCCTCAAATCGATGGGAGCGGTTATCAGACTCTGACGGTTTCGATATTCGACCGGCGATGGAAGTGGAAGTTCGGCTTCGTTTCTGGCACCTATAACGTGCGGAGAGGCGGCAAGATCATCGAGTCGACGCGCAAGACTCCACGGCAATTAGCGGAGCTGTGTTTCGAGGCAGTCGGCGAGACTAGGTACGACGTTTCCAACATGCCAAACGGTACATTCCCTTATGTAAACTGGGAGTTTGAGACTCGCGTCGATAGCGCACTGGACCAGCTTTGCCAAGAGGTGGAATCCCATGTGGCACCACGCGCCGACAACGACTCGTTCGTGATCTACCCCGACGGCCATGGTCAGGATCTGCCGAACATACCCAGTAGTTCCGTTAGCACCGCTCAGGACTTCGGACCCAAGCCGTACTACGTGGCCATCGCGACCGGTCCGCAGCAGTGGCAGTTGGATTTGCGGCTTGAGCCGGTGGGACTGGACGTCGACAATAAAATCAAACCGATCGACAAGCTCAGTTACGCGCCCAAGGGTGGATGGGGATACATCCTGCCAGAGAGCTTCCATGGTCTGCCGCGATACGGCCGAAGATTGGCGGCGGAAACGGTTTGGAAGTGGTTTGCCTTGCGGCTGCCGACCGGCATGGAAAAAATGCCGGGAACCAATGAGGACGTAACCTCCATTCGGCAATTGCTGCCGCTACTGGATCACCAACTTGACTTCCTGAAACTAACCCTCGAGCAGCAGGTAGCGGGTGGCGCTGGGGCGCTTGACGCGGAGTTAGTCACCCGCAAGCCGCCGCAGGTGTTCGGCGTGTTTTACTCCGAGGACGGCGGAAAAAACAACGTACCGCGTTTTAGCGATGACCTGGATAAGCCGGGTAAGCCGCTGATCAACGACGACGGCAGCGTAACGTCAACGGTCAGCAAGTTGATCTACTCCAAGGGATTCCAGATTGACAACGATCGGGGGATCGTGATGTTCGGGGATCCCGTTTACCGGCTGCATCCTAGAGCGGCCGAGCGGTGGCAGTTCATTGTCATGCCGAGGATTACGTTCTGGCCCGATATCCGGTTGAGGGTCGCTTGTAATTTCCGCAGTCTCAAGACGCGCGCCGCTTATCGGCATCACAAGCGTGCGATAGTTCCGGGGGGATTCGATAAGTCAATCGTGGCATGGGAGTCGCGCGAGGACGTGGTCCCGGAGTGGAACAACAAGGCGGTCGGGAGAAAGGACAATCTGCCGGAGGTCAACAAGGAGCTAGACCTATACCTCGCCCATGCGCTGCGGGAGTATGAGCCGAAGGTACCGGCCAGCGGGACGTATCCGTGGATTGTGCCGGCATCACCCGACGGACGAATAGCGCAGGTGGTTTACGAGATTGACTCCGAGGGTTTTTGCGGCACGTCGATCTACCGCGAGATCGAAGGACTGATCAATCTCCAGAGTTATGAGGAGCGGCGTAGGGCGGTGGCTAGATTGGCGACGATGGAGAAATTGACGCGGCAACTGGCCAAGCAGGACGAGAGCAAGGACAAGCGATGACAACGCTCAATGGAAAAATACCATCGACCTATCGCGAGTCGTCGCGCTGGTTTCCGGTCTTCAACGGCAGTGAGTTTGACATCGAGCCGTTTGCACCGTGCTACATTTTCCCAGCTCTCCAGCAGGACTTTTTAACTTCACAGCGGCATCCCTTGACGGACGTGATGGGTGTTTCGCCGTATACCTCTCAGGCTCCCGACGGCAGCAATGCGACCAGGTCCCGAGCGGTGCTGTGCGTCAACGGACCGGCGCGCATCCGTGGCAGCCGAGCAACGGACACTACGCAGCGGTTCGGCAGCGTCACCAGCGACTTTCCGGCGCTTGCGAGAGTCGGTCATGCAACCAACCCGCTATCGGCACTGCGCGGCAAGGTGCTCTATCCGGACACCTCAGCCGGCGGAGGAGTAGCCAGTCGGTTTAGCACGCCCGAGTACGCAGTAGCCAACGGCGACGTGCAGGACCAGAAACAGGTGGTGATGCTCAGTAGCGATTCGCTCACCGCGCGAGAGGGATTGTGCTGGGTAGCTCCGATACCGAAGCTCACCGATCTGGCGAGCGGAGTTGGCAAGGGGCATGTGTTCGTTTTGACCAGCAACTTGGCGGCTGGAGTGGGTCAGGTTGCGGCGGCGACGATCACGGTTAGCGGCGAGTTCGGCATATTGGCCGGCGAGCCGATCGCGGTTTACAACACGGGGCTCAAGAAGGGGTTCGTGGGCGCGGTGGGATGGGCGGTGAAGATTGGGGATGAGTATTGGCTGTCGGAAATTGACCAATATGCGATGTGGTCGCTCATCACGTTCAGTGCCGATACGCACGGGTTTTCGGTAGGGTCCACGACGCAGGGAAAGGTGGCGGATCAGGATCCGATAACCACGTCCAGTTTCGTAGCGCTGACGCCGTATCCATTTTCGTTCCTGCCAACGCCAAGACCGACGATTCACAATCCGCACAACCTGATCGGGCTCAGCGGCGACGACGGTATTGTGGCATGGAACGACAATGCGGGGTGGTTTGAACTCATCGCGATTTTGCCGGTCGAGAAGCGGCGGATTCAGTTCGAGTTGTCGGACGACATGCCGACGGAGACGATAACGACGACTACGGACTTTACCGTTTTGCAGGCGGCTGAGTACACGGCGGGAGACGTGCCGGTACCGACGACGCTATCGGATCCGATGAAGCTAGTCATCAACGGCCTATCCGGTCAGAAGGGCGAAGCGGAATACAGTTATCGGGATGAGGCGTGGCGGATCACGAGCTTCTACCGGGGTGAAACAGCAGGCAACGCGACGTACCTTTACACGCTCACTGGAACGATCAGCGGCGGAACGGGAACGGCGACGATTCGCAATCTAGCCGATGATACCGAGATCGAAACGGGAGCAACGCTCAAAGATCCGCTTGGCCACTTTGCCGGCTTGACGAGCGGCTACCGCGGCATGTGCGTTAAGGAGGGCGACGATTACTACGCACTTGGCCCGTATGTTGTCGGTGTCGCATGGGTCGATCCAACCCTCCGGCAAACCAAGGACGGCACGACTTACACGACCATCGATACGGCGGAGGACTGCGTGTGAGCGGATTGATTCTTCCGAGCTATCGACCGCACTGGCGTCCTGACTGGTCGCGGCTGCTCATGGGCCACTTGAAGCTGACGAGTGGGCATTTGACGCGGACGGCCAGCGGGCATTTAGCGAAGTGCGGCGAGGAGGAATGTCCAGCAATAGAAAATTCGTGCAAGTACTTCGTTCCAATTGACAACTGGTTTCTTTCGATACCTGATGTCCAAGTAACCATATCCGGAATACTGCAAGTAGCCACCGTCGATTGCTACGACTGTGCAAACATAAACGGCATTTATCAAGTGTCGTGCGATACAGCAGCAACCCAAGTGTTTATTGATAATCTATGCGACACGGACGGGGGCAATACAAGATACAACAGACAATTCAGTATATTTTGGGGAAATGACACAAGCACCTTTCCCTACAAAATACATCTGATCACAAAGGTAATATCGGGGGTACGAAAACCTAATCTTCTAGGAGTGCCGCGAGCTGTAATCCAATGGATAAAAGATATTACATTCGGAGTGGATGTACGGTGCGAATTTCCTACGTTGGAAGAAGAGTCTATCGATGAAAGCTATACTTTCGACTCAACAATCAATACAAGTGGCCAGACAAGCGATAATTCTAGTTTGCATTTGAAATATCCCAATCAAACCACATTCATCGCCCCTGACGAGGACTGGTGCGACCTAACAGGCGTGGCCATGTCGTATGTTATTCTTTGACTGCCCAAGGTGCGGCACGCAGTTACGATTAGGGCCAAACGTAACTGAGCCCAAGTGCCCGAGTTGCAAATTCGTCAGGTACGGTTTAGGGACGAAGTTCGCCCGCGTTATCGACCCGATAGGCGGACGGCAATTCAAGCGGCTCTACAAGCGGCTAACTGGCAAGCAGTGCGGCTGCCGCAAGCGGCAGGCGTGGCTCAACCGCTGGTGGTCTGAATGCACGGCATGGCTCAAGCGCTGGCGCGACATACCGTCCGAATAATCCGGTCTAGATAACCGGAGGATTGACGGATGAAGCACGCACTGGCGGAACCGCGCGGCTACGCGAGCATGTTGCAGGACACCGACTACCCATGGTGTTGGTACTGCGGGAGGACCCAGGAGGACCGGCCGGAGCCGTGGCATGCGCCGTGGCTGATCGAGCGGTGCCATATCGTGAGCATGCCGCGAATCGAGGACCGCAGGGTGGTGGTTTTAATGTGTTCCCGCTGTCATCGGGTGCAGAGCGGAGACCTGCTCAAGCAGAGCCTGATGGTCGAGCGTCCGGGACTGGAACAGATGCTCTGGCTTAAGCATCGCTTTGACTGGGGCCAGTTTGACCGGGAGTTCTTGGGTCGGTTTAGCGTCCGGAAACTGCCGGTAATGTTGCCGCCATGCGTGGGGGCTGTTCAGCGGTACATGCGCCGGCGTGGGGACTATCCGATTCGGGGAGTGAGTATTCGGGAAATTTCCGGGTAATTCCGCCAACAAGACGACACAAATTGCTGGTAATCTAGTCGGTAGGGTATCGACAGAACACTAACTTGCACGGCCCGCAGGCCTAACCTGGAGAAGAATGATGACAGAACGCGAAGCGACTGAGAGACTGATCGAGATGGGGGCCAAGCTCGAAAAGAAAGAGGATTTTTTGGGCGACACTAAAAGCGGCTGGTGGATGGATACAGTTTGGCTGGCACCAGCCAACAAACCTAAGGATGCATTGCAGGCAATCGAAGGCTGAACCATGGTGAAGACTCGACGTAAATATCACCAGAAGCGTGATTGGCTCTTGGCCTACATCGGCAAGCGATCGTACAAGCGTGTGATGGTGGGCGAGGGTGAGATGGAAGAGGCGTACGCTGCCGAATTCGGTGTTGCGCTGAGGCAGTACACGATTGGCCCAGCGTCCTGCCCCGACCTGGCCGCGACGCTGCGGCGAATGTGGCTCGATGGACTGCTCAGACGCAGCACGGGCGGCAATCAGGATACTTCTTTTTATTGCCAGAAAACCTATTACGTTTCGTATCGCTTAGTTTAGATGATCACCTACCCACCCCGCGCCGGCCGCTGTGCCGATTGCCGACACGGGAACGACCAAAAAACGCACATGTAATTGCGACGGAGTCTCGGAATGCTATTAGCCCAAGAAGCCTATGAGGCGTACGCGAATCACGCCGGCGGTCCGCTTCCGCAGTGGGAGCACTTATCGCCGGAGATCCAGAAAGGCTGGGATGCGTCCGCGGCTTGGGTGGCGGGCAAAGTGTCCGGCGGGCACGATTGGCTTATCCCGGTGAAAGACACGGTATTTGCAAACAAAATCAAGGAGGAGACGGCAGACCAAGGCTCCGAGGATGGGCACCAAATCGCCGATGAATTGCTGTGTGAATTGCTGTTAGCGCTCGGATGCAATCAGACCGTAGAGGCATGGAAAGCTGTTAAGAAGTGGTACGCATAGTAGTGGAGTCAGGCTGATTATGTTCTACGAATCGAGAATTGTTGACGGTCAACTCAAGGTCCGAAGAGAACCGAACGGCCCATGGGAAGCCGTCGGTAGCGAAACTGCGGACGTTGCAAACCAAATGGCGGATATGACCGCCCAGCAGCGTCTCAACATATTGCAACTGTTTTGCAGTTCATGCGGTTGCATTCAGCCGGTAGGTATGCCGTGCCAATGCTGGAACGATGAATAGGACAATCGGATGACCAAACTCTCCATCGGCGATAAAATCACAATCGGCAGCGACTCGATCAAAGTGCTGAAGATCCTCTCTTGGTGCGCGACCCACAGCGGGAGCCGACTTTTGATAGAGGACACTGACGGCGGGCGATGGTTGATCTGCTATACGGGTCCAGGTGAGGCAAGTGGCCACCGCTACGTTAGGCCCAGACGCGGCGGGGAGGGTGGTGAGCGTTTGCCAGCCACTGTCCAGACGCGCTGACGCCGAGAACTAATTTCCGTATTCCGGTCCATGCGACCTATCTAGAGCTTGCAGTCTGTCCCGCATGTCGGTAACTTTTCTCGCGTGACCTAAGATCCTTGGTGGGATTTGTCGCACGAACGTGTATAATCTGAAGCTCGCACCTGAGTGCCTGCACGGTTTCCTCACGTTCACCGCGCACGCCCACCATCAGGTTCTGAGAATAGAAAGCAGCCGCTGGGTCACCTAGTGGCTGTTTTCGTTTCTAAGGTCGCGTAGAGCAATTTGATTCGACGAACGAATAGCGAACGCGATAGGCGAATTAGGGAAAGCTCTTAAAACACGGCGGGGGAAAAGAGCACCGGCCGGCCAATCGCACGAGGGACCTAATAAATCCCAAGCCCTGGGTGATGGAATCGCAACCCAGCAAACCGACTGCCAGTAACCCCAGTGAGAGCACTGTCCAAACCCCGACAACTCTTGACCTCGGTTGATACACATACTGGCGCTAGGACAGGGCTGAATCGTCTGAGCTATAGCGTACTAACTATCCCGTTACCAGCGGACGCTGGTGGCATCAACCAGGGATGTAAGGGGGCGGTGCGCGCTAGGCGATTTAGGACTATGTCATATAGGGTCATGTAGCAGCGACATATTGCCCGGCATATTTGGTCCATTCCTGCAGGAACGAGCAGGATACTAAATAACGGGAGCGACGTGAAAATGATAATTCCAGCAGGCAAGCATGCGGGCAAAGAGTTATCGACCCTTGCCGACGCCTCTATTTTGGCGATGGCGAACGCATGGAAGAACCACCCACTTCTAGCGGAGATTCACCAAGAAATCCTTCGCCGTGGTCTCGACGGAAAGAAGCGTGGTCACGTCGAAAAGAGCGGAGAGAAGCGTACGCGGCAAGTCGTTCTGCCGATGGCAGCGAAACTGCGTGGCATAGTGGACGCAAAGTGCTATTTGTGCGGTCACCTCAGCCGAATTTCAGCGAATTCATGGGAAACGGAGGATGTGTCACAGAAGCCAAGGTGTCATTGTGGCGGCATGATTTACTTGGCGGACCCGAGCTTGGTAGTGGTAGAGCAAACAACGGTAGAGGCAAGAATCAAAGTGTGGTAGCGATGATCATAGACTGGACTCCGATAGACGAACTAGACATCCCGAGGGTGCATGCGAACATCCTCAGGGAGCCGCTAATGAAGCTCGGCATGAAGGCTTTGGTCGTCTATGCCGGCCAGAATGTCTATGCGCCGCATGAAGTATTCCTACTTCAGTATCTTGGCGGTGAGCCGGAAAGTCGGCAGGCTCTGTTGATAGCCAACGATATCAGCGGTGGCGCGGAGAACCCGATAAACCTCGAGATCACGATAGACCACGTAGCCGATGCGGCAGGCTTCCTTGGCTTCCGGTGGTTCAACTGGCTTCCCGATACGCGGAGCCGGGTGCTTATCATGGAAGAACCGCCGCCTGAGGGTGATATCGAAGTGTTCCGCACGACATGAGCACGGCAATCGTAGGTCCTAACCATGGGAAGGTTAGGAGGAATGCCGTGGAAAACATGCTTACACCGGCTCAGGTGGCCGAAAAACTACAGTGCTCAGCGGCCACCGTTCGCAATATGGTGGCCGCCGGCAAGCTCCCGAGCGTCACAATCGGCTCGGGTACCAAGCGGAAAACGTACCGCATACCCGAAGAAGCACTCGCGCGGGTAACCGGCTATCATCCGGTCGAGGCCGTGGAGCCGCCCCCGAAGGTAAACGTGGTTCCGCTCCACCCGGCGCTGGTCAAGGCTCTGCGGCGCGCCGGTAACTCCTAGCCGCCACGCCGAGCATGTGCTGGTTGTTCTGGTCCAGGTGCCCGTAGACTTCGCTGACCATTCTTGTGTCGGAATGTCCCAAGAGCGTTGCGACCTCCGCCGTGGATAATCCGGCCATCATGGCATTGGTCGCGTAAGTATGCCGGTAAGCGTACATGATTACCTGATCGTCTAAATTGATCGAGCGGCGAAGCCTCAGTAGCCGCCGTGCGATGGTGTCCTTGCTCCAGGGCCTTCCGGACGCTTGGCGGAATAAGGGACCGGTCGGGTGCATGCGGACCAGCATAGCCGTCAGAACGGCCAGGCAGGGCGGTAGGTAGACTACGAGCGGTTTGCCTGTCTTGCCGCGTGTCTTGTGCTTCTTGAAGACCCACGTATTGCCAAAGACGTTGCCGGCGGTCACTTCGCGGATCTGCTTGGGTCGCGCTCCGCAGCGGCTGGCAATGAGGACTAGCGTAAATTCCTTGCCGTTCTCCTTCTGCTTCCGAGCGGCGGTTATCAGCAGAGCGTGTTCCTCATCGGTTAGAACGCGCTCGCGTGATTCCGGTCGTGGGTTGGGCAGTTCGGCTATGTGGTTGTCCGCTATGTACTTGTGGCTCAGTCCCCAGCGGAAGACATACTTTGCGGACGCGATGGCATCGCGCCGGGACCAGTCGCCCCATGCCGCATGGGAGTCTACCCAGGAGACGATTGTAGCCTTGGTGATGTCCCGGCAGAGTAGATGTCCTTTATCGACGCCAAACGTCGTCACGTAGTGCTCCAGGTGCTTGTAGCGGTCGGGTTTAAGTAAGACCTCATGTTCGCTCAGGAAGAGGCTACAGAGCGACAGGACGGTTAGTCGCGGGTCTCCGGGTTGCCGCGATAGCTCGAGCATCTGATTCCAGAGTCGATAGGCTTCGGTCTCATCTTCATGCAGGGGGAGAAACTTGCCGTGGGCGTTGACGACGAACCACTTATTGCGGCTCTTGCGGTAGAACGGCTTGCGCATGTTATCGCTTTCAACTTCCCCGGAAAATCCGTCTCAGGAAAGCGATAAGTTTATAGGGACTGGAAGGGCGTGTTGCCAAAAGCGTTGCCAGTCATGCTTTTTGGTCCACGCGGCTGATTCTTAAAAAGCGTGAAAGTCCTTGATTTCCTAGGGTTTTTGGCAGTCGGGGCGACACGATTTGAACGTGCGACCTCTGCGTCCCGAAGGCAACCGGTAGCGGTTTTCACAGGGAAAACATGTTAGGCAGGGCACGAAATGAGGCTGTTTTGGGGGCCGTCGTTGCCATATCGTTGCCACTCATTGCCGCAGTTCTCGAGCGGTGGCGTACCTCCGTGGAGTGCCGGTAGACAGTCGGGCACCAAAGGGAAGCCGGCCGGGGAGCCGACAACTTTTCAACCGCGCGCAAGGTCCGTTCGCTAGGGGATTTAAGTGTTTTGCTATCAGTGACCAAACGTGTCGCGGCGCTGGACAAAATCGACGCAACCGTTAATTCTTAGCAGGTTTGATGTCTTAAATTTCCCATGACGGGGGTGAGTAAGGAGTTCTACATGAACGTAGTGTTTGAGATCGAGTACACCGACCGCCATAGCGGCGAGCGTGTAACGGTGGAAGTCCAGGGGACCGGCGCGGCGCGGGAACTGGCACGGGAACTGGCAATGGCTAGCGGGCATCGAGCGGTGATTCGCCGCAAGCCAAAGAGACAGTGGCGGGTATTGGTGGCCGACCTGGAGACCGGGGAGATTACGACGATCGAGCAGCGGCTAACCGTCCGGGAGGCGGCCAAGATGTTCCGCAGTTGGAATGGCCGTGCCAGAAGCGAACATGCCGTCTGTCTGTACTGGCCGGACTGGGCCCCGGAGTTGCAAATACAGGTAGGCTCACGTAGTTTGGCGGGCTGAAATGGTAGATCAGCAGCGCGGCCAGATGACGCGCACCTCCCGGCTGAGAGGGACTTAGGTTCCCAACAGGGCGTCCAGAATGCCGGGCCGGCATCCAATTGAGCCTACGGATATAAGACGGGCGACCGCCGAAGTTTCAAGGCGAGGATGCAACAGGGGACGTTAGTTGGGGCGGGACCAACCTGATTCACTGACGACGCTAGGACGGCCATGGACGGCCGCCGTTTTATGGCTCGTTTGGATCGGTCAGTATCGGTTCGTCCGGAACGTCGCTAGGTGTTGCTGGAACGTCGGCTTCTGTAGCTGGCTTGGGCTTCTTAGCGAGTAGTTTGGAAGCGAACCGGGCAAGCTTCTTTGCGGAGTCTTTGGCTTGATCGCCTTCGGTGACTTCCCGCTTGAGCACTTCGTTGACAAGGACGGTGGCGATCTCTTGGGTATCGACGCGGACATCCGGCGATAGCTTGCGCAGCTCCCGCCGCAAGACCTGCAGGATCGGCTCGCTCAGGATCATCGCGCCGAGCAAGAAGCGGTTGAGGGCTTCCTTCTGCGTGTGGAACTCTCCCAGGGCAGACTTGATCCAGCCCTCTTTGCACAGCAGGTAGAGCGATTCGACGTCCTTGGCGGTCCGTGCGTTGAGAGAGCAGAATTCGATAAACAGGACCAGTTCTTGTCCGATCGGCTTGGCGAATGTGACTTTGAAAACTTTCCAGGATAAGCCGTTGGTCAGGATGACCCAGTCAACGCCCTGGTTGGCGGCATAGTCAATTGCCTGCTTGACGTGCCATTCTTTCAGGTCGGTTCCGACCGCTTTGACCTCGATGAGCATCTGTAGAGCGCCGTCGATCTTGGTTGCCAGGTCACAGTAGGTCCCCCGGATAGCGTGCTCGGAGGTGATTTCGGCGTATTTGTCGTAGCCGAAGATATCGGCCAGCATGTCGACCACGATAGTGACCGTATCGGATTCCCCGACGTCTCGCGTCTTGGCTGAGGAGAGTATGGGCTGAAACCGCTTGATGCCAGCCACAATGCGGTCAGCGATTTTCGTGGGAACTTTGCTCATCGGAGGTTCCTTAGTTGGTGGATTTCCCTCGAGACTTCTTGACGGCCTGATCGGCCTGCTTCGTGGCGGCGGCGGTCGCCTTGCGTCGCACCTTGGGGCGACCACGCTTTGCGGGAGGCGGAATGAATCCCTCTTCCTCCAGCGATTTCCATGTGTCTGGAGTATTCGGGTCTTTAACTAGTATCCGAGCGTCTTGGTAGCAGGCATCGTGAATCCCACGCTTGAGTTTATCGCCCGGAAGGATCGGTTCTTCGCAGTACAGGCAAATCGGATCGGATGCATTAGCTACAGCGGGCTTCGGTCGCATGGCGGCTATCGCTTGGTCTAACGCCTTCTGAGCTGCTAGGAGCTTTTTAAGCACTTGTTGTTCGTCCATGACGGGCCATTTTCGGGTTATTTTGCGCGGACGCAACTACCAGTATGGAAAAGACTTATGGAGCGGAGCAATAAACAGATTGCAGCCATTTTTCTCAAATCGATTGCACACCTGTTTACAAACTGTTTTACACTCCTTAAAATATGGACGATAAATAAATTTCCGCATGGATGTTTCAACATTTGAGGTGCATCCATGCAGGTGACTGTGTTTGAAAAAAGGGTTCTTCAGGTGCGCGAATCAGCAAGGCAGCGGATTGAAAAGGCGGAGCTGGAACATCTCTGCGTGGCATGTTTGGAGCCACTAGTCGCTGTATTCGGCGAGAAGGGCGAATTCCTCAAGTGGGATCAGATTCGCCAGTGCCATCCGAAGTGCTATCACGCAACGCTGCGGGCCATCAAGGCCGGCAAAACGACCGAGCAGGAACGGATGACGGAAGGTAAGTTCGGCCAGCGTGGTTTCGGCGGTCCCAAACCATCCAACCCAGTCACCAAAGACGTTTCGTAGTCCCCCACCACACTTCTCAAGGAATCCCGACAGTGTCATCCGAGCCCCTCGATATTCATGCCGCGCTGGAGCAGACAGCCCCGGAAGTCCGCCGGCGAGCCAGAAACCGTCTATCGCCGATCCAGTCGCGGTTTGACGCGGATGACCTGGTACAGGTTACCGCGATGAAAGCCACCCGAGCCGCCGATACGTGCCGCGCCAAGTCCATGGAAGACCTACGGAACTGGGTATTGGTCATCGCCAAACACACGATGCTCTCGGAACTGCAGAAGGAACTAGGGACCCAGAAGCGACCGGTACTGGTCCAGAGCAATGCCGGCGATGAGGCGGTTGCTCCAGAGCCGCAGCCACTACAGGCGATCGAGGCAGCCGAGGAAACCGCCGGTCAGTTCCAAATCGTACAGCGGAGTCTCGACCAAATTCCCCAGCGTCAAGCGGCCGCTATCCGCATGCGATATCTCGAGGAACTGGGATACCCGGCAATCGCCGATCGCATGGGAATAACCGTCAGCGCTGCTCGGACTCTGGTAACCAGAGGACTTGATAACGTGCGTGAACTGTCCAGGTAGTCGACTGTTTCGCGCGAAGCTCGATTGCTTCGCGCGCTCGTGGTGAGCAGAGAAACTAGCTAAGGGAAGTGGCATGTCTGTTGGATCGGACGATCTTGTCGAAGTCTTGTCGGAAGTACAGCCCATCATCGAACAACGCTACCGCGGCGCGCTCTCGGGAGTGAGCCATCGGTTCGATGTGGACGACCTCTATCAGTCGGTCTGCTGGCGAGCTTACCGGAATCACGAGCGATGCCAGGCTCAGTCCGCAGCCGAGTGCCGGAACTGGATTCTGAAAATCGCCGCCAACGTGTTCCGTTCGGCGATCGCGACCCATCGGCTCAGCGGCAAGCGGTCGACCATGCGGGAGCGAGCCATCGTAGCCACTTCCGGTGACCTGCCGTACGTGGAGCCGTGGTGCGAACAGTCCAGTGAGCTGGTCCATGGTGAAGCGTGCCGGCACATGCTGGCATGTCTGGACCGATTGCCGCCCCAGCGTCAGGCCGTGCTGAGAATGCGGTTCCTCGAGCAGCGGTCGTATCAACAGATCGCGGAAGAACTCGGGGTGACAATAGCGGCCGCGAGGACCAGCGTATGCCAAGCGGTCCGACAAGCGAGGGCGGAACTGGGGCAGTATTCGCTGCCGGGGTTTGAAGAGTGATCGAAAGCGTGAAGTAAGGAGGCGGTCAAAGATTGGCCGCACGAAGCCGTGGCGCTCGGGAATGCGCCGTGGCAGATGGACTGGTTAGCCGCTTGGCGCGATGGATGCGCCGAGCGGGTTTAGAAAGGAAGTGCCATGCTTTATCTCTATATTCGACCGAACGAATCTCTTTTAGCTCAAAATCTTTTTGAGCTGCATTTTCGCGGATCTTCGGATCTGGGTTGCGCGTTCTCTCTTGCGGTGCTGAGTCGGCTGCCGTTTACCGTCCTGGATAAGCTCGACCAGATTACCGGCGGACTGGCCTATCCCGATAAGCCGGGGGAGTTTGTGGCGACCATCGGCAGCCGGCTCAATGTAGCGGACTGCTACATGTATATCGGTCGGGCATCCAGGGGTGTCAAGATCGCAATTGACGCGCATCCGGCGATTAGGTTTACGCGCCCGGCGCAACATGGAACTTCGCTCAGCGGCGCGTAACTTGAAGACCCGCTTTTCTCGTCACTTGTCCACCTCTATCCGCCGGAGTCTATGAAAATGATCTCTGTCTATGAGTCCCTCAATGGTCACGCATCGGAAGTACGCCACCTGGCACAGCGCATCCGCAGTTCACTAGGGTCCATCGCCGAGGAGGCCATCGACATAGGCCGATCCCTCATCCGGGCCAAGCAATTACTGGGGCACGGACAGTTTGAAAGATGGCTCCAGGAGGACGTGGGACTCAAGAAATCCAATGCAAACAACTACATGCGGGTGGCCGAGACGTTCGGCAAATGTCCACTAAATGGACATTTGGGACTGACTGTCATGGTGAAATTGTCCTCGTCCGACGTTCCCGAGGAGGCCATCGAGGAAGTCAAGCAGAGAGTCAGCGGCGGTGAAAAGGTCACGGTCAAGCAGGTAGAGGAAGTCATCGCGGAGCATCGGCCAAGCCGGCCGGAGCAGAGCCGCATCACTGAGAATATCGAGGCGGTCTACGGACCAAGCAGTCCGCCAGTTGAGCCGCAGGACACCGCCCGGGACGCTGAGGAAGAGACCCTGGAAGAGACGCAAGAGGACCGGGAGCGAGCGGTCAGAGCCAAGATTATGGCAATGGTCGGCGGTCTATCGGAGAGTTCGCGGCGCGAGGTGGCACGCGAGCTAGCGGACCTGTACGGCGATAAGCCAAGCGAGCCGAGTGAGCCGGAATGCTCGTGCAGCGGTCAAGCCATGCTCTCGGGCATGGAGATCGACCAAGAGCAGCTCAAAGCGGCCATCAGCGATTCAGACAAATTGCAAGTGGCAAGGATTCTATTTGACGCCTGCCCCACTTCGCAGCGGCGGTCACTGGTCGGTCTGATGAAAAGCCTGCTGGCTAAGAAAGCCGGACGGTACTCGGAGGAGTTCGAGGAGTTCTGGGCGGTCTATCCTCCGAAGCGACGGACCAACAAGGGCGCGGCCTATGTCGCGTGGAATAGGGCCATTGATTCTCTGGCGCTGGTGGAGCCGCCCGAGGAGGACGGTTCGTGGGCATCGCATCTGGTTCGCCGAGCGTCGGAGTATGCGGCTAGTCCGGTCGGCCAGGGACGTTATGTAAAGGGTCCCGAACCGTGGCTAAACGGCTGCTGCTGGGAGGACCACAAAGAAGCATGGAAGGATAACGATTACAGGAACAGCGCGTTGTTTGTTCCGGGGGACGAAGTTAAATCCGGTTTTGTATGAAAGGCAAAGTATGGATCAGTTTCAAAAAGCGGCGTGGATGTCATTAGTCGAGCGCATCGGTCCGAGGTTGTCGGGCGCGACATTCGACAATTACCAAGTTGGAGATGAGCCCGCGCAGGCCATGTTGGTGGACAAGCTAAGGGAGGTTGCCGCGAATCCAGCGGCGATGATTGAAAGCGGCGGTGGGCTCGTGCTGATCGGAACCATGGGTACCGGCAAGGATCACCTGAGCTTCTGCGTGGCCAGCGCCGTTTTTAAGGCGGGGTTCAGCGTGGCATGGGAGAACGGAGAGGAACTGTTCGCCGCAGCCAGGGATGCGATGGGCAGTCGCGATACCGAGTATCAGACAGCGCGGCGGTACACCCAGCCCGACTTACTCTGGCTTAGTGACCCGCTACCGCCTAAGGGACTTGCGGAGAACAGCGGGAATCTGACCGATTGGCAAATGCGGTTTCTGTATCTCATTGTCGACTATCGGTATCGGCATAAGAAGCCGACTATCGTTACCGCCAACGCTCACGACCTGATGGACTTCGATCGACGTATCGGCCTCCAGGTCGCGGACCGGCTCAATCACGGTTCGGTTCGGTTTCTGTGCAAGTGGCCCAGTTTCCGCACCCGGAATAGATAGGACTAGCCGATGCCGGCCGCCACGGCTCCCACCATGCTGGATAGAGTGCCGCCCAACGATATCTCGCTGGAGCAGTGCGTACTGGGATCCATGATTCTGGATCCGGCCAGCGCGGTCGACATCGCCAGCACCCTACTGACCGGCGGCGATTTCTACGGCGACATTCATGGGCAGGTGTTCGACGCGATTGTATCGCTGCATGAACTCGGCCAGCCGGTTGGCGACGTGCAGTTACTGCTGACCAAGTTCCGTCGGTACGGACTGGTGGACTCGGGCTTTGGTGCGGCGGCTATCGCTCAGTGTGTTAACGCCACGCCGACAGCGTCCAATATCGAGTTCTACGCCGAGGAGGTCGCGAAAATGTCGCGCCACCGGCGGACGATCCAGGTCGTCACCAAGGCCATCGGCAAACTATACGAAGAAAAGCCGGACGTGGACGGCATCACGGAGAAACTGGTATCGCAGATTCTCAATATCCAGTCTCAGAAGAAGATCGAGATATTGACGCTACGGGAGTCGGCTGTCCGGACTCACCAGCGGATCCAGAACGCGGTAACGCTCGGGACCGGTCACGGGATACCGACCGGCATTCGCTGTCTGGACGAGGCGATGGGCGGACTGTGCGAGTCGGAGGTCATCATACTCGCCGCGCGTCCGGGTCAGGGAAAGACCGCGATGGCGATGCAGATAGCGTCCAACATGGCGATCGACGGCAATCAGGTACTGGTCGTCTCGCTGGAAATGAAGGACACGGAGCTAACGACTCGGCTACTGTGCGCGGTCTCGGGGGTGGATTCCAAGTCGATCCGCAACGGCACGATTACCCAAGAGCAGGTGGACCGGATAGGGGCGTTTGTCGATTCGCTCAGTTACCCGGTTTCGTTTTACGCGCCGGAAACGGCGACGGTCCGAAACATCGTGGCGGCGGTTCGGTTGGCGATGAGCCGGGGACCGATTGCGGCGGTGGTGATTGACTACGTGCAGTTAATAGTTCCGAGCGATTACCGGAAACCGCGACATGAGCAGTTAGAAGAGGTGTCTAAGTTAGTGAAGAACAACGTGGCTCGGGAGTTTGGGATCCCGGTTTTGCTGTTGTGTCAGTTGAATCGGGACGGCGGCGGCAGGGTTCCCAGGGCGGAGGACCTCAAGGGGTCCGGTTCGCTGGAGCAGGACGCGGATTCGATTATCGCGATCCATACACCGGAGGAGTCCAAGGGGACGAAGGAACTGCACATTTTAAAGAATCGCCACGGTGGCGAAGGGGTGTTGAAGGTGCGCTGGCATGCTTCGGCAACCAAGTTCGAGGACTTCGAATACGAGGAAATGTAACTTAAAGATGCAAAACGCACGTCTAAGCGAACTATCGTCGATTGAGCGGGAGCTTTTGGAGTTGATTATCGTATTGCCGCGTGTCGCTCACGTCGCACTGGAGCAAGTGTGTCTGGAGTGGCTGGATAGCGATCCAGCAAGGCAGATACTGGATGCGTACCAGCAGTTGTGGTTTAGCGGTCAGTCGCTGGAACTCGACGACGTATTGAAAGCGATCGACGACCCGCTTAAGGAATTGGTGGCAACATTGGCCGAACAAGCCAGGGCCAAGAATCCGTACTCGCAGATTTACACGCCGTTTCGACTGCAAATATTGACAAGCCGGATGTGCGAGATCCATGAACAAAGGGCTCGCAGTCAGAAAATCGCAGAACTGCAAGCCAAGGGACTGGCTGAGCAGGAGGAGCAAGACATCCTTCAGACTGTGATTCGCGAATCGCTTCGTCGCCAGTAGTGACACACTCTCGCCGTTTTGCGGTCTATGCCACCGGAGGACACAACGATGCTAATTTCGCCGGCATGGGTTTACGGCAGTCTGATCATACACACGGACAGCGGCGGGTATGCGTTCAGTTCAGATACGTGGCCCACTGGCCGGCTCAAGGTCCAGGACGTTTTGCAAGCACTGTGCGGCGAACCCGATGAGCGCGGCTACTACGTTTTTCACGAATCGCACCACTGGCTGGAGGAGCATTTGGGCGCGGTCGCGCGGCTGTCCGCAAAGGATGTCGGCTTGCTGGCGATCGCGGATCTAGCGGGGATTCGCGGGGATGACGAGGTTCAGTTCAGTCGTCAGGCTGCCGCGTCTCTTGCGGTGGTTATTTTCGAAAAGGCGTTCAATGCGAGCCGTCAGGATGCGGTGTTGATGGTGCATTTGAATCTATCGCCAAGGGATGTAGTGGCGGGAAAATCAGAAAAGTGACGACATGGGCGGCGAGTCATTCGGTCCTAGGTGGTGATGGCGGTTCGGTATGGACGCAAAGCATGGAGAAATATATCAGTGGCTGTAACTAAGACGCTCGGCGTCGATGACGTAGTTTTTGACAAGTCGTATTACACGCGGTCGGAGTCGCAGAGCCCCGAGAAGGTTAACGAATACGCCTTGTCGATAGAAGGTGGTGGCTTCCCTCCGATCCTCGTCAATCACGAGAATATTTTGCTCGACGGTTGGCATAGGTGGATGGCTCATAAGAAACAGAAGCTCCAGGCAATCGACGCGGAGATTCTGGATACCAGCGGATTCGTTCTCTCCGATGGGACGGTGGACATGTATGCGATCCGCCGGAAGGCCGCACGTTCTAACTTTCGGCATGGATTGCCGCAGACCGAGCGCGAACTAGGTAAGCTGATTCGCGACGAATACCGAGCGAAGATGGACAAGCTCGACCAGGCGGGCCGCGCCGAATTGAAGCGGGAAATGGCGGCGGACTACAGCCGGAGCATCAGTTACATTAAAGATGCCACAAGCCGCATCGACAAAGACCTGAAGGCCGAACTTCGGCAGACCGCGTTCGATATGTGGCTGGCCTGCTACACGCAGGGGGAGATTGCCGAGGCGGTAGGGTATGCTGCCGGTCCGGTTAGTGAGTTCCTCAAAACACTACAGTTCTTCGGAAACGCCACCGGTGGCGAAAGCGAAGAGTTGTCGGAAACTAGGTCACTCACTGAAACTCCAGTGGATGACATGGAATTCGAGGACGATGACGACGGAGACTCCAACAGCCTTGGCGTCTACAAGCTCGACAAGCGACTGTTGGTCCGCGCCAACCACGTTGACGAGCACTTCAGGCCACCCGTCTACAACATCTGGAAGCAACAGGACCGCAGCGACCAAGTGAGCCACTTCGGGAATACGGAAATCACTTGGCTCGACAATCTGTTGTACCTCTACACTAAGCCATTCGACGTTGTGATCGATCCGTTCGCTGGCGGCGGATCGGCAATCGACCTGTGCAAGTCTCGCCTGCGGCGCTACTTGGTTTCCGACCGTAAGCCGGTTGACATTCGCTACGACCTTCGGACGCACGATGTGACGGAAGGCGTCTTGTCGCCGCCGCAATGGAAGGACGTGCGGTTGGTCTACCTCGACCCACCGTACTGGAAGCAAGCGGAAGGCAGGTACAGCAAGGACGCGACCGACTTGTCGAATATGAAATTGGAAGCGTTTAACGATTCGCTTTCATCCCTCATCAAGCAGTACGCGGAGAAGCTAAAGCGGTCTCGCGTTGCTGACGCTTACATCGCTCTCATTATCCAGCCGACTCAATGGAATGCGCCGGGGCGTCAGTTTACCGACCATATCGGCGATATGTTGCGGCTAGTCAAGCTACCCGTCGACATGCGTTACTCGGTCCCGTATGAGTCGCAGCAATGCAACGCTCAGATGGTCGAGTGGTCCAAGGAGAATAAGCGTTGTTTGGTTCTGACTCGTGAGATTATCGTATGGAGGGTAATGAAATGACTCGCTCGAGGCGTTTCGGAAGTGATGTTCCGTTCATGGCGTGGTTTCGGGATAATGAAAGGCTTCCATCGAATGGTCGGGACTGCGGAATAGCCGCCACTGACGTTGATTTGTATGTCCACCGTTTCCTATGTCGAGTGGGATCAGAGGGAACTCGTGACGCGCAGGGGATCATGATGATCGAAGTAAAGACGCGAGAAGGAGAAGTAGGAGACTCGCAGCGAGACACACTTTGGAAAATCCATGTGATGTCTGTTGGGTTCAACGAGCAGATATGCGTAAGGCATTTTGGGGTGTCCGTATTGCGGATGGTTGGTGTTGATCCGAGTGATACGGAGATGCTCGGGTGGGGAAGGTTCGACCGAACGGGGAAGCTCAACTACAAAAGTATTGACGTGGATATGCTGGAAAGGCTGGTGCGATTCGAGGTCGACCCGGACAATCTAAACAGGCCACCGCTGGTTGGCGTTACGAGGTCTGGAACGATCGTTACCAACGCTGATGAAGAGAATCCGAGAAATGGTCCGAAAGACGTGACATAAGCTCGCAGAAAATCGGTCGTAGTATGTGGAGCAAAACACATGGCGACCGAATCCAGCATCATCGTAAAGCACAGCGACCAGTCGCAATGGTTAAATGGTAGGGCCGCGTCGATCGGATCTAGCGACGGTCCAGGTCTCCTTGGTCATGGCTACGCTGCGTCGTCTAGTTGGTATGCGCTCTGGGCCGAAAAAAGCAAAGGTCTTTCGCCGGAGCGTACCGCAGAGACGCTTCGCATGTTCGAGAAAGGCAAATTGGCCGAGCCATACATAGCCGGACTGTGCCGACTTGAGCGCGGTTGGGATATCCAGTTTGATCCGGACTACAGTTACCGGCGCAATATAAAACTACCGTATCTGACCGCTTCGCTCGATGCCTGGATGACTGAGGAAGGCGAACCTGTTGTATTGGAGTTCAAGAATTTATCGGGCTGGATGGGGCGGCACTGGGATTCGAAATCGGGCAAAGCGCCGCTAAAGAACTCGATCCAAGTTCAGCACCAATTGGCGGTAACCGGCTGGAGTAAGGGATATCTGGTCGGTCTCCACGGATTCGATATCCATGTAGTCCCCGTCAAACGGCATGACGGGTTGATCAGCGCGATGCTTGAGGAGTATTCGCAGTTCTGGGCGTACGTGGTTGGCGGTGTCGAACCGCCAATTGATGATTCCGACGCGACACACGAAGCCTTAAAAAGAGTCTATCCAGTAGTGCCGATGGACGCCGCGCACCTAGACGAGCGAGCCAGTGGGTTAGTCGCCGAAATGCTAACGCTCGAGCAGTCAATCGAGTCGGACTCACGGGCGCTGGAGCGCTGCCGCAATCGTCTTGTTCAAGAGGCGGAAGGCGCGGAATTTCTAGTTACCTCTGGTGGTCAGTGGTTTAGTTTCAAATCAAATCGCGGTGGCAAGCGCAAGCTCAAGCCGCACAACGGGAAAGTAAGGGTGGGGTAATGGTCGCAACAGCTCAGGAACCGAAACCGAAGAACGCGCTGACACTGCTCAGCAATCACTTGGAGACGCTCAAGAAGCAGATCGGTCTAGTGCTACCCAAGCACATGACACCCGATCGCATGGCTCGGCTGGCACTGACGGCGTTCAGTGCCGAGCCCAAACTGCATTTATGCACGTTTGAATCGGTGGCTGCGTCGGTCATTGTCGCTTCACAGATGGGGCTGGAGATTGGGGTAGGCGGTCAGGGCTGGATTGTGCCGTACGGGACAACGGCGACGTTCGTTCCGGGGTGGATGGGACTGATTGAACTGCTCAATCGCAGTGGTCGAGGCAGTGCTTGGACTGGTGCCATTTACGACGGGGACTGGTATGACTGCGAGCTTGGGGATTCGCCGTTCCTGAAGCACAAGCCATGCGGATCGAAGGACAAGATCACGCACGTCTACGCGATCGGTCGGAGCAAGGGGGGCGACTGGCCAATCATCGAAGTGTGGAATATGCCGTCGGTGGTCACACATCGAGACAGGTACAACAAGGTCGGGAAGAAGCATTACTCGTACGCGAATGAGAACAACTGGGAGATGTACGCGCGCAAAGTGGCGCTGCTTCAGGTGCTCAAGTACCTACCCAAGTCGATCGAGCTTCAGGCGGCGATCGATGCCAGCAACGCGGCGGACATGGGAGAGGCGTATACGGTCGATGCGGATTTCGTAGTGGCGGTACCCAAGCAGCCGCAAGTCGATACCGACATGGACGGACTAACTGACGATCTGGAAAAGAAGAAGGCGAACAGGGATCAGCGGCAGGCTGAGAGTGGTAAAGGGGACCGCAAGGAAGAGGCGGCGGAAACGGGGAAGGATAAGCCGCAGGACAAGGCCGCTGATAAGTCGGTCGAGAAGACGACTGAGAAGGCAGCGGACCAGCACGTAAGTCAAGTGGCGGACGATGAGCCGGATATCATCGGCGACTTCCGCCGGCGAGTGGATGCATGCGATTCCGAAGAGGATCTCGAGATCGTCCGGCTGTCGATCAAGAAATCCAAGTCGCTCGGGCCCGACGAAAAGAGGTTCCTCGAGCGAGCCGTTGATAGCCGCCGGGCGGCGCTATGAGTCGCAAGGAAGGGATCTCATTTATCTCGGGAGGTCACACGTTCATCTACGTTTTCTGGCCTAGTTATGTGGGGATGGCGATACGGCGCGTCTACGTGGACAGCCGTCATCCGGAACTGGGCTTCAGTCTCGCGCTGGTCTTTACTGCAATGAGAAACGTGGCTTGAATGACATGTGTGGAGTAGTGCAACGCATGGGCAAACGCAAGGGACTAATTCGGTTCCCTCAAAACGTGTTCGAGTGGTCTAAAGCTTTCGGGGACGATCTTGGCTATGAGGCGACGCGATTGCCAAGACCGGTCGAGTCGCCGCCAGGAAGTCCGGAGAAGATAGCGGCCATTATCGAACGGCTGGGTCGCGGTCAGGCTCTGTGGATCGGCGGCGATGCGGGCGATGCGCAGTACGCATATGAGCGTGTGGACTATCGCGTAGTGGGCGATGAGCGGTTTGGCGCGGTGGTTGGCAAGGACCCAGAGGGCCGGCGCCATCGGTACTGCGTATGGATCCATCTGGGTGGACATGGCGAGAAGCTGCATTACATTACCGCAGCGGCGGGTTACCGCGATAGCTTTGGTGAAAGCGAGACGACCGACCGGGAATTGTCGGCTATTCGAAAGCATGCCGAATCGCGCGGCGCGTCGTTCGTGGCGGTCGGCAGTCTGTTCAGTGCGCGCGTACTGGCCGAGTCGGAAGTCAAGCGGCTGTCCTATCCGGTAACGGGAGTCGGCATGCTCTGGCTGCGGTGGATGACACGGTACTGCGATAAGTCCATAGCCTGTTGGGGCGATACGAAGATCATGGACCGGGCGGTGGATGTTCTGTGGATGCTCAGCCGAACAAGTATTGGCCGACATGTTTACGTTATCGGGCTAACGCCGGCGGGTTTTCCGAGTCCTATCCTTCAGGCGGAGGGCTGTGGCGAGATCGAGCGGTACGAATACCGGGATATCATCGCGGACCGCGAGCGGGAGGAGGGGAGTGATGACGACGATGACGAAGCTTAGCGGTACCGAGTTTGAGGGTATCGTTCAGGACCGGCTGCAGAAGTACCGGCAGAATAAGATCGCCGACATTCGCCGCTCAGGCGTGCAGGCCACGATGCGGAGTGGCGGCGAGTGGCAGGTGATTCCCTCGCGCCCGGACTTCGAGGGGGTGTTCAGGGGGCCGGTGCCGGTCTGCTTCGACTGCAAGGTATGCAGTCAGGCGAGTTTCAATCTTGCGCCGTACCGCGATGAGACTCGGGGTAGTCGGCGGCGGCAGCTCAACTACATGTTTGATAAATCGCTCTACGACGTGCGGTGTTTTTTTCTATTCCACTGGAATGCCAGAATACTCAAAACGAAAGAGGAGGCGGCCATAACGTACGCGATGCCAGTTCATCCCGAAATGGAAATATGGCGGGAGTTTCTATCGGCGGACCTTCGTTCACTGAGTCGCGACGACTGCGCGCGGCATGGGGTCGAGGTGCCATGGACGCTCTTCGGGAAGTCAGATCGAACACTTCAGCCCGACCTTCGGGTCATTATTTAATTACGAGGATGAAATGGATATACCGACGATTGAAGTGCCCAAGGCGAAACTGGAGGCACTCGAAAAAGAGCATGAGTTCTTGCAGCAGATCCGGGCGTTGAGCCATCATGTGGAGCAGGCCCGGACCGATTACCTGTATGCGCGGGATAAGTCGCTCGAAAAGAAGAAGGCGATGGATACGCTGTCGGCGGATCTCAACGACCTGATTTCCGGCGGACCGCCCAAGCCGGATCCGCAGGGAAGGCTTCCGTTTGCCAGCGAGGATGAGCCGGATGAGGAGGACGAGCCGGAGGACGATGAGGACGAAGCCGAAGAGGTTAAGCGTGCGATTCAGCGGCAGGACAAGCGGGAGGTCCGGCAGGGTGTGCGCGGTGAAGCGGTCGGTACCAACGACCTTGAGGACGAGGAGGGATACGGCGAAGCGATCGATGCGGACTTTGAAGTCGTTGAGGATCCTCCGAAGGTGGAGACCAAGAAGGACCAGGCGTTGCCGCTACCGACCGATATCAAGGCGCTCGACTTGACCGAGCGTCAGAAGGGCCTGCTTGCCAATACCGGGGCCTTGACGATGGCCGATCTAGTAGACCTGGGCAACGGGAACTGGAAGAACTACCCCAAGGGGTTCGCGTCCATCAAGGGGCTCGGAGGCGCGGCGATTGCCAAGCTTGTTCAGCAGTTGCCGAGTACGGCTGCCGAGCACCGGGCTGAACCGGGAGAGATGCCGGCCGAAACCAAGAAGATCAAGATCATGACCTTCGCTGGCCAGTCGGACAGTCTTCAGCCGGGCGATACGTACGAAGCGACGGTCCGGGATGACAACGTGGCTATCGTGAGTCTACCGGGACAGGAGCCGGTTGAATTCCAGGAGTACGAATACGAATTGGTGGGTTGAGCGTGGCCGCAAGAACAGCACGACAGCGGGCATTCTTGTCGCCCGCAAGTGATCGGATTCCGGGGGTCGGTGAGCAGGTATATGTTCGCCGAACTCCCGGCAATCTTTCGATGATCCGATCGATCGGCACCGTAGCCGGTCATTCTCTACTGCCGGACATGGTCTATGTCCGGATCGAGCGGGGTAGGCAGCGGCACGCCGGCATGTGGTCGGTCGTTGATTTGCGACCGCACGGCTAGCGTGGGCTTGCGATTGTCGCGCGGCGGTCGTCACTTGGACCGCATGAAGCTACCAAAGAAAACGCTTGAGCGGATCCGGAAGATCCGGCGCGCCGACCGGGCTAAGGCCGCGGCGATGCGTGAGGTGCTGCTCAAGCGACTTATCGCAAAAGGGAATCCTAAATGACCGAGTGCCCCTGTAAGTTTGCGGCCGTTCTGCAGGTCAGTTGCGCGCTGGAACTGATCAAGATCGCCAGGTCGGGCGACTTTCTCGCTCGCAAGGCCGATGTCCTCAAGCACAGCGGCTGCGCGCTGGGGAGTCTCGGCGAGTATCTAGAGCAGACGCCAGAGGAGCCGGTGACGGCAATGGAGGCAGTAGCGACGGCAACGCCCGACACGATCGAGGGATGTTCGGCGGCTCTGGAGTCGGTGCTATACGCGCCGCGAGCGGATGAGGTTGCAGCATCGGCGGCAATGAATCCGGTGGCTGTGGCACTGCTACAGAAGTTGATTCGGTTGCTGCTGGAAAAGCTTTCGTAGCGATCATCTTCGTTTAGGGGTTTAAACGCGCATGACTCAGCCGATTTACGGGGTCCCGCCGGATACGTACGTTCACACGAACGTCATGGTCATGCAGGGCGCAACGCCATGGACCCGGCCGCCGGCGCTGATGCAACCGGTGTGGGATGCGGGGATCGATGGGCGCGGATGTATCGGCATTAGTCTCGATACGGGATGGAAAGCTCATCCGTCGTTGCCCGAGCCGCTGGACGGCAAGAATTTCACCGGCGGCGGTTCGTCGAACATCACGGATAGGCACTCCCATGGCGTTCATACCATCGGCAGTATGGCCGGTCGGAATGGAATTGGTGGTGCTCCCGGAGCTGGAATCAAGGTCGGTAAGGTACTCGGGGATAACGGCAGCGGTTCCAACACGATTGCCGGTCTGGACTGGGCAGCGGATCAAGAAGGCGATGTAGTGAACTGTTCCTGGGGCGGCGGGCAGTCCGTTGATTCCGGAACAGAGAGGGCGATGAAACGCATCGTTGAGTCCGGCAAGTGGCTGTTGTTTTCGGGTGGTAATTCGGGGTTCAACGGATCCAATACGGTGATTGCGCCGGCGATCAGTCCGACGAATGTAGCGGTCAGTTCGACGAACCAAGACGGTTCTTTGTCGGGATTTTCCAGTGGTGGACCGGCGATTGACTTAGCCGCAGGTGGCGGTGGAATCATTTCGTGCGGCCTGAATAACGATCTTGTGCTGATGTCAGGAACGAGCATGGCGTCACCTACAGCCGCTGGAGATTTGCTGTTGCTTCGGCAAGCGATGAAGCAGCTCGGAATGGACGTCTACATGGGCATGCGCGAGCTGGTCGCGTTCTTGCGCTCCGAAGAGTTCCTTAAGGACGCGGGGCCGGTTGGTCGCGATCCGCGTTTCGGAGACGGGGTAGTGATCGTGTCGAAAAATATCATCACTTGGATTCTTGCAAAAACTACCGGGGGAAGTGGCACATGATACGAGTCGGCTTCTCTGCGATTGTTCTGGTTGCATCGCTGTTTGCATCGGCTTTTGGGGTCGAAGGACAGTATCAGGTTACGTTCCTGTCCGCCAGGCATGCCACGGTAACGCCCGATGGTGATGGCGTGGTGATTCTCGTCGAGGAGCTATCGGAGAAGCAGGGTCGCGGGGTGCTGCTGGATGCGTTGCCAGGCGTCAAGTGGATCGAGGTGCATGATGTTGCAGCTCCGTTTCCGCCGACCGTGCACGAGGAATTCCGGCCTGGTCAGTTTCTGATTCGCGGGGAATCTGGCCAGCGGTTTTACGTGTCGCAACGCGGGGAGGGGCTGCCGATCTGGATTACGGTCGAGATCGAAGGTAAGCCTGATCCGCCACCGCCACCGCCACCTCCTCCTCCGCCTCCGCCACCAGTGCCCGAACTCGACTGGGTAACAAAGATCAGTTCAGAGAGATCGGCGGAACTGAACGATCCGACCACTGCCGCGAGACTGAAGACTGCAATCGATGGAACGTGCGAAAGGCTCGAAGAGTTGTGCAGTCGCGGCTTGTGTCCGAATCTTGCGGAGGCCAAGCAGGCGATAGTCGCGGAGATAGAGCGGGTGATGCTAACGCGCACGGTGCCAAGTACGGATTGGCTTGAGGGTTGGAGACGGCACATTGCGGCGGCGATCAATCAGGTGAATCCGACCGAGACGGGGCCGTATTTGGCGATCATGCGCGCGGCTGCAAAGGGGCTGTGATGGTACCAACAATAGCCTTCGGATTAGTCTTGGCTGCATCGCGAATATGGCTAGCGTTTGAAGTGGAGCCAGAAGCCTTTTCGTGGTTACATGTTTATGTTGACGTAGCCCATTTGTTTATGGGTGGGTTAGCTGTTGCATGGTGGCATCAGGAACGCAAGTGGCAGTGGTATTTATTTTGGTTTCTGAATGTAGTCGAAGTCGCGGCGGCGGTAGGTAGTAGGGTTTTATGAACATTTGGGGCTGGGACTGGGAGCTTGCCAGATGATTAAAATCGCACTCGTGTCGCTGGCCGTTGGTGCCGTGGCTTATTCCGTTTTGGCCATCGCGTTTCCGGCATTGCTCGTCGTGCGCGTGGCATTATTGTTCGATCGGTTTTCGCGACTACAGGACGATGAGCGGGAAGCGGGAGGAGGAGAATGAATAGGTTCCTGTCGGCACTGATCGCTCTCGTGATCGCGGGAGACTGCGCCAGCGTCGGCCACGCCCAGTCGGTGCGATACGGGAGAGGTACTTATACGTCGCGAGTCTGCTCGAATCCGTGGTGCGAGATGTGCAACAGGATCGAAACGATGTTGGCCGCGCAGAGACAACAGTGGTTGTTTACGCCGGTTGTGACGAAGGCCGAGCGGCGAGAGACTCGGCTTCCCGAGGCCGTGAAGCCGGTACACAATCCGCTGGCCGATACGAGACTGGAACCTTCACCCAAGGGTGCCGTCGATGCGATGTTGGCGATTGTGTCGCCCGAGCCGGGAGAGTTGCTGGTTGATTTGGGTTGCGGCGATGGACGGATTCTGATTGCAGCGGCGGTGCGCTATGGGGTACAGGCGGTTGGTCTGGAGTTGAATCCCGAGTCAGCGAAACTCGCAAGAGCCAATGCGATAGAGGCTGGCGTGACGGATAGGGTGCTCGTGCTGGAGCGCGATATTCTGGACACGCCGGCATTTGATGCAGACGTTGTGACGATGTTCCTATTCCCGGAATTGATTGAAGCCGCTTGGCCGAAAATCAAGTCAGGGACCAGAGTGGTTTCGCTGGGGCATCGGCTGCCGAGTCATGTGGACGCGAGCCGCGTTCAGAGGCAGGTTGATGGCCAGACGCTTACTTATTTTTTAGCGGTTAAAGAGTGATCCAACAAAATCAAAGGGGTTTTTCATGCGTGGTTTGATAGGTGTTCTGTGCGCGTGTTTACTGATCGGTTCGCTTGGCGAGTCGGTTAAGGCTCAGGCGGTTGACGCTCAGGGGGTGCAAGCTGACAGGGTCGCTCGGCATGTCGAATGTCCTTGTCCGCAATGCGAAGCCAACAGGAAGCAAGTGGCTCTTTTATCTGCTCGATCCGAGCCTGCTGAATCTGCGGAGACGACGACGGATGTGGATGCGACCGCGATATTCGGCCGGAATCGAATGACGTTCTCAGGTGCGGTGCAGCAAGCGATTCGGGAGAGCAACGAGCCATTTGGAAAGAAGCTCCTGTCGCGATTGACAATGGCAGTGAGGCCAGCGATACGCTCAGCGGTGGAGGAGCAATGCCTAGATTTCGTGAACGAAGGTGGTATGTCAGTTGCCTCCGTCGATGCGCAGATAGACCCCGATAAGCTACGGGAGTTGATCGATTTACTCATTGAGAAGATGCCGCAGATTATCGCAATGATCGAAATGCTTTTGAAATTATTCGGGAGCATGGAAGCGGCGATGCTGAACGAGCCGGTGACATTGTCCGATCCTGTGATATGGTTTGAAGGGTTTTACGAGCTGGCGACTTGAGTGTTTTTTGCGGTCGTCGGGTTGGTGTTTTGGAGTTCTGGGATCTAGGAAGGAAATGGTAATGCGACGTTTAGGTTGTTTGGCGGCGTTGGTGGCTTGCAGCTTCACTTGTTCGCAGGCGGACGCTCAGTGCGCCAATGGCGAATGTTCGATACGGGTTCGCGCGGTGGCTCCGGTAGTTGCCAGGTCATCGGCTGTCAGTCGGTCTGTTGTGGCGACGAGAGTAACCGCGACGATTCAGGCGACTCGGCAGCGGATTGTTGCTCGGCAGCCGGTAAGGAGTTTCGTGCGGAGGTTGGTTCGATAAGCGTGCAGTGTACGGAGCGACTGGGCTGCGGAGGTTAGTTCGATGCCATCGCTGATTTTACTTCTAGCTCTGTTTTCCAGCGAGGGAAAGGAACCTGCGTCCTGTGACGCAGTCGAGATAAATCACCTAGCTACCGAGGTGGGCTTCCCGCAGTTTACACAGGTAATTTGCTGGCGGCGAACTGAATGTGGAACTTATGTTTGCGAGGACTACCGGAGAGCGAGAGACATAACCATCTTCCATGATGCCGTGTACTTCCACTACGCTCCTCCTGCTTACGACCATTACCCAGAGCGTGAAAAGCGACTGGTGATTTACTCTGATACCATCGTGGAAACATGGACGACACAAAATCCAGAGAGTGACAATCGGCAAGTTTACCCGTTCGAAAATCGGAAGCGAGTTTGGAAGTGAACGCGGATTTTGATGACGAGGACGACGTGCGAACCATCGCTGGGGCAACTGGTGCGATTGTGCTCGTGCTCGTCGGTGCTGTGATCGTGGCGGTGGTTGCCGCGTGCTTGTGATAGATGCAACTCCGAAGGCCGGGATGCGATGAAGTGGAATTTGAAAGAACGGAAATCGTTTACTACGCAGCGGTGCTTCTGTTCGGCTGCCTGGGTGGATTGGCTCGCTTGCTTCGCGATCAAACTTATCCTGGTTTCCATCGCAGCCTCGGTAGCATACTTTCGTCTGGAATTGTCAGTTTTGGAGGCGTTGCTTTGTGGATTGGCCGCAGTCCTGATTCCATTGTTGGTCCTATCTATTATTTGGCCGTGGCGGTATTCGTTGGTTACTTCACGCTCGAGGTCACGGAGTTCGCTAAAACAGTAATAAAGAAAGTTTTGCGTGCCATATTCAGAGGGTTGGGTTTCGAGGTGGAAGAAGAATCCGATCGTTGACGCGATCGTATTCGTGATCGTACTGTCGGTGATCGGGATCACTGGCTACATCACTCATGCAACGCGGCTCGATATCATCGCACATCGCGAAGCACTGACGGCAGCTCAAGAATTAAGTGAACGAAAGTGGCATCAGTTCTTTAAAGCGAATCCAAATGTCGTTATACCTCGACGATTTTTTACAAGAGAAACCATCGAAGAGATAGAAGCACGGAATGAAGTTGTGTCTTCAACATTACCTGAGCGTGAAGATAATGGAGAGCAAGAACCTTTAGTTGTTCCCGAACCTTTAGTTAATCCAGTAGAGGAAGTCCCTAGGCTTCCAGAGAACCAATGACAGATACGCCTGAAACTATCATCGACTCAGAAGATAAGACTACACTTCCTCCAACGACAACTGCGGAAGAAAACCGCGTCACAAAGGGACAGCGTAATGTCAGTTTGGTTTGGGAGTACACACAAGCTCTCATTGCATTGACAATTACATTCAGTGTTGTCGCAACGACGATAATGAAAATAGAAAACATTTATTTAGTCAACGTAATGTTTCTCATTGTTGGGTTCTATTTCTCTCGCACGAATCATCAGGCTGTTGGTGGCGTGGGTTACAAGACGCCACTTGGTCCTTACGTAGGTCGCTGAGCAACCATGAACCACCTTTCCGCCGACGCAACCATGTCACATGAAAAACGGTCGTTCGTGGAGATGGTAGCCGGCATTCGGGCTAAGGCCGTAGATCGGTTTCTCGCTGAGGAAAACCTGTCCCGTGACCAATGGGACAACATGAAGTGGGACGGCTGGCATAAACTGCCCGCGTTTGCAGCGATGCGATTAACGCCGCTCGGAGGAAGCCTGCGATTTGTGGGTTCTCCCGACATAGAGAGACTCTCGTATATGTTTCAGAACAAGTTACCGGGAAAACTCTTTGGTTTAGAAGTGCCTTGTGAAGCTGAACGTCGCTGGATCGGCTCGGTCGAAACAAGTAAAGGCGATGTTGACGATGCGGCTAGAGAAGCTATTACCGGCTTACTGGAATTGATGTATCTCAGAGCCACTCAAGGAGACAAGCCATGATCTCACTTTCAACCATTCTCATAATCATTCTGATCCTGTTGCTGCTCGGGGCGTTGCCAACTTGGCCGCATAGCCGAAACTGGGGATACGGTCCCGGTGGCCTTGTCGGAGTGCTCCTGATCATTCTGTTGATATTGCTTCTGACGGGACGGCTTTGACTGCAACGAGGTGAGCATGTACGAGCGACGGACGTTTCTAATCAATGCAGCGTCGGGCCTTCTGGGCTTGTCGGCATTGCGACCGCCAAGCGGACCTGAACTGGAGCCTGTCGGATTGGACTCTGACGGAACGATCAGGCCAATCAATGAGTTGAGCTACTTTCCAAAGCTTGACATGGAGACGGAAGAGGATGGGCTGCTGAAGGTGTCCGGCGACGTAGAGACGATGCGGAAGCTCGTCAACGCCTACCATTCTCATGTTTGGCCGAATGCCGTGAGCGATTGGTGTATTGATTTCGTACTGACCTCCCAGCGGGATCGCCCGTTCTGGTTGTTCGACACGCAGTATCCGTATCACCGCGAAGCATTTGAAGAGGCATTAAAGGCGGTGCAATCCGGCTGGGCGCGACATACTTGAGTTGATTTTCGGTCTGACGTGTAGAGATCATTCGTCGACCGAAAAGGAACCCAAGCAATCGCCCGTTTAGCCGCTCGAGAGAAGTTAGGTTTCTACCCGTGTCCGCTTCCGGTCATCGACCGAATCAGCCAGCTCATTAGTCCGCACCCGCAAATGGTTCTTTGTGATCCATGCGCCGGTGAAGGTCATGCGATCGAGCGGATGGCTATCCGGCTGGGAGTACCGCAAGAGCGGATCGTAGCGGCTGAGCTTGAGGTAGGCCGGTCCGAGGCGCTCATGCGGCGGCTGCCGCGAGCGCATGTAACGGGTAGCGTTGACTTCCTGTCGGCTACTTACGGGAGTGGCGGCGCGAGCGTGCTGTATCTCAATCCGCCATACGACAGTGAGTTAGGGTACTCCGAAAGGCTGGAGTCTACGTTCTTGTCGCGGGCCACGAACATACTGGTTGCGCAGGGGATATTGATCTATGTCGTGCCGCGTTCTCGGGTCCGTGGCGGCGGTCTGCGAAAGATGGTCCATAACCTCTATGCGGACGTGGAGTCGTTCGACTTCCCGGAGGAGTTGCGGGATTACGACGAGTGCGTAGTGATTGCCACGAAGCGCCGTAGGCCGATCAACGATGAGTTTACTCACATGGGTTTCCTGCGGTCGACCAGCGAATTGTCGGTTCGTGATGCGCGGGCTGGCGTGATGTTCGCGTTCCGCAAACAGCAGTACACCGATCAAGAGTTGTTGAAGTTAATGCGGACCGATAGAGCGATTGAATCGATGACTGGCAATCATCGGGAGAGTCGTCAGTTGAGGCCGCCACTGGAGCTTGGGGATGGGCACAAGGCGTTGTTGTTAGCCGCTGGGTATCTCAATGGCAGAGTAGCCAAGCCGGGCCGGCCGCCGCATGTGGTTCGCGGTACGAGCCGCAAGGTGGAGCGGGTCAAGGAAACGACGAAGGCGGGCGGCTATGTAACGCAGGTGATCGAGGAGCGGATTCAATTATTGATTCGCAAGGTTGATGCAAGCGGGGTGATAGATGACATTGTCGACGGTTCGGGAGGTGAGGTTTCAGAGGTGGAATGCGAGCGGTAAGGCGGTCGACTTGCCTGGTCGGGCCGTGGCGTTTGCGGAGCGGATGGATGACTCGGCGATGTTACTGGCTTACGTGGCCGCGCCAGCGATGGTGGCTCGGGCGATTGGCGCGATGGTGCGGGGCAGCAATGAGTTCCGCGTCAGCGTGGCCGGGTTCGGGGTGAGTAAGTGTTCCGAGGATGGTTACCGGGTATCGATAGCTCGGCTGCCGGGTTATTCGACGGCATCGGTATTGATCGTAGCGGCCGACGAGCAGTTGTTATTGGGTCCGGTTGACGAGGCGCTCTGGCGGTATTTGATGTCGAGCCGGATTAGCACGCCGATGCTCAGGGCGTGGCTTCCGCAGATACGCGGGGAGCTGGATCGGTGGTCGAAGATCGGCGGCACGAACGGCTTTGGCTATGAGGTAAACGTGGCGAAGTTCGAGAGCGCGGAAGTGGATGTGATCGTGAGTAAGTTGATTAAACAAAGGCGGGTTTTTGTATGAGCGCGACCGAACCGGACCAAGAAGACAATGCCGACATTTACGTATGTCCGACATGCGGCCGCAGAACAGAATCGGCGGGCGGCGATTGCGACGATTGTGTGAACGCGAGGAATGCCAGCGAGGATGCTAAGTGAGTGCAGTAGCAGAGTACATGCTTGAGTACGCCGACGAGTTATCGGCCAAGATAGAGAGCATCTTTGATCCGCTTCATCGTCGAGGGGATCGGTCTATCGAGTTATCGCCTGAGAACCGCCGTCCGATCGGAGGTCAGTACGATGCCATCTGCGCGATGGTAAAAGCCATGCGCGCCGGTCAAAGGACCGTCAATCTTATCGGCGAGATCGGGGCTGGAAAAGCACAGCCGCTGGATTGTAAGGTGTTGACTCCGACCGGATGGAAGTTGATGGGCGAAATGAAGGTCGGCGACCAAGTTGTGGATCCTGATGGTGGAGTCGGGCTTGTGGAGGGGGTGTTTCCCCAGGGCGTTAAGCAGATTGTTGAAGTGACCACCAGTGACGGCGGAAAGACGCGGTGCTGCCATGAGCATTTGTGGCTAGTTCGTACGCCGAACGAGCGATTCAGGGGGACCGGTGGCAAGGTTCTCTCGGCAGGGCAAATGCAGGGCAAGTGTGTTCTGAAGCGAGGCAAGGGGGGCTACGCATTGCAGAGTCAGTTCTTCCTGCCTTTGTTGAATCTAGGGGGAGAGGACAAGAAACTGCCACTTGATCCGTATTTGCTGGGAGTGCTGCTTGGTGACGGTCACTTTACAAATCACACTGTTTCTTTCACGACGTTTTACCCCGACATTCTGAAGTTAATCGAATTGGTGCTGCCAAGCACAGCGACTTTCAGGAAGCGAGGGAGAGATCCTGAGCGGGCGAACTACGGTATTGTCAGTAAGACGAAGGGGCAGAAAAACGAAGTAGTTCGAGCAATCAAATCACTTGGGCTCATGGAAAAGCGGGCTGAAAGTAAGTTCATTCCACATGACTATATGTTCGCTAGTTGGAAGCAACGGGTTCAGTTGCTCCAGGGGCTGCTGGATACGGACGGGTTCTTTTATAAAAGCGGCATCGAATACAGCACAGTATCGCCGCAGTTAGCTCAAGGTGTGCGATTTTTGGTATGGAGTATCGGCGGTCGTGCTTCTATCGCACAGAGAGTTCCGTACTTCTCGTACAAGGGCGAAAGAAAAGAAGGGCAGTTGAACTACAGGATCAACGTAAGCCTGCCAAGCACGATCAGCCCGTCGAGATCGTCTTGGAAAAAGAAGGAGTGGAAGCCAAACTCCAAGTATCTTCCCGCAAGATCCATTCGTGACATCCAAGACGCTGGCTGGGCTGAATGCCAGTGCATTAAGGTAAGCACTAAAAGGAATCTCTATGTCACGGACGACTGCATTGTCACTCACAACACCTCTGTTTCAACGCTAGCCGTCCATGCGCATGCTGCCTGCCGGCCCTACCGAGCGATCGTGATGTGTCCGCCGCACCTGGTAGCCAAGTGGTCTCGCGAGATATCGGCTATCGTGCCGGCGGCTACTGCAAGAATCATCGAGCGCTACCGCGAGTTGATACCACTAGCACGCTCCAGGGTGAGTCCGGCTGGCTCCGAGTATTACATTGTCAGCGAGTCGATGGCCAAGCTCGGTACGCCATGGGAGCCGGCCGTAGTGGAGTCGGTAACCGGTAGTTCGCTGCACTGCGCCGTCTGTCATATCCAGCCGCGAAAGAGGAACGAGGACTGCGATGACGGCTACGAGTTCCTGACGCTCGAGGACCTCGGGAAGACGAAGCACGACTGCGCCGGGTGCAAGTCGCCGCTATGGCAGTGGACGCATGAACTAGACAGGTGGCCGGTCGCGACCTACATACACAAGAAAATGCGGGGGATGTTCCAGTACGCGATACTCGACGAAGTGCACACTGCGTGTGCCGCCTCCAGTGCGATAGCATGCTCAGCATCGAAATTAGTAAAGTCGGTCGACCACGTTCTGCCGCTCACCGGAACGTACTTAAACGGCTACGCGCATTCAATCTTCCATCTGTTATGGCGGAGCAGTCCAGCCACACTGAAGACTCTCGGATTTAGTTACAGTCAGACGACCGAGTTTGTTCGCCGCTACGGCCGGCTGGAGAAGACGGTCCGCTCTAAGCTCGGTGAATCGAACCGTACCAGTCGCGGCAGCAAGGGCCGAACGACTGTCAAGGTACGGCCGGGAATCATGCCCAGTTTGTTCGGCGATCACGTCTTGGATAAGTCAGTTTTCCTCAGTCTGGCTGACGTATCGGATGAACTGCCATCGATGGAGAAGACAGTCCGGTCAGTGGCGATGGACTGCGAGCAAGCGGCCGAGTATCGCAAGCTCGAGCGGGCTATGGCGGGGGCGATAAAGGTAGCGATGGAGAAGAAGGATATGAGCCTTTTGAGCCGGCTCGTTCACTGCTTAATCGGATATCCGGATTTTCCATACGGCTGGGATTCGATCGGGTATCAGGATGAGTTCGGGGAGTGGTGCGACTTGGTAACGCCGGGCAATTTGAGCCGGACGACGATACGGCCCAAGGAGCGGGAGTTGATAGAAACGGTCCGGGCTGAATCGCGGGCCGGCCGTCAGGTATGGATCTTTGTAGAAATGACGCAAAAGCGTGATGTTCAGGTCCGCTTGGAGTCCTTACTAGAGAGGGTCGGTTTACGGGTCAAGGTACTCAGGAGCCAAGCAGTGTCGACCAAGAAGCGTGAGGAGTGGATAGCTCGTAATGCGCCGGGGTGCGATGTGATTATCTCCAATGCCCGTCTGGTCGAAACGGGGCTCGATTTGTTTCTGCGGGATGGGAACGGCGGATATAAGTACAACTTCGCGACTTTAGTTTGGTGGCAGAATTCGCTATCGACTTCGACGACGCGGCAGGCCAGTGGCCGGGCGTACCGGATCGGACAGTCGGAGCCGTGCAAGGTAATCCACATGCACTACGAGGCGTGTATGGAGCAGCGGTTGGTTGAGTTGATGGGTGCGAAAATCCAGGCATCGGAATCAATTGACGGCCGTTTTTCTAGTGACGGTCTTTGTTCGCTTAGCGATGCCGGCGAGTCCATGGGGCTTGCTCTCGCAAAGAGTCTACTGGAGTCGATGGGTCAGAGGCAGTTGCAGTTAAGGACGGCGGTCTAATGGAGTTGAATCAAGTCCTCATCGGAGACAATCGGCAGACTCTCAAGTCGATCCCCGACAGTTCGATCGACTGTTGTATCACGAGTCCTCCTTACTGGGGCCTGAGAGACTACGGCGCAGACGGACAGATCGGCTTGGAGCAAACGCCAGGTGAATACATCGCCGAACTGGCCAGCGTGTTTTCTGAGGTGAAGCGGGTTCTTGCGGACCATGGCACGCTATGGCTAAACATCGGAGAAACTTATTCAGGGAGTTGGGGCGCTCAATCTCGAGGCCAGGAAGGCAATGCAAGGCTTAGCACAATTTCTGGCGGGCAATGTAAAGCGGCACCGCTTGGAAAAGCGATTACGGGACCGTCGAAAAACACAGGTCGCGCACCAAAAAACATGCTTGGCATTCCATGGAGGCTTGCGTTTGCTCTCCAGGATGCTGGTTGGGTTTTGAGACAGGACATAATCTGGGAAAAACCCTCACCGATGCCATCGTCGGTCCGGGATCGCTGTACGACTGCCCATGAGTATCTGTTTCTTCTGGCGAAGCGGCGGAAATATTTCTACGACTGGTACGCTATCAGCGAGCCGTGCAGCGAGAATACGCATAGTCGCGGACGGGCGCAGGCACCCAAGGCGCTCAGTAACACACGCAATGGAAAGACCAAGTCGAAGCAGAATGCCCACTTCCAGGATCATGTCACTGACTTAGTCGACCGCCGAAACAAGAGATCGGTTTGGACCATTCCTGCAGAAAGTTATAGTGGCCAGCACTTTGCCGCGTTTCCTCGAAAGCTCGTAGAACCCTGCATTCTCGCAGGATGCCCCGAAACCGTCTGCCTCGAATGCGGAAAGCCATGGGTACGAGTCGTTGACTCGGAGCGCAGGCCAACCAGGCCAGGCGAGAAAACAAAACTGCCCGGAAGAAATTCTCGGCAGTTTCAAGACCGCGATCTGCAGCATTCAGATGAGTACAAGTCCGACCGCTACGAGCAGGTAGTCGGCAATCGCGATGCGGAGCGGCACGTCACTAGTTACATCGACCGCGGCTTCCATGCAGCTTGTCAGTGTGGCGGGGCAACACGGAGAGGTCGCGTACTTGACCCCTTCTTGGGATCGGGAACCACGGCACAAGTCGCGCAGGATCTGGGTCGGGACTGGATTGGGTGCGAGATATGCGAGGCGTATACCGAACTGCAAAAGAAGCGACTTCAGCAAATGCGTTTGCCATTATGAACACAGATATCGCTTACCTCGCTGGCGTCGTAGATTCCGATGGCTGCATCCGCGTTGAGCGTCTAAAAAACAACGGCAGGAGCCGCGATGGCGTGAGTTATGCCGTAAACGTATCAATTCAGCAAGTCGAGTCTGCCGCAGTCGAACTTGCCAAGGAGCTTTTCGGCGGGCATCTGATGGTGATACATCCTACGCCAGGACAGCTCAAAAAACTAAATAACCCACGGCTAATGCTTCGCTGGACGGCCAAGAGTCGTATCGCTGCCGACGCCTTGTATGCCATGCCTGCCATACCTCCGGATCAAGGCCAAGCAGGCGGACAACGCATTGGCTCTCACTGCGGCGGTTCGTGAACTGAATCGCGCGCGATATATCAACATGAACCCATGCAAATGGGGGCCGCGACACCGAACGCCAGGGGAATTGCTAGAGTTAGATTTGTACTATCAGGAAAGCCGACGGCTGAATAGCGGCATTGGCCCATGATCAAGCTGAACGAGGCGTACATCCCGCTAGTGCGCAAGCGAACTCGCCAGGGAGTGTTGTTTTGATACCCGAGCGATGGACAGCCAAGCAAGACGCGATACTGCGCCGCAACTATCCGAGGCTGAGGCTAAGCGAAACAGCCAAGCTCATGGGCCGCTCTGTTTCGTCCATCAAGAGCCGAGCCAAACGCATAGGAGTACAGCGCGGCCGCAATACATACTGGACCGATAAGCAGAGATCTGTACTGAAGCAGAACTACCGGGAGCGTGGCGCGCCATGGTGCGCTAAGCGACTCAAGCGAACCGTAAGACAGGTCTACATGCAGGCGGTCCGCTTGGGACTGAATCAAAAGCGGAGATCTGCCACCGATGCTCAGGTCATCGCGGGTATCCGAAAGCGGCACCGCGCTGGATGGAGTGATAACGAGATCCGCCGCGAGCTAACAGCCAAGACGGGACGGACCGTAGATCGGCACCGAGTCGGCAGGCTGCGCCGGAAACTAGGGTTGCCGAACAATCGACGTAGCGAGCACTCCCGTAAGAGGGTCGGACGACGGACTATGGTAGCCGTGCGAGAGGCAGGCTGTGACTCACTGGCCGAGGTCCGCAACAATCGCTGGAACCAGTGGAAGCGTGAAAAGGGATGGCCGGAGCATCTGAGTATTAGGGCTGTTCAGGCTCTGGAGTTATTCCGGCATCACCGGCAGTTGACTCGGGCTCAGTTGTGCGTACTTATGGGCGTATCGTCGGCCAAGAGAACCGCGCCCATAAGCCGGAGGTACGGAACCGTTCTGGCTGAATTGCAGGCCGAGGGGCTGGTAACGCGGTTACCCAAGGCGATCCGGGTAGCGGGCGACTTGCGGCTGCATGGCGAAGCGCCGGATCCGTCGAAGCGCAAGAGCCGGTTTAAGTACATCGATCTTTATTTTCTAAACGCGGGAGTGGAGCCGAATCATGGGGACATCACTGAAACTGGCTGAGGTCGACCGGCAGTTGGCCGAGACGACGAACGACACGCTCAATTGGCAGGCGGGGTTGCGCGCCGCGATGGTCAATTCGATCACCGCCGAGGACGTAAAGGAGATCATGGCCAAGCAGGTCGAGCGGGCCAAGGCGGGGGATCAGGCCGCGATCAAGTTCATCATGACGCAGGCGCTGGGGGTGGGAACGCCGATCATCGTCAAGCAGACGAATCTAATCACGGACGTGGAAACGGCGGCTAAGATCGCCAGGGAGTCTCAGTCACAAGGCCGCTGAGCCGGCGACTGTAAGTATATGGCGGGTGTTCAGCGGTAGCCAGTAGGTGATGAAACACGGCAAGTTCTAAGCCGATACCGATTATCGCGAGCTTGACTAATAGAGGGGGGTGTCTCAAGATAGCCGTGAGTATTTGAGGGTTCCGTGTATTGACGGGGCAGTTGGAGAGTCAGGGGTCAGGGGAGAAAACCGGTGTCACAGGGGCTATTGGAGGATCCGCACCACGAGCGGTCGGACTTGGTAGCTTTGGCTAAGGCGATCAAGCGAGGTTGGCCGGTCGACGAGAAGTTAATGAAGACCGCGATCGATAAGTGCGCGGCGATCATGGCCAGTGGCAAGGAGCGGTATGTATTGGGTGCGATCAAGTGCATTCAGACGGCTCATCGGCAGAATCTGAAAACGGTCGAAATGTTCCAGGATCACAAGCCGCAAGTGATCATCAATAACAACATTGGTCAGCGGGATACGTTGACCGAGTTTCTCGAGATGCTCTCGCCGGACGAGCAGACGGAGTGGCTGAATAGGTATGGAGCTGGTCTCGTTCAGGCCGACGGCGGATCAGTTAGCTCAGAACCCGCAACTTAGGTCGACCGTCCGTGGATCATGCCGCCGACTGGTCAATTTCCTTCAGTATGCGTGGCCAGCGGTCCCGAGGGTGGACGGCGATCTCATTATGTCCGGGTATATCCCGGTCGTTTGCAACTATCTCGAGGCCGCTTACTACCGGAAGATCTCGCGGCTTTGCATCAATCTGCCGCCTGAGACCCTAAAGTCGTCCCTGATATCGGTCGTGTTTCCAGCGTGGATATGGTCACTGGATCCGCGAGTCGGGGTGCTCAGTATTAGCTACGACCGAGACTTGGCATCGCGCGACGCATCGGACGCAAAGTCACTAATGGAGTCTCCATGGTTTCGTACGCTGTGGCATAACCTGGAGTTCCGGGACGACACGAAGGCTAAGAGCAACTACCGGAATAAGTCCGGTGGATGGCGGCTGGCTACGACCCGGCGCGGGCGAGTCACCGGAGAGCACCCGCGATTCGTGCTTTGGGAGGACCCGCTCAACGCGCGAGATGCCTACGACGAGAAGGTTAAGAACGACATGAAGACGTTCTACCGCCGTCAACTCTCTACGCGAGGGCGAACAAAGGGAGTTGTGCATATCATTTCTCAACAGCGATTGGCACCGGATGACCCGAGTTCCATTGCGTACGAGGCGAACGAGTCGGCACAGCTCGAGGGTAGGGATGAGCCTTGGACGATCATTCGCTTTCCGATGCGATTCGACCCTAGTTTGGCAATGAAGGATTACGGCTACGGTGGAGACTGGCGGACGGAAACCGGGCAGCTACTGGATCCTTTGCGGCTGACCGGCGAAATCGTAGACGACATGGAGAGGGAGCTTGGGGATGATGCGCCGGCACAATTGCAACAGGACCCCAAGGCAATCGCCGGGAGGATATTCAAGCCAGAGTGCTTGATTGACATAGAGGCTAAGGATGTCCCTGAACTGGACGCAGTGGTGCGGTTCGTCGACAAGGCGGCGACCGAGGGTGCGGGTTGCGAAACCGCTCTTGTTTTGGTTGGGAAGAAGACTCGGAGGGATAAGTTCGGTGAGGAGCACGTCGACTACTACATCCTGAACGTGATTGCCGGACAGTGGGATGTGGATGACGTGGAGACTCAGCTTGTACTCGCCAAGGATGTTGACATAGCGCGATACGGTTTCGACCGCTATCGGTTCGGCATGGAGGAGGAGGGAGGTTCCGGCGGCAAGCTCTCGGCGAGATCGACCGAGAAGCATATGCGCGGTGTTAATTTCGAATCGGTCCGACCGGTAGGCAACAAGGATGCTCGAGCAAAGCCACTGGCTAGGGATGTGAGGCTAGGGCGAGTGTTCATTGTGAACGACAAATGGACTCCGGTGTTCAAGCAGCAAATGCAGTTCTTCCCGAACGGAAAATTCAAGGATCAGGTAGACGCCGCAGCCGGCGCTCACTTGATGCTAGAGGGGACTCTCGGGAAGAAGAAGCCAAGGGCAGCGATAATGGCCGGTCTAAGCGCGAAAGTCCAGACGATCTGCACAGCTCCCGGTTGCGAGCATCCCGTAGCGCCGGGTAGCGACTACTGTTGTTCGGTCTGCGAGGTAACATCGCAGTTCCAAGATCCGAGTATGAAAGTCGACCACTCCCAGGAATGCTGCCAGAGAGCGCATAAACATTTCAACGCTAGATAGAATCCGCGACACATTCTGGCCGCAATCCAGTCGGTAGTGCATCAGTCAAATCCACTAACCTTTGGAGCCCGCCATGAATGTCGTTAGCCTTTACACTACCGAGTCCGCCATCGAAGACGGCGTTTTGGTCCACCCGTACCCAGAGCGGTACCCGTGGCTGCTGATTACTAGCGCGATCCATGCGGCCTGCGCTGGAGAGTCCGAGAAAGGAGCGCGGAACTATGACCAGTGCTTAGTACCGCTGCTAATGGACTGCGTGATGGAGGTCAGACGCCAAATGGAGGCGGCCAAAAGCCGTGGCGGTTGCGACTTCGCGAAGCTCGAGGATACGATCGCCGGAACGGTGTGGATCATGCCCAACGACAAGGGCGGAATGACGATCATGCAGCCCGGAGATTACTGAGCGGACCGCTCGCCTCCCGGTAAACCTTTAGATTGCTCCCCGCCAGTGGTATCGTCTCCGCTTACTCTAGCGGAGAGAGATCCACCCCATGGCATTCAAGTTACCGGCCGGCCTTCAGGTCCAGTCCGATCCCGCCTATCACGAGGCAATAGCCGACGTACTCGGCCACCATAATATCGGCCAATGGGGCTCGGACCACAATAAGGAAAGTAAAAGCTACCAGGGCTGGAACTACGTAGCGATCGCGGTCCTTGGCCGACAAGCCGCGCGTGCCCACGGCTACGTATACTCCGCCGAACCGGCCAAAACCGCCAAGCGCAAGGCCGCCAGAAAGAAATGGGGCTCGATCTGGAAGTCCATGGCGCAAGACGGCTCAGCCGATACCGTGCCGGAAGATAACTGGGTCGCGCGCATGGTCGACCAGCCAAACCGGACCGAGTCAGGAGCCATGTTCCGCTGGGAATATATCCAGCAATTGCACCTGCACGGATGCTGCCTGATCTGGAACCGACCGACGCAAGACGGCAGCCGGACAGCGGCGCGGTATATCATTCCCATGGCGCTGACTCAGCCGGTCTACCCCGGCCAGTATGAGAACTGTCCCAACGGCGGAATCCGGCTACTGCACTACCAGGCCGGATTAGGTTTCATCGTCAATCCGCTCATTCGCATGCTCTCCGGCGCGATACTGCCGGTCGAATCCCTGAGCGTGATCCGCCTGCCGCACCCTTACCTTAGGGGCGACGGCAAGAGTCCGACCGATGCGGTTGGCTGGTGGATTGACTCGGCTCTGATGGTCGACATGACCAGGTGGAAACAGCTCAAGCGAGGACCCCGGCCGCTGGGGTTCGTGTCGTTCGAAGATAAGACGATCAGCGAGCCGGAGCTGGACGCGGCGGAAAAGCGGCTCAACCGAAAGTTGCAGGACGAGGATACCGACCAATCGGCCATAGCGATGGGAGGCGGTGCGACGTTGAGCCGCGATACCGCGCCGGTGGACATGGAGTACGTCCAGGCATTCGATCAGTTGCAGCGGTCCATACTGGCCGGACATGGTGTCGGTGAATCGGCGGCCGGTCTATCGGACAATATGACTTATGGCAGTTTGGCCGCGTCGTTGATGCAAACGCTAACGGTCGTGCAAGGGGACCTGGACCTACTTGGCGGCGAATGGACGATGCTCGCGCAGGACGAAGGGGCAACAGTCAGCGTCGAGTTCGAGACGCAGCCGCTAGACGATCCAACGCTGATCGAGCAGCAGTTAACGACCGACTTGACCGCCGGTGTTAGGACCATGCGTGAGTGGCGGGCGATCCGTGGATTACAGCCGTTTGGAGATTGGCGGGACGATGCTCGAGTCACATCGACTGGTCTGGTTGTCGACGAACCGCAGCCGCCAAAGAAGCAGGGTCAGCCTCCGCTAGACGGTGGAGTGGGAGGAGCGGCGAATGGCAATGGTAGTGCCGCCGGGCTCACGTCGCCGTTTGCGCGGTCGTTCGGCAAGTCGCTATCCAAGGCGATTCCCGGAAGGTCAGAGCGCCCCGGACCAGTCGTTGCGGTTGACCTCGACGGGACGCTGGCCGAGTACGACGGCTCGTTTCATGTCGAGACAATAGGTGAACCGATATCGTCGGCGGTCGATAAGCTCCATCGCCTGAAGCGCGCCGGCTGCCGGATCGTGATCTTCACCTGTCGGGAGGACAACGAACTATTGCGAGGTTGGCTCGATTCGCATGGGATACCGTACGACGGCATCAACGAGAATCCGGACGTAGCGCTAAACGACATGCCAAGCGGCAAGGTGTTCGCGGACGTTTACTGGGACGATCGGGCGGTAGCGGGTGGTGCGGGCATTGAGGAGATCGCGGCGCTATTGCCCGAGGGGGAAGTACGCGACCGCTTATTGCGAGGCACTCCGGCCGAGGAGAAGCCGGGAGCAGTGATGCTCGAATTGCCGCCGTCGGTCTTGGAGCTGGTCAAAGCCGAACAAGCCAAGATCGATCCCGACTCGATGGTCGGAGACGGTCTGGAAGAATGGCCGCACGTAACGCTCTTGTATGGAATCGTCGGAACGCCGCTGAAAGAAGTGGTGGACCAGGTTCGTCGGCTGGATCAGATTGACGTGACATTCGGACCAAGTGGCCTGTTCGAGAACGACGACGAAAACGTACTGAAGGTCGAAGTGCTGGGTACCGCGATCCACGGAGCGCATGACCGGCTCTTGGCGGCACTACCGGTCGTGGAAACGTACCCGGATTATCAGCCGCATGTGACGCTTGGGTACATTCAGAAGCATGGGTCTGTACCGGATCCACGTAATGAACTACTGAATTCGGCGGCGAGCTTGTCCTATGCGGTCGTGGTCGTTGGGGGGCAGAGGGTCCGGGTACCGTTGCGCGGCGCGACCAGGCCGGTACGTGAGCCGGTCAGTGCTCCGGGGATTGCGCTGGCCAAGTCCGCATTTTCCGAGAGGGTGGATTTTGAGGATCCGCAGACCGTTGCGATCAAGAGCCAAGTCGAATCGCTGTCCGCCGAACTGAGGGAGTTGCAGAAGGCGGCGGTCTCGCATGATGTCGGTCAGAGCATCCGCGAATTGTCGGCGGTGGTCGGTCATCTTCAGAGCGAGTTCCGGCAGCACGACGCGGGGGCAAGCAAGGGAGTCGATGCCGGGTTGGTCAAGGCGATTGTGGATGCCATCGGCGGCAGTCTTGCCAAGGCGTACAACCCGAATCAGCCGCGAGACGCAAACGGCAGATGGGTATCGTCGGGCAATGTGGCAGCCGCTGCGGGGTCCATAGCCTCAGCGAAAAAACTGTTTCCGAAATTAGCGGGTGGTGGCGATGAGACTCCGGCCGCCGGCAAGAAGGACGAGACAAAGGAGAAACCAAAGGAGGCTCCGAAAGAGGAGGCTCCAGGTGAACCGAAAAAGGAGGCACCGAAAGAACTGTCGCCCAAGGTCAAGAAGGAGATCGCTGGACTGACCGCCGAAGCGGATCGTCTCGAGGACAAGTCCAAGAAGTTTGCCGAGTTAAACCCGGAACTGGCGGCGAAATGGAGTGGTGATGCCAAGAGGATGCGGGCGCAGGCGGACGATCTAAAGTCAGGCGGAACCGGAAAACCTAAGGTAGACCGCACGGCAAATGAGTTTGTGCTGGCCAGTGGCCATAAGTGGGAAAGCCAGATCGGCACCTCGTCGATGACCGGCAAGGATTCGGCGGAACTGCACAACAAGCAGTTCGGAGAGTGGGCCAAGGGAGCATCGGAAAAGGATATTGACGCGATCGCGGTCTATACCGGCGGTAGTTTTTCCGACATGAACGACGGTCTGCGCGGCAAGCAGAAAATGGATTCGGACAACAAGCAAAAGATCAAGGATCTGGACGGGGCATTTCAGAGAGCGCCGGAATTGGCCGAGCCGATGACGGTTTATCGCGGCGGCGGGGATTTTGAAAACATGCTCGGCAGTGATCCTGAGTCCTTTATTGGTAAGACGCTCACGGATAAAGGGTTTGGTTCGACGTCTACGATGCAGAATGTGGCCGATGGATTTGCCAACAATGTGGACTCTGGCCAGACAGGGAGGTTCGAGATCAGTCTGCCGAAAGGGACTAAGGCGCTGTCTCCAGACGTAGCGCTCGGCCACGAATCATTGCACCAGCATGAGGTCGTTTTGAACCGGAACAGTAAATACAAGGTTACAGGCGTGGACCGCAAGCCGATAATGTCGGACGGGAAACAGGTTGGTTCATACTGGGTCGTACAAGCGGAGCTATTGCTATGACGGAAAAAGCAGATGAAGTAAATGAAGCCGACGATACACCACCGGTAAAAAGCCAGAGCAACAAGATGCTTTGGTCTGCTGGTGATCTGGTAGTTGAAGGTGACGAACAAAGCCCGGCGCAGGACGTGATGGCTGATGAAACCGAAGTCGCGGAGGAGGGTAAGCCCGAGGACGTTGAGACCGAGTCAGTTGAGACCGAGGCTACGGAAACGAAACCCATCGAAGAAACCGCCGAAGAGGCCGAGGAACCGGAAGGTGGCGAGCCAGAGGTTGTCTGGGGAGAAGACGAAATCGACGAAGCCGAAAAGCTAGTCGCGTTTCTACAGGAGCACGGCATGTCCGAGGCCGACGCTAAGCAATCGATGCTCGAGGGTACCGGCATTGAATCGACCGGCAAGTACAAACCCGATCCAAAGAAGATCGAAGAGAACAAAAAGAAGCGCGAGGAAGAATCGGCCGGCAAGGACAACGGGTAAGAGTACCGCTCAGATCGTGATCCGGCGCGACATGTCTGGCCGACTCTACGGTCCTAGCATTGAACGGCTGAAGTGCTCGGCTACTCTTAATCGGGATAGAGGTGATCGCATGGCTGTAGTGGTGCTTACTGGTTTCGGCTGGCTGTTGTTTTTCGGGTTGATGGCCTGGGCGTTAGTCTGCAACAGTCGGACATGCCGGGACCGACTGGGGTTGCTGGACGAGATAGAGACTGGAAATCGAGGGTCACTTTTGCGTGGCATAGCGGCCTTCGGTCGAGTGTCCTATGAGCGTCACATGTGGCAGCGGTTCACGCTACGGGACTGGCGCCGCCTGTACGACGAGCAGGAGTAATCGCGCAGATGCACAAAGAAGTAGGCTATGCATGGATGGAGGACTTCTCCAGGGTAATGGGTGAAGTCCGGGTGCTAATGCAGCAGCGGAAGTACGTGCAAGCCTGCCGGGAGTTCATTCGTTACGCGCGGCGGAAGCGATCCGAGGATCTGGCGTCATCGCGCGAGTGGAATATGGAGGACTGTACGCCGCTGGCAAGTGTGCTGCCGACCCGGATGGCCAACGGTCTGGAGTCACGCGGCTATGTGACGATTGGATCGGTTAGGAATGTGCCGGATTCGGAGCTGCTATCGTGCCGCAATGTGGGGCTGCTTTCGCTGGCGAAGATTCGGGAGGTAGCGCCGTACGTGGGTATTGGACAGGTGGCCGGTAGTTCGCCGGCCGGACTGTATGAGAGCGATGGCGTTGTCTACGAGGGGCCGGAGGAGAGGAAGCGTAGGGATGAGGTGCTTGCCGACGATAGGTTGGCCGACATGGAATTCGCCAAGCAGTGCCGGGAGTCGAAGGAGGAGCGCCGGATACGGCGGTGGAATAAAATTCGCGGCGGGTAGCGACATACTTGCTGGGTAAATCGGTCTATGTGGTTGGAGACCGGATCGGTGGCGGCATGTAGACGCTAGCCTGTAGATGCGGACCTAATTGAAGTCGGTCGAAGGCGATCAGAAGTACCAACCTCAAGCTGAACGGCGCTAACCTGACTCGCCATCGCGCGAAGGTGGCCGAACTATGGCATTGAGAAGAGTCCCTGAGTGCAGGTGCGAATCCTGCCCGATCCTTTTAGTAAGCGTAGAGCTGGATGACTTACCAATTCAAGACGGCTCTCAAATGTCTAGTAATTGGGGTAGGGAGAAGCCACCGAATCAAGGCTTGACGTACTGCTCAGCCGGAGAGACGGCAGAGCACTTACGAGCGGGTTTCCACGGAGACCACAGGTTAAACCCAGCGTGCCTAAGGCCGTGGCCAGCAGGTTGGGGAAGCGGTTCGAATCCGCAGCGCTCGCTTGGATCGGTGGCGCGTGCAGTTCCTTCGAGGAGGCGCGATCGAACGAGGCGCGTTGGCTTCCCGGGAGGCTAACGGGTGAAGGGATGGATTGCAGGTAAGCCAGTATGCCGAGAGGGTAATCCCCGCCGATCTTTTTGTTTTTTCATTTCATTAGGGAATGACTTATGCAAACGCATGACGATGAATCGCACAGCCTCCGAGGCGAATTCCTCAAGCGACTTCGCGAGCGGGCGGACGCAGCACAGAAGGCGGCCGCGTCGACGATCACGACTGGCGCGGCAGGAGAAAAGTCATTGGCCGATTGGAAGTCGAACGACATCCATTGCCGCCTTATGCCAAACGACGAACAGGGCATACTCCGCATTTCAATTGGAGGCGGTGAAAACATGCCGGTGAGGATGAACTATTGCACGATTCGCGGTGAAGTCGGCGAGTGCATAGCGCTGCTTGAAAAGGCCATCGTTGCATTGAGAAACTGTCCTGGCTGAGTATAGGTAAAACACCGAAGGTGGTCGGGTTTATACGACCGCAAGGCATTGTCGGATGCTCGGGTCCAGTGGAAGGCTGGCTTTGATCGGTCGTGATTGAAATGGCCGGGACTGTAGGCCGAGCGGATAAGAGCAGCACCGCGACGACAAGTATTTAAGCTTTAAGCACGTGTCCAGTCGCTTTGAATCCTCCGCTCATTTTTTATTAGTGCCGCTTAATTCCTGAAGGGACAATACGCATGCCGTTGTTTCACGTCCAAGACGCCGACCGTCCAGCCTATGTGCTGGCGAAGAATTACTCGGAAGCGGAGGAGCGATGGCGAGCTGTCGTTGGTGCTGAGAACGACTGGGAAGGCGATGACGATGACTTCGCGCCGCCGCTGGGAATCATGTTCGTATGCGATGATGCGGAGTTGTTGCTTGACTCGCAGCAGGCGACGGCAGGAATGGCATGGAGCGATATAGCGCACAGTGCGTACCGTGCTTATTCATGGAGCACCGGCAACAAGAATTTTCGTGGCGATCCGATGCCTCCGTGGGGCGAACTGCCGGATCAGATCAAGACGGCATGGGAGGCGGCGATCCGCCAAGCGGGTGCATGTACCGACGATCCGACCGCAGTGGATCGGGAAAGCCGATGGAAGGGATGGGTGCCTCCGAGTGCCGTTGGAAGTCTCGGGCTGTCGTCCGCATTGCAAGTGGATGACGGCACCTCTGGCCAGAAGGCAGCGGTGGACGAGAAGCCTAGAGTGGCGTTTTCCGCATACAGGACAGGGGAAGGCGTATGGCTGGCAGATAAAGACAAGTGTGTTTCCGTATCGAGGATGATTGCAGAAGACGTGATGGTCGCGCTAGGGTATGACGTACTCGACTTTAAGATCCGCGATCGAATCATCGCGGCGATTGCGAATCGCGTGGACGGAACGCTTGATGAAGCGCTCATGGTGAAGCGTCTAGCATCCTTGTTGGAGGAATCGATACATGAAGATCGTCGGGTTCGATGAGTTTTGCAGGCTTCCAGTCGGGACCGTGTTCTCATATTGGAAGCCATGTATTGTGGCGGGCTTGTATCGACGTGGGGAAGTGATTTCGCGCGACGGCGGGCCGCAGGATTTCTTTGAGGCATCGCTGATTGCGTGCTCATACAACGGCGATGCGCCGGCAGTCGACTTGATTGAGAGTCGCTGGGGAATGTTCGATTACGACCAGCAGTTTCTGGTGTACGAAGCGGCTGAGATTGAGGTAATTGCCGAAGGTCTCGGGGTACAGAGGGAAGATTGAACGATAGGAGTGTTAGGTGGCCGATCTGAGTATTGACGAGATTGCACGAGTCCTTGACGAGAGGCATCCCCAGTGGTTCATCAGCCGGACGTATGACCGTAGATGGTTGGTGCAGATTAGGTTCGGTGAGATGACCAAAAACATCGACCACGAATGCCTGGAGTCGGCAATGAAGGCGGCGCATGAGCATAGGTTTCTGGAGTTAGTTCCGAGAGAACCGTATGTCCGCGTCCGCTCTAGGTTCTCGATTCAAAAGAATGGCAAGTCGTGGGTGTTAACATCCGATGGAGGCGGCCAGTGCGGCTTCAAGACCCGCAAGGCGGCGGAGCAGGCAATTGAGAGGTGGGTAGAAAATGACGAAATGCTTCGTCGTGCGTGGGAGGACGAGTTCGGATGGTCGCGAGCGTGCGCGGAAGGCGTTGACTTCCATTGGGCAACAGTGCCGTATTCTCTTGGGATGAAACGCCAAGCGAGTTAATTTGGGAAAGCAAGGAACATCGCATGAACATCAATGGAGACATAATCCCGTCATCCATCAAGAGCGCCGTTGAAACGCTTGTCAGCGCAATGGACGAGCAGGACAAGCGAGCGATCCGCGCCGCGAGTGACGGCACGGTATTCCACCATACGCTCGGGACCGGTATGCGGAACGCCTGGTCGTTCTGGGAGGCTGATTCACCGCTTAAACGTGACGCGGTGGCAAGCTATGGTATCGCGCATGCGGACGACATTAGCGGGCTTATCATCGCGTGGACATGCGCCGAGGTGCGCGGCGAATCGTTTGATCCGGTGGCGCATTGCCAGAAGTTCCATGAACATTGGGCGATGTACGGTACGGACGCGCTGGCTGCCGGTGGTTGGCCGCCGACCGGGGAGGAAGGTAAGAGTTTCGATGGCTGAGATGACCGACGTACAAATCCGAGAAGAACTGCTAGCAATCGACAATAGCGACGATATCGACGTAACGCAGTGGGAAGCTGGCTACATTGATTCCGTGGCGTACAAGTGGACCGGGAAGCTGTCCGAGAAACAGCGGGCGACGGCTCTGAAGATTATCGAGAAGTATGAGGGGCGATACTGATGGCTGAGAACACGGCAATTTCTTGGTGTGATTCTACATTTAACCACGTCCGCGGTTGCACGAAGGTTTCGGCGGGGTGTGCCTCGTGTTATGCGGATACGATGTCGAAACGCAACCCTAAGACGCTTGGCGTGTGGGGGCCGAACGGAACCCGAGTCGTCGCGTCTGAGGCGATGTGGAAGAAGCCGCTGAAGTGGAACCGAGAGGCAGCCCCTGCTTACATACCGGTTTGCGCCCAGTGTGGCGCAGACGCCAAGCATGATCTGCCAAGATGCCCGGAGTGCGAATACGGGATAGACCGATCTCGACCCCGCGTCTTCTGCGCTAGTTTGGCCGACGTTTTCGAAGATTGGCAAGGGCCGATCCACAATCACAAAGGCGAGCAGTTGTACCAGCGGTGGCACCACGCGCAGCCTGAGTGGGTTGCTAGTAGCGTTCCGTGCGAGGGCGAACCAGTCACCATGGACGATGTTCGGTCGCGATTGTTTAGGCTGATCGACGCAACGCCGAACCTGGACTGGTTAGTTTTGACGAAACGCCCGGAGAATATCCGCCGCATGTGGCCGGGATGGCAAGGCGACTTGGCCAGCGCGTTTACGTCGAAGGCCACACCAAAGCGCCGCGAGAATGTTTTCCTTGGAACCAGCGTGGAGAACCAAGAGTACGCCGAAAAACGGATACCCGAACTGCTCAGGTGCAGGGATTTGTCGCCGGTGCTTTTCTTGAGCTGCGAGCCGCTGTTGGGACCACTCGACATGATTGCTGCGCATTGGGGAACGGTGGCGTGGGGCGACCGAACAGCGGGTATCAACTGGGTCATAGTTGGCGGAGAAAGCGGCCCCAAGGCAAGGCCCATGGACATCAACTGGGCGCGGTCGCTCAGGGACCAGTGCGCGGCCGCCAAGGTGCCGTTCCACTTCAAGCAGTTCTCGCAGGCCGACACGAAGGGATTCAATGACTTTGCCACGTTTCCGGACGAGCTGAAAATCCGCGAATTTCCCCATGTCGGAACCCCGATTTTGCCGATAAGTAAGTAGGCAAATAATCGCGAAATCCGAGCGTTTTATGGGCTCAAACCTCTGTTCGCCGCGCGGCAATCTGCTAGAATGTAGGTATACGAAAGACACCTCCGACCTTACCAATCGGAGCGACGAAAAACCTCAAGCGTCCAGAGCCGAAAACCTTTCAGAAAATAACCGCTTTTCGCGCCCTGAACCGCCTGAAAACAAGCCTTTCTATATAGACCACAAATCATTTCCGACTTACCACGGAAACGAAAACCTCAAGCCTGGAGCTACTCAAATGCAAGTCACCCCGGACCTCGTCTGCGAAACGCTAGCCGACCTGGAATCAACCATCCGCGCCCGCTACAGCCGCCGTCTAAGCCGCATGAATCAGCGGTTCGACCTCGACGACCTGTACCAGACCGTATGCCTCAAAGCGGTTACCGGAGCCGCAGCCTGCCGAGCCGAGTCGCTCGATCAGCTCCGCCACTGGGTACTGACGATCGCCAAGTGCGCATGCGAGACAGCCGTTACAACGCACCTAGGAGCCGGCAAGCGATCACTGCGATCCGAGCAGGTTGCCATCGGAGTAGCGACCGAGCAGAGCCGCGACGGATACCAGCCGGCGGCGGACGACCGCGAGGTACGCGAATCGATGGTTGTCCGCGAAGAGTGTGGTCATGTGCTCGGGATACTGGACCGGCTGCCGCAACTGCAACAGGCGGCGGTTCGTCTGCGATACATCGAAGGAGCCGAGTATCAGCAGATCGCCGAGCAGCTTGGCGTGACGCTTGGCGCAGCTCGCTCGCTGGTCACTAAGGGATTGGTCAATGCACGGGCGGAAGCCAGCCAGCCGAGCCTGTTCTAAATCGGGCCGAAAAGTAGCCGGATTTTCCGACACAACATGCGGGAAATCGGGTCGGATGTATTGGGATACAAAACAATCTAGGAAAAAGGACAGAACGATGACAATCGAAGTAGCGACCGAAAAAGTTGGTGCCCGCATTTACGTAGTCGGCAACACGTATGCGATCAAGGATCGCCTCAAGGGTGCCGGTTGCCACTGGGATGGCGGACGCAAGCAGTGGTGGATTGGTGCGGCGAAGGCCGACAAGATTTCAGGCATCGTCGGGCAGCTCGACGGCCAGGAAGTCAAAGAGGACTTAGCCGACAGCCCCGTCTATGGGAAAGTTGAGTACAAGGGGCGGACGTACTACGTGATCGCACAGAGCGAGCGCACGGGGAAGTTGCGGCTGACTGTCCTGGATGGCGGGATAGATTTTTGGGCGGCGGCGGATCAATGCCGCTGGGTAAAACAGTACGAGGCTCGCGAAGAGCGCGGCGCCTACGGACGCGGGACGGGTAGGTACAGTCGACAGACTCTTGGCGGCTTCCGCAATTTCATCCGGCAGCGCAAGCGTGATGAATCCGCAGTCAGTCGAGGCGAGGTTCCGGACGGCTGGTGCCGAGACATGGAAGACGGTTGCATAAAACCGAGAAGTGAATGTGACATGCCGAGCGAGTAGAACAGAGCTAAATATCACGATGAGCCCGGTTTATCCCGGGCTTTTTTCGTTTGTCGGCGACACACTTCTCGTGGAATTCGGTCGGTAGTGACAGGAAGTTACATCAGCAAACCAAGTCCAAGGAGCCGAGTAAATGAGTCACTTCAGCGTGATGGTAGTCACCGACGAGCAGCCGACATACGAGAGTTTGACTGCTCTGTTGCAGCCATGGCATGAGTTCGAATGTACGGGCACCGATGACGAGTACGTGCAGGATATCGACGAAACCGAGGAAACGCGAAAAGAGTTCGAGACGTTGAAAGTCGTCCGGTATCGGGATAGCGAAGGCGAGTATCATCTGCCCAGCGACGAGCGATTCTTTCGTGACCCGACGCACGAGGAGCTGGTAACGATCGGACCGATCGCCGGGACCGGCTGGGGAAATGGCATGCACTGGCGGTCGGACGACTGGAACGACGGAAAGGGATATCGCGCCAAGGTGCAGTTCGTTCCGGATGGGTACGAGGAAGTGGAATTGCCAGCCGCAGAGGTAGGTAGTTTCTTGGACTTCGCGAAGAGCCAGAGCGAGGTGGCGTACTTTGGCGAGAAGCTGAACGAGAAGCACAAGTTTGGGTACGCGATGGTGGATCTCGGGCAAGTGGTCAAGATCGTCCGCAGAACGAACCCAAATAAACGGTGGGACTGGTGGACTGTAGGCGGACGTTATGAAGGCAGGCTTGAGATTCTGGGAACGAAAGTAGACCAGGCTCGCGTTGGCGACATGGATCGCCAAGCGATGAAGCAGGCAAACGTCGATAAAAGGCGCGAGTGGGTGGTCGAGTGCATGAAGCGGGCTGAGCTAAACGAGCAAGAGTTCGAGATTGCCATCGTGCAGAACCGTGAGGCTTATGCCGCGTGGCTATTGTTGCCGCCCGATGAGCGACCGCGAGGAGGTGTGTATTACGAGTGGGCGTCGGTGCGATGGCCGCTTGGGGCAAGGGCTGGCCAGGCGAATTTTGAATTGCCAGAAGTTCCAGAAGGCATGCTGGTCGGTCAGTGGATAGAGTCCGCACCGTCGCTGAGCGCTTGGGCCGTCGTGATGGACGGCAAGTGGTACGAGAAGGGGACGATGGGATGGTGGGGCATGGCTTCCAACGAGCAGAACGAATGGGATGGAGAGTTCGGCAAGTTGGTTGCATCGCTCCGTGGCGATCAGTGGGTAACAATCGTCGATTGTCATATCTAAATTGCGCGACACATTGTCCGAGTAATTCGGTCGTTACATCAGGGACTTAACGTGCGACCAAAACTTGTTCGGGAGGGACAGAGCGATGCAGATATCAATGACGGACACCAACAGGACCATGTTGATTGACGGAGTTCGGTGCCGTCGCTGGTTGGGCGCCACTGCGGGTGGTACCGGGTGCAATATATTCGTCCATCACATTGAGCCGGTTTTCGAAAAGGACGCGGCAGTTTTTGAGCAGGAGTGCAAGGAGAAGATGTCGGACGCGATGGAGCCGGTACTGATGACCCTGTCGGGACTCTTTCTCAAGCCGGTGCAGGACGACACGTGGGAAGTGTTTAAGCAGACGTGCTTGTTTCGCGGAGGGAATCTCGATGGGCGAACCTGCGACGTGACATTCATCAGGCCGTTCTCGGCGGGCTGTCGCGTCCGTGTGTTCGACGAGGACTACCAAGTGCAGCCGGGGCCAATCGCTACGGTTGTGGAAAAGACGCAAGAGCCAATAGTCAGCGGGTGCCTAGTGTTGGTGCCCGCATCGACGGGTAAAGAAACCGAAGTATCCGAAGTTTCCAAGGAGTAATCATGTCAAGTCAGTGTTTAGTGGAGGGCCTTCTAGCCGTCGAAACGTTGATGGCTAACAGTACCGGTGTGGCTGGGCTGCACCTCAATGGCGACATCGCGCCGTGGGATGAACTGCGAACTGGCGGCAGGTTCGAAGAGTGGCTCGAGGGCTTGGATGATGCGTTGGAAGCCGCGAAAGACGGCAATCAACCGGTGACGGGAACGTGGCTTGCGTCATGGTGCAAGTGTTCGACGCTCGCGATGGAGGTGAATGATCATTGTTACTTCTTTATCTTTTACCGTACCGGAGACCGTCGCGGACAGTGGTGGATGTTCAGAAAAGAGTTAGTCGGCGCCAGTATCAAGTTGTGCAGGGTGCAGACTCGGCGCGACGTACTGGACATGCTCCGCATTCTGGAAGTCGATCCGGCCGTTTGGCCAAAGGAGCAATCATGTCAGAGCACATAGACGCACTGGTGGGTATCGCCGCCGATGCCGCATCGAGAGCCGCCGCTGATTTCATTCGCTTGAACGGCCTGAAGGTGCCGGACTACGACGTAGCCAGTCAGTGCTTGCGGGCCGAAGTCAAACTGGCTTTGCCGCAGGCATTGCAGGACGCCAAGGAAGCGATGGAATGCCATATGTCGCACGTAGCTCAGGCGACGTTCCGCGCGTCGATGGCCGAGGCGGGTATTAAAGCTGCCAAGGAATTCGGGGTAGCTGGATGACTCACTGGTGCCCGGAATGTGGCGATAGGCCGATGAAGCCGGTATCTCGGAAGAAGGCTAAGCGATGACTCAGTTCAACGCCCTCTTCCGAATCGGCAAGGATCGGCAGTTAACAGCTCGGATTGTCCGCATCTACTCCGAAGGCTGGGACAACAATCTCGGAGCATGGACGGAAGAAGTCACGGAAGTATTCGACGAGCTGTGCCGGTTTTACGGAGATGATCCAGGAGCATGCCGTATCGTCGGAGACGCGCGCTGGCTGTGGATGCGGTTCAGCCGGAACATGGTCGCGACGGTTAAGGCCGAGCAGTTCAACGGGTCGAAGCAGGTAACGATGGTTCGCGTGCATCGAAAAAACACGCCAGGAATGAAACGCAAGAAAGGTGGGTAATAAATTGGCTGACATACCGGTCGATCGTCGGATTGAGATACTCGACTCGTTGGGCTCAACGAAGTGCGAGGGCTGCGGGAAAGCCAAGCAAAGCATGAAGAGTCATTGTCGGGCATGTTACTTCCGGCTACCGAAGGACCTGCAGCGCAAGCTATACGAGCGGTTCGGCAGCGGCTACGAAGAGGCGTTCGAAGAGTCACTAGCGTATTTGAAGACTAAGAAAGGGGATTTATCGTGATCAAAGCAAACGAACTAGCTTCCGCTGAGAGCTGCCTGAACAAGGCAGCCGATGACGAGCCTATTTTCGTGCTCCGGGCGAAGGACCGGATCGCACCCAAGATCGTGCGCACGTGGGCACTCGAAGCGCACGGAATCCACGACGAAGAAAAATGCCGCGCAGCATCCGAACTGGCGCACGACATGGAACGCTGGCGTCTCGACAACGTCACGGACTCCGAGCCGCCGTATACCGTAGAGGAAGCCAAGCGTTGGGCCGAGGAGAACGGCCAGAGGCTGGATAAGGAGCGGCTCGAGTGCGAAGACCCGAGCGTGCTCAAGGTCGCCGAGATGATGCCGGACCGATCGAAGTCCCTGTGGGATTCCGGGGAATGGCTATCGGAGAGGCTGTTCGATCACGGTGCGACGGAAGAGCAGGCCGCGAGCATCTGCATGGCGCAGGGTCAAAGATCGTTCATGGGCGACCCGTGGCAGGCTGCGGTCGACTACGCCAATGAGTTCGCCACCACTGGCGATACGGTGGAAAAGGGCGGCATTGCTCTGGCGTTTAAGGTTCACTCGGAGTTGTTAAGCGATGAGTAAATTTGCAGACATGATATGTCAAAACCATTCGCACGAGATCGCCTGCCAGTGCGGTCGCGCGTGGTTGACTCATAACTCGGTACGCTACGAACTAAAGTCAAACAGGGGAGTGAGTGGTATGCACTGGACAGACGAAGAGTTTATTAAGTTGGCAGAGAAGGGTTACAAATACGGCTTTTTGAAGCACAGTGGCAAAACGGCGATCGATTCATCATCGGCAGATTTTAAGGGCGCTAACAGCCTAAACGATGTAGCAGATTTAGCGGGCGGCGCAACTGATCGTTTTGGATCGTTCGATGGCGCGAGGATATTCTATGGACTATCGCCTGCTGAATCTTGCCAGGGAATGCCGCCGCATCATCATTACATGGCGTTCATTTTTCCGAAGGGTGACAGCGAAGAGAAGCCTCAATGGTGGGTGCTTGGCTACGTTGTCGAATTATGGAGGTATGGAAAGCCATGACGCTCACGCAAAAACTTTCTGAATAATCACCGTTTCGGCGACACATTCCGGCGGTAATCCAGTCGGTACTGTGGAGACGAAAACAACTCACGGCCTTACCAGCCGGGAATAAAACCTCAAGCCAGGAGAGTAAAGATGAGCCAGCAATTAACTATGACCGAGGAAGACCGCCGCGACTATGAGCGCGAGGTCGTACAGGCCGCGTCGGGAATCGCGATTGCCAATGTAGCCGACGTTATCGGGGCGCTGATCGAGCAATTGGAGTCGCTGAAAAGCCGGCTCGGCGGATCAAGCGGCAAGGTAACGGCAGCCGACCGCAAGCATGCTCGTGACTTGGCCGGTTACGTGGTCGAGTCGATCGAGAACGATCTGCCGGTAAACTGCCGCGAGCTAGTTGCCGCCGAGTGCGATCCAGAGCGGATGCTGGAGACCGAGAGCGCGGTTGAGTTGGTGGAAAGTGCGGTACTGGATAGTTTGAAGGGACTTCGTCAATGAAAACCGAAACAACGGCAACTGTCGACGGAGACGAACTGGATATTGACCGGGAATGGCTGAGCGGATGGGCGAAGAAGGATCCCAACACGTGGTCGATTCCGGGAACGGACCTGTTTCTCTACTGGAATGTGTCTGGTCTACGGAGGTACTGGTGGTCGCTTCACCGCGTCATGGAGGACGGCGAAGAGATTGATTTCTGTTGCGTCACGACGCGCGGCGAATTGCGGCGGACGCTCAATGTATTCTCCCGCGCTGAAACGGGAGAGGATTATCCACACTGGCCTGAGGAGTAGGATCGTGGCAAAGTTAGACGACGTATTTAAGTTGATGTCGAGTAGCAATCTGGATCTGAGTACGCACATAGGGTTCCGGCTCGGCAAAACGCTTGTAAGGCCAGACGTAGTTGACCTGAAGGTCGAGGGGTATAGTCCGAAGTCGATCATGATCACGGTCAGTGACGAGTACGTCGAGAGTTTGGTCCAGCGGCGGATGAAAGAGATGTTCGGCGCGATGGTCGACAAGGTATTTGAAAAGACGGAGGTGGCAAGTGGATAAAGAACTGCGGCGGGTGATCATAATGCGTGGCGTGCCGGGCAGTGGAAAGTCAACCATGGTGGCCGATCTCGCGAAATGGCTTGTCCATGAAGGTGATTCGTGCGCTGTGTGCAGCGCCGACGATTACTTCATGGTGCGAGAGGAACCGAGCGGTCCGTTGGTGTACCGCTTCAACCCGGCCAAGATCGCCGAAGCGCATGCGGCGTGTATGTCGAAGTTCCTTGAGTCGCTGAGCGCCGGCGTCAATTTGGTCATCGTCGACAATACGAACATCCGCGAATGGGAGTACCGGAACTACGTTCTGGCGGCAAGGCTGGCACGGTACGAAGTGTCATTCCGCGAGTGCAAGGTGGAAACGGTTTCGGAGATCAGGGCATGCGCGGCCAGGAATACGCACGGCGTACCGCTGGAGATCATTGCCCGAATGGCAGTCGAATACGAATAAGGAGACAGTAGGTGGATAATCAACCCAAGACATTCCGAGAGATACTAAAGAAGCCATCGGCAGCCGTCAGGGCGATGGTGGATGGGCTGCGAGAGATACCGGGGGAGACGTTCCGGGTCCGCATGGAGTCCTTCGGGTATTCTATCGGTGGCGTCTGCTATGGCTGCGCCGCTACATGCGCGGTGCAGCAGGCGACCGGAAAGAGGTTCCTCCCGGACCAGATAGGTAAGCTGACTGTAACGTCGATCATGCTCGACATTGAAGTGATGGACATGGGAAGATTCGAGTGGGTTATCGATAGCCTTCGGAAGGGCCAGTTTGTTCATCTTGCCAATTACTTCGGCGTACCGCACGAGAGTCTCTGTCGTTGCGCCTTGGATCGTGATGCGTTACCGGAACTCACGAACGACAACTATCTTGAGCGCCTCCCCGCCTACGAAGCGTTCGCCGATCGACTTGAAGCGGCGGGCTACTGAGCATGAAACAGTACACGGTGATAGGTTTCTATGACGACACGGGCCTGAAGTACCTTCGTCATCACCGCGCCGAGTCACCGCTTAAAGCGGCGGAAGCGGCCGCGCGAGTCGACGGGGGTCTGATCATCGCGGCGGTCATTGCCGGCAAGCGTGAGGACCTAATGACGACCGGCGATTACATTGATTCCGGCGAAGAACTGCTTGACATGGAGATGGCGTGAAATGATACGGAGATATCCCGGTAGGTGGCAGGTTGGCAGGTGGAACGCGGTATTCGGTTTTGAGCGATCGCACTTGCACGGTGCCGGATGGTGGCGGTTCAGCCTGGGGCTGTTTCGGCTGCATACGCTACCACCGCAGGGCGAGTACGTAACGCGGAAGTTCTATCGTGGATTCAGGTTTCGGGTCGCGTTCTTCCTGCCGATCGACGTAGAGCAGTGGCGATAATCGTCCGCTAGAAAGTGCGGACGCGGATTGAAACATTTAGTCAATTGAAATCATACGAAAGGACTACTGATGGTTGGTTTGTTTTTCATGTCTCAGACGACAAGGTTTGCTCGCGTACTTGCCGGAGACGAAGACCCGTCGATTCACATTTTCGAGTCGGAGGAAGCGGCGAACGAGTGGTTACTGGAGAAACTGATTGCGGCTGAGGTGGTAGACGGCAGAGGCCTCGGGTATTGGTTCGAGGGCTTGCACTTCGACACGCCGGAAGAGCTGCTTGAAGCCATCCGCAACGACCTGGAGGATCAGGAATTCATGCACATTTACCCTGCGGTGGACCATCGGTAGCGGTATGGCGATAGCGAGGCATTCCACCGCTGAACTGCGCGGGCTGCTCAAGGCGCGCTACGCATCGGATATCCGCCGAGGACCAGAGCGGTGGGCGTTCATCGAAGAAGTGCGCAATGCGGCAGGGTTCGAGGCCAACCGTTCGTGCGATGCGATCGCCATGGGGCTGTGGCCGAGCCGGGGCCTGCATTTGCACGGTCACGAGATCAAAGCGAGCCGGTCCGACTGGCTAAAGGAACTGCAAGACCCGGATAAGAGCGAAGCATTCGCCAAGCATTGTCACTACTGGTGGATATGTGCCGGCCGAGGACTGGTCAAGCTCGAGGAGCTACCCGCGACATGGGGACTGCTCGAGCCGGGCGGAGTGGGCCTGAAGGTCCGCCGACCAGCTACGGCGATGGAACCGCAGCCGCTGACCTACGGTTTTCTGGCCTGTTTACTTCGGCGGAGTCTCCAGCAGGACGAGGTACAAAAGGCAGTGCGCGAGGCGCACGCAAAGGGAGTCGCATCGGCGAAGGATCGGTTCGATAAGGAGGTCGAGAAGCGGGTGGAGTGGCAGTTAAAGGGGGAGGTGCGGGCTGGGCGGGAGGCTATTGAAGCAATCGCGAAGTTCAAGAAAGAGAGCGGATTGGATATCTGCCGATGGACGAGCGGCGATATTGGCAAGGCGGTCCGGGCCGTTCAGGAGATC